GCTTTGTAGGTTGCAACGATAAGTTTATCATTATGAGCACTAATATATTTTCTATTTCTCCAATAACTACATTCTATCGTTACCCACGCTGTGCCTTGAGCTATTTCACAAGGAATTATATGTACCCATATGTCTTTTATGCTAGATATCTTCTCCACTACTGGCATTAGCCAATTCCATGAAGAAGTGTATTCACATCTATTAGGATTACTAAAATTGTTTCCATCGGGAAACCAATACAGTCCATACTTGCCTGACTTAGCACCCATGAATTTTGCTATTAGCATGTTATCTTCCATTATTCCTCCTAAAAATTCCAATCTTTTTTTCTGGTTACTATTTTAACCTTATCGCCTAAGTAAAGACACTTTTGGGCAAGAAGTGTGTAAAGGTCGGATTCTATATCATAGATATTTGTATAAGTCTTTGTTTTCATTCTGCCGAAGTTGTAGTGAATAGTCCAATTGCCTGTCGATATTTTACTATCTCTCACTATGTTTATACCTTCGCAATACACAAAATCAAGAAGGTTTGTATAGTCCTCTTTTACCCAAGTACCCATATTATTCCATTTTACATTTATAACGGCAGACTCTAAAATTTTAATAATTTTTTTTGTTAATCTCATTATGACCTCTCCTATTTAGACCTTACTGAGTGTATCGCAGATGTTCCCGTATTTATCATACGAAAAACCTCTTCCCAATCTTGCTCAGATGCGACCCATTCAATATCTATTACACTGTGTTTAAATTGCCAGTTATTTAAAGAGAATCTTCTTCCTGACATAGAGTAATCTCCATCGTCATTCTTTCTAAAGATTATACCTCCTTTATTATTACACATACAAGAGATTGTTAAAATTTCAACTACTCTAGGGTCTTTCTTTACTTTTAATATTGGAGGGTTGTGCCTTAAAAATGCATAGTCTTCTTTCATATAACCTCCTTTTACATAAAATCTTTTTCTTCAAATTCTTTTTCCCACCATATATCTTTTACAGCACCATTAGTAACTCTTTCCAATATGCCTCCTATTCGTCTTGATGGTAATTCTCCATTTTCAATTTGAGAAAGTTTTGTTATTGATACTTTTGTAAGTAATTCTAGTTGCCTAATTGGCATTTTTTGTCTATCTCTCCATAGTCTTAGGATTTCTCCTACAAATAATTCTTCTGAAAGAGAAGGGGTTAGCCAATCGTTAGCCGCCAAAACCATTCTATACTTTCCTTCAATAGCTAATTCTTTCGATAAAAAGAATAGGATTTTTCTGTGATATGATTTTGGCTTTGTTATTCCTTGCATCCACATAGATACTGCGTTGTCACTAATACTGCTACCCATAACTTCTACTATATCTTTATATTGAACACCTGTTCTTTTTCTCCAGATTCGAAACTTTTCACTTGCTGATACTTTATACTGCATTTTTACTCCTATTTTGATTTATATTAAATTTGTTTACACTTTCAATATAATCAAAAAATATTGTATGGTCAATACAAATCTAAGTTTTAGCTTTAAATTCTTACAGTGGTAAGCAGTAATGATATAATTAAAAATATTAGTATTTTTTCTATTTGTTCTCCTTGTCAAGATTTCTGTATACTGTTGCATCAACCTTTTCAAATGCTAATACAGAATCAACTTTAAAACTTCTAAAGCTACCCTTTTCTACATCGTAAGCCATAATTTGGTTAGGGTCTGTTTTTCTTAGTTTTTTATTGGCTTTCTTTTTCGGAGTTGGTAATCTTTTTTTCAGGTAGTCAGACTTTAATGTTCCTAGCATAATTCTTACACTGCCTGCTTCATCACCTGTTTGCTTCATAAAAGCTACTTTACAAACACCTTCTCTAAGTGTTTCTTTTAGTGTTATTGCTTTTTCTTCTGAACGTGTCATAATCAATCTCCTTTTAATAATTTAAGTTTATAGTATCATTGGTACATCCGGAATGTAAGTTGAGCAAGCGGCTATATTATCATTGCCAATTCCAGTTCCAAAGATAACATTTTTATAGTTACAACCCGGATAGTCTTTTGTACAACTATTACATAGATTAACTTCATTAGTCATCCCTAGCTCTTGTATTGTTTTTATTGTGTTTATTTCTTTTATTGTAACAGTTTGTTTGTTGTACTCTTTTATAAATAGTACACAAACATTGTATATTGCAAATATTTTCTCTGTTCCAGCTAAAGTCCCACAGCCATTGCTAATAATTGATATTTTTTCTGCATTGCTGTCAACATTCCAAAACGACGCAGAATACTTCGTAAGAAACAGGGACACCTCTTTTTTATTGTAAAGAGTGTTTTCTATTTTATCTACAACTTCCATTATGATATCGTAAGCTCTCCATACAGAAAATTATGTATTAGCAAAAAATTCTCGTGTAACTTTTTAAGATTCATTATTTATCCTCCACAAAGGGATTATTACAAAGCCACTTACTAACGTTTCTCCGGTGTTGGTAAACCAATCAGTATTGTTTATGATATGATTAGCAATACCTTCGTTCTCACTGTAATTTTTAATATAGACCTTTTCATCCCAATCTCTTTCTGTAAGCTTAGAGCCGTAAGGCTGCATATTTACAGACAAAGAACAGTATTGGTCGCCATCTTCAGCAAGAAGGATAATTGCAGGATTTCCTGTATTGTAGTACATTATATCTACTGTTAGCTTCTCGCCATTAAAGGTAGTAGTCTTTCCTTTCAAGTCTAATATATTCATATTATTCCTCATTATTATGGTTAGTGATTATTTCTACTACAACTTCATACAAGCTATCAAGGTTTGTTTCTAAAAGAGCATCGTTAAGCTTAAAATTTAAGTCGCTTTTCTCGGTTATATCGAAACACTTTACTGCTACCGGCATCAGCCAGTCCCAAGACTCGTGAAACATTAGATTGTCAAAACAATTTCCGTTTGTTAGATTGTAGATTGTTTGAGATAAAACACCTTCATTATCAAACCACCCTATATTTGTTTTTTGCATGCCCATAAATTCTGCAATTAAAATATTACTCTTCGTCATAAATCTCCTCAAGGTCATCTTTTTCAATTCCGTTGATTGCAAAAGAAAACTTATTAAGAGCTTGTATAAGGCAAATTTTCTGTGATTCTTGACACGAGTTTCCCTTGAAAGGCATTTCGTCTATAACATTCTCAATCTCAGACACAAGACTTTCTAATCGTTCTTTAAATTTTCTTACCATGACAACCTCCTTTTAATATTCGCTTGGCAACATAATTACATAGTATTCTTCAGACGGCATTACAAATAAATGTACATTCTCTTTTAAATCTGTAAATGGAACATTTTGATGCACTACAACATTATAATCCCCATCGACAAGATAAAAATCAGCTCCACCCTCTTCATTAAGAATACAGTATGCTGAGTTAAATCTATCGTCAAAACTTTCTTTATAAGAACCTATAATGTCCATAAGCCAGTAAGCACTAAGCTTTTCTGCTGCTATTTTAGCACCATCAGTAAGCACAATTTTTGAAAATAATACACTAAACCTATGATATTCCATAGTTCCTATTGAAGCTTGGTCTTTAAAAAACTCTAAATCTTTGACAATGTTTTCTATGTTCTTCATATTTTTACTCTCCTAATAGATATTGACTTACTTTTAAAATCAAAACACATTTTTACCTCATCATGCCAGTAATATAAAACGCAATTATAAGGTGCTTGTTTTTTATTGCGACTACAATCAGTATTTTCACATTTCGGTAAAGGGGATATTTTTTTATATTTTTTAAACTTTGTCATAATAACTACCTTTTAATATCGTGGATTTCTATTAGTTTTAAATCGCCATACCACTTTCTTATTTCAGCATTCTCTTCTCCAGCGTTAAGAAATAAATTTTCCATTTCCTCTTGGGAGCCGTTGTATATAGTTCCTTTGTTGTCTATTATTTCCCATTTATTTTCAGTCATAACTTACCTCCGTATAGTAATCGAAATCTTTTCTTTTTGCCATATAGCAGTAATCTTCTATAAGTCCTATTCTATTTGGCAATAACTGTCTTAAAGCTGCAAGACCTAAATAAGTAAAGTTTGTTGCAAAAATAACTTCGTTGTGACGAGTATAACACAGCAATTTTTTAACAGCCTGATTTCCATTACGTGGGAAAAATTTAATAATTCTTATTGTTTCTGTTTGAGATAAAACATTTTTCATATTTCCAAATGGTATTGTAGTTCTTAGTCTATTCATCAAAAGTTTTTCCTTAATCATGCTACCTCCAGTGCTTTTATAAAATCTTTTTTAGTATATTCAACATCGTTCATAATATGACAAGGAATATTTTCTTTATCTTCGGAGGTCATAAAATACCTCAAAAACGATTTCTCACTAAAACCCCAGTCGTCAAAATTCCCTATATATAATTGATATATAAAAGAATAAAAAGATATTCTTGACAAACCTCTCACTATCGAATCGTCTCTTGAAGGCGAGTTTTTGTACAACTTTACCATCTTGTTTATCTGTAAGTAGTTTTTCATGTTGCCTCCGTTTATTCGCATGTAAATGTTGTAAGAAATTTTTCTAAATCTACTATGCATTTAAACTCTACGGTGAAGCTGAAGTCAAAGACTCCTAATAATTCTAATAAAAGATTTTCAATTAGTTCTTCATCATTTGGTAAAATAAAATCGCAAATCATCGTGCATTTTTGAGAGTCGGAATGATAAGCTTCTATCGACAAACCTCCGTTTACTTCTTCTATTTCCAGGTCCATTCCGCTATCAAAAAACATTGTTATTAAATAATCTTCATTCATAAAACTCCCTAATGCTGTTTAAATAATACCTTATTGTTAGTTTGGCAGTAAGTACAATCTTTATTGCATTTTACAGCACTGTCTGTAGTTGCAGGGCATAAGAATAGCTCATTGTCCATCGCCTGTAGCTTGTCGATATAATCTAAGCTACCGTAGTTTAAATACTTCTTTTCATCTATAGTGATATAACTATCAATAAGGTTGAAATTGTTTAGCTTAGTCAAACCAGAGAAGTCAAATTTATTTAAAACCTTAGTAAAAGCAAAAAACTTAAAGTGACTGAATTTTTTTATTATCTCTGACCAAGTATTTATATACAACTGAGAAAAGAAATCTCCAGAGCTATGAAGCCGCACAACCCTAATTTTGTTTTTCTTAAGGTCTATCTCTGAATTTAATTGCAACCCTATTAGTTTCTTGAATACCTTAGTATCACTAGCGACATCTAGGTTTAGATTCCTCCAATTCACTGTATTGCCGTACATACGTTCCGCTTTTTTTGCATAACATCCTACACAACTTGTAGAGCAAACCGAAGTAGGGAGGTCGAAAATAAACATATTATATAATTTTGTATTTCCTCTTTTCATTCTGTTTATATCTTTAAGGTTTAATGCTTCCACATACCCTCCATTTTTTTAAATCTTTATCTTCGTTGTTAATAAACTTACATTTAATCTTAGTGCTAATTGTGTACATTCTTTTACTTATTTGATAAATAGCATCTAATATGTCAACGTCTCCATACCTATTCTGAATACTACTACTTATAACGGCAGAAAATTTATTTCCAATTCCCTTTATAAGAGTATCGTTTCCTTGTCGAGTTATCAGGAACTTATTTTTTACACATCTTTTTTCAAAAGTAAAGATGATGTTTTCAGGTTTCATTTTTTCGCGTTTCATATTAATCTCCGTTATTTAAGTACACGTCCAATTTGGCAAAGAATAAAAAACATCTTCTCCATTTCCTTCTTTGTTGATTTCTGACTTGGATAATACCTGAGTCTTTTGTTCGTTACTGCACTCATCTTCCCATTCTACTGTAATCCTAGACCCATTAATTTTTGTGACATACACATCAAATTCCGAGTCGTTTTTAGTGAAGATTGGCATTCCGATTTTTAATTCTGACATTTATTGCTCCTTTTCTTTAGGGTTAAAATACACATCTTTGTAGGGATTTTGAAAATCAAAAGGCTCTATCCTTTTAACCTCAAGGGAAGAACACACTACAGCTCCAGCTCCATCAACTAGAATATGTATCCATTCTTTATCTAATTCCTCGTCTGTTACTTTAATTTGTTGGCCTTCTGACCAAGCATCTCTTTTTCCAGTGCCGTTGTAACAGCTCTCTATTTGAGTAACTCTTCCTCTGTACCCATATTTTCCGGTTTCAACATAATCTCCGAGAAAAATTTTGTTCTCTTCTTCCTCTTCAAATTTTTCTGTTGTCTCCGATAGCTCGAAGTTGCAGGCACACATATCATCTAATATATCTTGGTCAGACATGTTCATCACATAGTCGTCAAAGCTATCAAATGCAGAAGTCCAAGCAACTAAATCATTTCTTCTATAATACATATAGTCTTCTAAACAGTCTCTTTTAGAAGTTGAGTTCCTGCCTGTATGAAGATAATCTTTAGCATCAAAGTCAAAGATGTGGTAATATTTAGTTTTTGATAGTTCTTTGTCTATAAGGTAATCTTTTCTTTTTTCGTACATACAAGTTGTTTTTGGCTCTTCGTTTAACATATTTACCTCGATTATTTAATATAGCCCACTCTCTTCTATTTCAAAAATACACTCAGCCATAATCATACAAGTATCTGTTCCGTATGTTTTTGCCAATTCATCAATATTAGGATTGTAAGCACTTGTACAGTCATCTATTTGCTTTATAGTATATTCTTCTAGGTTGATTTCAGCTTCAATCCAAAAATCTTTAAATCCAAAAACTCCTTTCTTAAAATCAAAATCATCAACAATTCTGCTTCCATTAGCGTATTCCTCAAACTCTTTATGGTATGTGCGCCTATCAAACTCTTTGTATAAGAATTTATATGTTGACAATCTTTTACAATATTGCAAATTATCTGCATCCGTACAATGCCATACTGGTTCGATATCTTCAAAATCGTACCATAGTTCAGTAATCAATATATTGTTGTCTCTATCTTTTAAATAATACAATGTAAAATCGCAAAGCATGGTTTCCGTGCTTGCTGTTCCATTTAGTTGAAAATCAGACTTATCGCATTTGTCAAAGTCATCTTTATCATGAACAACCGTATTGAATAATGATTTGATTTTTGTACTGAAGTAGTCATAAGTAGTTCTAATTCCTACAAGGTTATTGAGTTTATTTACCAAGTTTTGTTGTTCTTTATTTAGTTTCATAATTATTCTCCTCTATTGAAAATCCTGACTCGTCTATTTTAAATTTTCCAAGTTCTAAGGAGTAATCTTCATCATCAAAATCTCCGGTGTTCAGCACTCCTTTCCCTTCACAGAGTTCGCAGGTATCTTGAGTTTCTCTGTAGTCAGGTTCTTTTGGGTCTCCATTTGCGTGGCAACCGTACGAACTATGATGCAAGTATTCTCCATAAACCTGTCCGTCTTCACAGTCTTCATTAGTGCAATCTATTTCTCTATCGTTTGATAATGCTATTGACAGTATTCCTGCTCCTAAATCGTAAACAGCGAGTTTAACTGGTTCGTTTTCATCGCTTACAGCAAGTAGTTGTTCTTTAAGTTCTTTAATTGTTAGCATCTTCAAAATCCTCCAATGTTTGATTGGTGTAGTCTAATACTGTGAAATCTATTATATTGATACTCTTACAATTAGGACATTTCGTATCATTATAAAATACTATAGTTTCGCAGTCCATACAAGCTCTAATATAGGGCATTCCGTTTTCCCAAAATATATTTTGAGTAATCATAGCAAGCCTCCGTTATTATTCTGAAAATAAGTGAAAGGTTAGTATTTTAAGTCCAATCAATTCTACGGTCATATTCCATATAAGCTGTATTATTAAACCAACAAAAAATAAAAACATAAAAATTGGTACAAGCAGAAATGTTGATATAATATAAATGAGTATCATTAAAAAAATCAGTGCAACTAATGCGTTCATAATTCTCCTTATTTAATATATTTTATCGTTTGTATATTATCAAAATATACTAATGGACTCTCTATGTTTACTGCATAAGCAAGTAAAACAGTATTGTCTAAAAATGTTATTTTAACTTTTCTTAAGATACCGGAAAAGTTAAACTTATACCCTTTATAAGGAACTTGTTTGTCAAATAATGTGTTCTCCTGTAACCCTTTAAATATCAAATCTTTATCCGTTTGAGTTAGAACTTTTTTTTTTACAAGAGTGTACCATACGCACTTAGGAATTCTTGGAGGAGCGAATTCTGTAAACTTTATAATATTTTTTGGCATAATTTCTCCTAACTAATTTACTGGTCGGCATCAAGTAATTGGTTTTTTTGTTTCCCTTATCTCCCACCCTTCGTATTTCATAGCCCAATTTGCTGACTGAGATTGGCTTTGTTGCAATTTAAGGCAACACTTGAAGTGGCTGCCCTCAAAAACAAATCTATCGTTTTGATATAGAAAATAAGTCTGTTCTTGTTCGTTTTCTTTTTTAATAGGTCTGTTTTCCATTATGCTTCTCCATCAATGAATAACTTCGAATTAAAACTTAAAACTTGATAGTGTTTGTCTAATTTTCTCAAAGCTGAAAGTTTTTGAATTATTTGATTTTTAAGCACTAGAGCTTCATCGTATTTCTCGTTCCATCTCGTGCTTTGTAGTTCTTTATGTACGGTCTCAAGAGTAAATGATTGGTACTCGATATAAGTATGGGTTCTTAATCCGGAATCTTCCTCTATCTTTTTACCTGTAAACTCAAAATGTTCGTAAGGAATATAAATAACAAATTTTTCTTCTCTTAAATAATCGATTCTTTCTTTGATTATAAAAGTTTTCCCATCAAGTTTAACTTTTGTTCTTGATATTATTTTCGGGACTTCTAATGTGTTGTGCTGATTAAAAGCACCACCAAACCACCTTACACTAAATAGAACATTTTGTTCTTTTTGAGAATAAAGGCTTATGTGATAAATTTCTTTGTCTCCAAAGAAGAATGGATTGTGCGAGTTAACTTTTCTTGCTAAGACGGAGTTTTCTTTCTTCATCTATTATCTCCAAATATTCTTTAAAGGTTGTTGGCTTATTTGGAACATACGTGTCTTTATCGTAGTTTAATATAAAAACACATCCAGAGGTTATTACCTTGTAGTTGCTAGAAGTAGTGTTTATTACACTGTTTAGCCCATTCCAATAACAAGCTACCCTCGAATATTCTCCGTTAGGATAATCACCTTTTACTAAGAATAATCCCGAGTCTAAGAATTCCTCTATATTGTCTATTAGTACCTTCATAAACACCTCTTAAATTTCAGATTTTTTTACAAATTGACCATGCATAAATATATGGCTTTCATCAGGATATCCTTCTTCATCAATGGATAGCCCACAATAGTCTAGTATTTGTTCTTGTTGTGATAATGTCAGTTCTTTTGGTAGTTTTGTTAATTCAAAAGTCTTAACTACTCTTCCTGCTCCACCACAATCTTCAGACACTGCAATTAAATTCCTTGTTCCGTTAAAATAAATATTGTACACTCTTAAGTCTACATCTTCTATTCCTAACTCTATATCTTCTAGTATTATATTGTAGTTCATACATTACCTCTTGTTTAATTGCCATTCATTATATCCAACATTAAAAGCTATTGGGTCATGTTTTCTTACAGCTTTACCATATTCTTGTAACCACATAGCTGACATTCTAATAACACCACCTATAATCCATTCATCTGAGCCTTGTGGTGGAGATAGCTCGTTAAGAAACTTTTCATATTCTTTTTTAGTGTATTTCAAGATTACCTCCATTTTCTTTTTTCCAAGAGGAGAACTCTTTATCAAAATCTCTCCCATCTTCTTTAAATATTTTTTTTGTTTGTTCTATTATGTTTTGTTCTTGTTTTTGTTTTGCTATTCTTCGTGTCATTAGTTCAGGATTTGAAATTTCAGCTCTCATTTGTTCCTCTGAGATTCCTGTCATTTCAAATAATGTTTTCTCTATTGTATTAAGAGTTTTTTGTTTTTTCTCACTTTCTAACCTATTAAGCAGTCTTTTAAGTCTCCATACTTCACAAGCTGATACAAGGATTGACCCTTTGCTGTCATTTGCCTTATCATATTCCCCATCAATGTAATATGTGTTATTTGCAGTTATTGATGTAAGCATACAATACTTATCTGCTGAAGTCCAATTTAAAGGAGTTTCTAAAAAATAAGTAACATCCTCTTCTAGGAAGGGTAATATTTTAGCAACTAATTCTTGTTTTTCATTCATCTTTATCTCCGATAAGGTCTAATTCAAATTTATTAACATTGTCGTATAAAGAGTTTCCTTCTTCATCCAACACTTCTATAGTGGGTTGGTTATGATTTTCTGAAGGACTTAATGTTTCTACTGTTTCAAATAGTATCTCAGAGCTGTTTACGGTTTCACAATCAACAGCAATTAACACTGCTTCTTCGTTTGAGTCGGCTGAAACCCTTACGGTATCTCTTTCCCATATTGTCACTTTTCTATCAACAAAGATGGTGTGTATTTTTTTCCAAACTGGTTGGAACAAGCTCGGACCGATAATACAAGGAAGCTCTTTGTTGTTTTTGTCGTTAGTAAGACAACCATCTTCAAGACTTTTGTTTTTATAGCATTCGTTGCAGTGCCACTTATATCCACTTTGACAACCCATTTTCTCTCCTTTATTTAGGCTCTATGTCTGCTAAATACTCATCTGTTTCACATATAGGGCATCCATTTCCAAATCCATCTTTATCTTTAAATGGTACCAAATCTTCTTCTTCGCCTCGGAATTCGCAATTACAACATTTAACGGTGTAATTAACGGTACTACAGTATTCATCAAGATAAAAGTCTATAGTATCCCAGGTAATTCCGTATTCACTATCAGCTTTTCTAATCATCGTATGTAGTGCTTCTTCAAATTTTGACTCATCGTATACATCTTCCCATAATACTTTTGAACCTGATAACCTGTCTATGGCTCTACTTTTGAAGTCTTCAGTACTCCATCCTAAATCCATAATTCCATTTCTACGGTCGTCAATAAGTCTAACTTCTTCTTCAGTGAGCGTTAGTTTTGTCAATGCGTCGTACATTCCCCATCCTTGGGCTTGTTCCTTGCTATTACCACCTTTGATTAGTTCATCAGCACATTCTTTAACATATGCAATCTTTTCGGTTAAACTACTCATTTGCCACCTCGACATAATTTAATGGTTTATTTAATTTCTATTGTATAGCTTGTTATTACGAAGTCTGCATCATCATCTTCGTTGCTATTTTTTAAATCTTCCTCACTTAGCCCATAAAAGAAAAAATCATCATCGTGATATCCTTCTGGAGTATGGTCATATTCAGCTATGAGCATATCATTAAACTCGAAGCCATCGTCTTTAAAATAACCGTCTACTTTAAATATTTTCATTTTGTTCTCCTAAGGCTCTTTCTGCAAAACTCTCTACAATAGGATGTTCTCCATATGTTGACAACGAGTTCATTGCAGTATTAAGTGCTGCAGTTAATAACAATTCCTTTTTATTGGGATTGTATTCTTTATATTTCCTATGTGTTACTTTCCACATTGCAGGAGCAACATTGTATTGAAACAGCCCTATAAGATGTTTTGTTTCTTCGGTGTCTAATAAAGCAAATAATCTTTTTCTTGCTTTTTCTAAAGCATCTATATCATCTTGACTAACAATAACTTCTTTCATAATGCACCTCTTAATCTATTTCAATATATTTAGGTTTTTCTTTTCTCCAATTAAGTTTTGGCTCTAAGACTATAACATCTTCAATATTTACCTCAGAGAGCTTTCTTTCAGTGAATACATCGCTGTTATAGACATACCCATTGTCATCGTCTTCGTAAATACCATCTACAAAAGTATCCATATATGCAGTGTCATCAACAAGAACTTTATAATTATTGTCGTGATAATCCTCTAATTTTCTAGCTTCATCTTTTGTCATAATACCCCCGTTTAGTGTTGTTTAATATTATTCTAAATCCAGCAGACAGAATCGAACTGTCGATTGTGTAAAAAATTTAACCTTACACTTCCCACCAGTGGAATACTGGAACATTATTATTTTTTCATAAAATCTGTAATTAATTTCAACATTTTTTCTCTATGAAACTTAAACGCATAATACTCATTAATCTTTCCTAACAACTTTCCGAACATAAGTTTATTGTGATTTTCGCAATCATTATCCGATTCATGAAGCATTAACACCTCTCTAATAATAACATCGTCTTTCGAATCATAGAGTATTCCTGTAGTAAGGTATCCATCAAACTTAATCCCAATATAAACATTCTTGTACTGCTCAATAGGATAGTCTTGATTAAGCAGTACTTTTACTAGTTCAGTATCCCTTTTATCAATTCTGAGTAATTCTTTAGAATCCTCTATTGTAGAGGCATTCAGTTTTTTGATATAATCTTTATTCGCCTTTATCTTACTCATCAGCTCTGCACTATTCATATTTCCCTTTGTAAAAGTGATTAGTGCAGTTTCAGTACTAATCCTTTTAAGGTTAGCCATAGTCTTCTCGAATATTTTAGCCTTAGTTAGTTTTAGTGTTTCTGCCTTTATTGACTTTTCCAAGGCAATCTTTTTGTTGTTATTTACCACAAACTTTTTCAAAGAGTAAAAGTCTTTTCCAAAGTTTTCTTTCATTTTGTCTTTTAATGACATTTGAAGCTCCTTTTTTTAAATTGCAATAAAATGTTTTATATTAGGTTTATCTAGGCTATTCCTTTCCTCTTCAGTAACCTTGCCTATTAACAACCCGCCTACAAATACGAGAATATCATTTCCCTCGATTTTAGTTTGGTTGTTTTTTTTTGCGAATATAAAATCTCTATACTCACTGCTGTTTACTTCTTTCAATTCTAAAACACTGTTCGTATTCATAATACTCCCTTATTTTAGTTGGTCGGCATAATTTAACAGAGTTATCTGTTCTAATTTTGATGATAATATCCCTCTTATAGAAGCTTTCTCTATCCATACATCTTTATGAGGAAGTTTACTATATTCGTAGTATTCGTTTTTCAAATCTTCAATAGACATTTTAAGCCATTTCGCTATTGGGGCTGGTGCTTTCATCTGCAACCCCCCTACTGCATATCGCATCAAGAAAACCATGGATTTCTTCGGCAACACTACTGTAAGGTATCCACTTCATAATACTTTCAGGTAAGACCTCGACCTTGACGGCTAGCTTCCTACTAAAATCTATTTCCTGTATTTGCAAAACATCTCTACCGTCTCTGATAGAGAAATACTTTATCTCTTTGCTGATGTCAACTTCCATTATCCTTTCTCCTCTAGTTTTACAGGTACTACTGAATACCAAATTATTTCTCCAGGATTTAATTCATCTGCAACACTGAATGTTAATGTTGTGTCTGCAAACTTAATCTCTAATACTTCGTATCCGAACAATTCTTCTATCATCTTAAAATAAGTCATTTAATTCCTCCGGTAAGTTAATCCTATAACGGATACCTTTCACTAAAAGATACCCGGTATAACATTCTCTTATATTTTATCTTCTTTATTATATAATTAATTATAGTGGTGTTTCACTTATCTACCAGCTTAGTGTTACCCACGCATAAGCACCTCAATTTATAACGAACATATTGCTGTTCAATCGGAACATAGTAATTTCTCCTACTACCGCTTAGGAGCGTACTACTTGCCACGTTCGTTGTTAGTTATTAGTTTGTGTTCTGTTACTGATTTTTTAATATTTCTATCGTTATCATACAGTCCTCTCTTTACCAAAATTCAACATTGTTAGGTAGTCTTTCAACTCCTAACCATTTTCTGACAAAAGCTTTTGCATCTTTCTTGTTCATTTTAACTGGAAGTGACATTGCATATACATCACCTGGAAGCATAAAGTAACCTATCATTCTAACCTCCTTTTGTCTTCGTAAGAGTAAAAGTCAATCAATTCTTTTGTAAATATTATATGGTCAAGTATTGTGATATTTAACAGATTCCCTGCTTTGACAAGTATAGAGGTTATATTGTCATCATTAGGAGATGGTGTTGTTTCTCCTCCGGGATGATTGTGGCATATAATTATCCCGGCTGCTGAATGTATGAAAGCAGGTTTGAATACTTCTCTTGTATGTACTAATGATGCTGTTAAATGACCAATGCTAATTACTTCTGAATGTATTATTTTATTTTTACTGTTCAGATATAAGCCTATAAAATGTTCTTTGTTATCATCTGTAATTAGATTGTTTGCAGTCTTTACAAATTCTATAACATCCTTTGGTTCTCGAATGCTACTTGATTGATTAGCTTCTAATTTATCAATATATTTTAGCAATTCTTTTTTTGTCCAATTTTTCATGACCACTCCTATAATTTGATAGAACTTTTCTCCATCACTTTAGTATTTCTTTGCCCATCCGGGATACTAAGCTCTATCTATTTCAACTAACTCTCCATCTATAATAGAGAAGTTTTCACATAAATCTAAGAAACTTTCCACAACATCATCGCATAGCTTATCGAAAGATTGCACTAACTCAACTCTTTCTTGTAATTCGTACAATTCCCAACCATCAAAGTAATCTTCATCATTATCATCTATAGAAGTCATAGATGTAAAAACTTCTTTAAGTGTGCAGTTTATTCTCTCAGGCTCTCCACAAGCACCACATATATTTCCTGTATCTTCTACGGTAGTGTAGTTTTTTTGAGAACATTCGGTGCAGTGAGACTTATATTGACTGTTTCTTGAGCCTCCAGAATAAAGAACCATATATCCACCACTTCTTCCGTTAAACCCTACTTGATAAGTAAAGTCCTGTTCTTCTTCCCACTCTCTAATAATATCTCGAATGTAGTCTCCAGTTAAGTCTTCATATATTAACATATATGCCGCATCTGGAACATTTGGTATGTTATGCAACTTCACATTATGAGCATAAGATGTCATTCCGTTCCAACTACTCATAGTATCGTATCTAAAATGATTAGCAAGAAACTCTATCATCTTTACCCTACTTCTTTTATCCACTTTCAGATAAAATGGATTGCGAACAACAGTCGGCTTTGGTGGGTCGGCATAAATTATTGTATTATCCGGGACTTCTATAACTTTATAATTACTATCAAAGTTATATGGAAGACAATTACTAGTAAAACTTCCACCTGCTAATTTAATTCCTAAAGAGTTAGCTATAGTTATCGCTTTTCTTTGCGAAGTATCAAAGTCATTTATGTTTTTTATTTTAAACACTGTAAAATATTCCTCATTTAAACCAGACTTCTTGTTCTTTTTTAATTCTTTGTTATCTGCATATAAATAATCATAATGTATGTTCATATTCTTATACTCCACAACATTTTTTGTATTTCTTGCCACTACTACAAGGACAAGGTTCATTCCTGCCGATTGCTTTTTCAACAGCTCTAGGAGAAACTTTGCTTCTTATTGGATAGTTATTAGATTTGTACTTCTCAGTATTGTATTCCCTCACAATATCTTTTAGTAAAATATTTAAAGGAACACTCTCACCAATAACGGCAACTTCTTTAGGTCTTTCCATTTACTACCTCATTTTTACACAATCTTTTAAAAAGACTCTCAATTCTCCATACTTGAAATATCTACCAAAGTTATCTGCTGATAGATAAATATCAAGCCAATCGGAAAGAGTATGACCGTCTTTTACTTTTATTTGAGTTCCAAGACTATTCATCTGAATGTCTAATTGATTGACAGAGTTTATCGCGTAATAACCTTGGCGTTCAAAACCTTCAAAAGCAACATATTCAGAAATACTATCAGCCCAATCAGTAAACTCTTGACCTAATTCGTCAAAAGATTTATTTACTGAAGGAGGGTATTTGCTTTCCAATACTTTGCTTAATCCATTTGCGTTATTCCATATGGAAGATATTTTCTCTATTGCAATTTCAATATCTTCTATATGTGCTACGACTTTCATTAGAATCTGTTGTTTATCGTTCATAATCACAACTCCTTTCTATCATACTTACTAATCCAAAGCTCTGAAGCTGATACTAAATCCTCATCATTCCAGATGCTTTCAAAATGTTTTGTAAGCTCCGAAAATGTTTCATCCATTGGCTTCTCTACAATATCCATTATCTTTGAAACAACAGGCATAATGAATGCCCATCCTGATTTATTCCTGTCAAAGCCGTAAAAATCTTCCTCATCTTCTTTTATGACCATAAAATTTTCTATTAAAGCAGACATAATCAATTCCTTTATTTATCAAAGAAACTATTTCTCCAAACTTTTTCTCCAAGTCTTTTGAAATTTTCTTTATTCAACATTATAAACTCATAAGCCTTCTTTAATGAGTTATATGAATTTTCATTACAATTAAACCCAACGGTATTCATTTCTCCATACCATACATCAATAATATTTTCTCTATCAGCACCAAATTCTAATAGTTGCTCCTCAGAAAGTTGAATATCAATATATACGGAATTATGAGGTTTTTTCATAAAACTATAAGGAACAACCTCAGTTAGATACACAGGTATTCCCTCTATAAAGTAAATTTCTCTATTAGAATTTCTGTTAATAAAGAGATTTTCTATTGTCTGGGACTCGTGCCATTCTTCAAACTTTAACATAGCTAACTCCTTATAATTTCTAGGTTTTCAAGTTTCCCTGCTATTGACTTTCTTAGTAAAGTCTTGTTTGGAGCATACATTTCTTCCCAATGTCCATATAGCCTTCTTACTCTATATAGTTTTAAGAATGGCTTGTAGTTATATTCAAACCCTGCTGCTTTATACACACCTTGTCTTTTTAAATTCTCTAATCCATACGAGAATTTACTACTGTACTTATCTTTTAAAAAGGCTACAGCTTCTTCCTTAGTCTCGGAAGTTATTCCTGCATCACCTAAGACATTTTCGTTTATTTTTTTTCTTTCTATTTTAAATTTCATAAACATTCTCCAATAGGACAATTCTGTCTATTTTTTCCGAGCAAGCTGTCCTTAATAATTTTCTACTCGGAGCATACATTTCAGTCCAAGTATCATACGTTTTAACAAGATATAGTTTTAGGAATGGCTTATATATATATTCAAAGCCGCTAACACGATATGCACCAAATTGTTTCAAACGGTCTATTCCAAAATTAAAAGGGTCGGCATATTTCTCTGCTAAAAATATTGCTACTGTTCCAGGTGTATCATCAGTTTTTGAGAATACACTCCCATCAATATTGTTGTTGATTTTTATTCTATCTAGCATAACAATTTCTCCTATTTAAAATCTTTGCCCATTGTCTTTCTTGTAGTTTTCATACTTTCTTCTTCGTGTACACTAAATGTATACTCATTCAAAAAAACATATCTTATAGGATGTGCTACAATACTCAAGAAGTATACCTCTCCACTTATTAGGTCGTTGATAGCTACACTATTCACAGTGTTGGCTTGTGGATTATGTGCATTTCCATACACATAGTTAATTAGTTTTCTGTTAACAAACTTTTTAGCTTCACTATATGTACTAAAAACTTTTGGGGTGAATTCCAATTCTGTCAATTTCGCTGAAGATAAACTCCAAAGAGTTTCTGAAGCCCAATTTAAGGCTTGACAATTATCTTCTTTATCAAATCTTTGTATGTAAAAATCATTTGACACAGAAACCGTATATCGGTTTTCTTTCCTGATGTCAACCAATTTATTCTCTATAATATATTCATCCTCAAGTCTAGAAAACTCTCCCGTCAACTCTTCGTATCTTGAGTAAGTAACAGCGAAGTCTGTTTTGCCATCTTCATTCTCAACAACCAAATCAAAAGCATCATTGAGAAGTTTCCTTACTTGACTTTTTGCTAAACATCCTGAAGCAACTACCATGTTTCCATCCATGGCAATTACTCCCATTTCATTACTAGCTAATTCATTAAATGCTAAGCTGTAATGATTTCCTGGAGCAAACTTTTTCTTATACATTTCCCAATTCCCCTATAATTTTATCAGCCTTATCTACAGCAGATATTAAAGTTTCCATTCTCATCCCAAGAGCCTTTCCTCTTGACCAAGATTTAACATATAGCTCAGCATTCGTATCTAAGCCAATACTTTTCATCATTACAAAAGCAAATGAGTGAGCTTCAGTTTCCTTTAGCTCTGAAGTTAAGTCTTGCCTGTCTTTACCAAAGTGCATAAGGTAATGACCTAATTCGTGCAATAAGACAGGAATCTTACTCTCTACATTAGCATTCGAGTTAACTACTAACTTTTCTCCATCTGTCCAACCACCTCTTGCTAGTACATCAGGTTTTTCTTCGACCGTAATGTTTTTAGCTTTTAGAGAAGCTCTTAACTTGGCATAGAGGTCGGCATAATTTATCGTATCTTTACCGAATACCCTCAGCGTGCCATTTGCAGGTAATTCATCGCCTTCTGTGTTCTGTATATCATACACAGTTACAGCCTTAAAGATAGAATATGTATACTCTTTTTTAAGAGCATCTAATTCTTCTTTACTCATTGATAAAGTTGTTGCTTTTTTTAGCCCATCCCAATTGATTTTCGTCATTGGAGACAATATCTTCAACCCAACACCTTTCCCACTAACAAATCTACCAAGTGCTTTCCACTTACTAAATGGTGCGAGTTGCGAAATCTCAACCTTACCCATATTCTGGGTCATAGCTAATAATATATTATATAGGGAATAAGAGTGAAAACCTTTCACAATCCCTTTCTTTATCCACATCGCATTTGCAATAGTTTCTGGAGTTACCTTAGCAACTCTTTCTTTTAGTTCTGCAATTGCTTTTTTCGTTTCTTCGGCATATTGCTTTTTATTAAAATTTTTCTTCTTCCAACCCATTTTTAACCCCCGTTAAAATTTATAATTCGTTTAAAAAACCAACCTCAATAGCGAACATTGTATCATTTTTCGTCATAGCTTCATTTATTTGTCCATCTGTTTCAATCATACTTTCTGAGCCATCTTCGTGCAACTCAAAAAGCTCGAAAAGTTCTTCATCAAAAATAATTTGAGCTTCTCTAGCGGGCACTACTTTCCATATAAATTTATCCGTAATAATAGGTCTTGCTCTTTCCGTAATAATACCTGAAGACATATAAATCTCCCTTCTTTAATGTTTAAATATTTGTTTAATTTCAGTATCTCCAACTATTAGTTCTCTACCCTTAAAGCAAGGTTCTTTAATAGCTTTTGATAGCCTCAGTGAAGACATAAGTAGCTTAATTCGGTGTCCAAGCCCCTTCATACCTTGATAAGTAAAGTTTACTTTCTCTACATATAAAGCGCTAAATTCAACACCTTGTACATTGACCTTACATATTCTCTGTGTAGACATAAGTCTGCTCCGAATTCCCTTTATAAAATTATCCGGAGCAGACTTAGGGGTTGGAAGTCCACTCCAGTGTGTTCGCCCAAATCACTGAACACAATAGCAACCAAGTAAGGATACGAACCTCATAGCTCCAAATTCAGCTCTTGGTCGTTGGTCGGCATTAGCTATTATTTTATGCAATAATTACTTTTGCATTTTTTATTTTGTTTTTTCTGTGGGTTATAACATTTCTACATCCAACATATAACTTAATGAATAAGTCTCCACCTTGTTTAAATCTAAAAGTCTTTCCAATATCTAAAGACTTAAATTCCACAAACTCAGGCTTTGTTGTTTCAGCCGTAAGAGCTGCAAACATTTTTTCAGCTTGTTCTTTTATGTAAGTTTCATCACACTTAGTAAATGTAAAGCTTTTCACACTCAGGCAGTCAACAATAGAAGTTGCAACTGTTACATCTTTAAACTGTGAAACAGTTACTTTCTTATTCCCTTTGCTTAGCACTATGTAGTTCGGTCTGATAGACATATATTTTCTCTTCAACATGTTAGTTCCCCTATAATATTTATATTTTCTTTTTTTGATTGTTCAGTTTCTTGCAAATCCCTTATCATTGACACTGGGAATACGTAACTCCCTCCATTTCCTATTGCTATGATTGGTCGCTTGCAGCTTCGTTCTTTACAACCTGTTATAGTATATTTAATTCCATTCGCCATAAAGGTTTTGTATAAATCATTTAACTGCATTCTGTGTTTGTAGTGGTTCTGATACCAAATTACTTTACTTGGGTCTTCAGTCGTTCCTACCATCTTACAACTAAACTTCAACTCATCATATCTTATAGAAGCGATTGTTAATTTAACCCCTGTTTCTTTTTCAATTTCATCGAACTTGGTATTGATGTAAATTCTGAAGTCTTGCATACCTTTAGCATCGAATTTCATCTTATTTCCCCTCGTTAAATTTTTTAAGAGAAGCTTTATCATATTCTACTTGGAAGCCATTCTCTAATAAAGTACTATTACTAAAAGTTTCACCAGCAAAGTCAGCGACGTATTTCATATAATTATTTGTTGATAATATTTTATCGTTCACAAAAGCCCAAGTAAAATAATTTCTCGGACTGTGCGTAATTCTATCATCATCATTACCAACAGCAGAAACCTCTAGCATAGAAAGTTTAAATACTATTGCCTCGAAACTGTCAACTGGTATTGCTTTCACTACATCTTTATAATGTTCCCTACAAACATTATCAATACAGTCAAAACCTTTCACATTAGTAACATCTGAGGAGGTTCCGAATTGACTAGCAGATATATGGTTTTTGTCTTTTCCAAAAAACAGTGATACTGCATATTCCTGCAACCATCTTTCTACAATCTTTTTTAGCTGAGAAACACTAACCGTGTTCTCATTTATTTCGATATTAAAATTTTCCATAAGACCCTCAATTTAAAAATTTTCTCGGATAGATGGGAATGTCTCAAGCATCCACCATAAAGCACTAAGTACAACAGAACTTAATATTACAGTTCCACCAACAACTTTCATTATAAAGGAAGCGAACTCCATTGATAATTTTTTAAGTTTCATATTATACCTCAATTTCGAAGTTTTCGTCATCTGCCGTTTGAAGGATATTATCCCTCAAACTACGCAGTTCATTAACAAGTTTGGTTGCATCTGCTTCTAGGTACATGGATATTTCGTACCCCTCCTCTAAGTGTGTAACGTGTTCATGTGTTACATACCAAGTCTTAGACCCGATTTCGATGGTTATACCAAACAGTTCATTACCATCATCAGAAGTGTCAGCATAAATGCCGACATTTTGTGTCTTTTCATGAAATACAGTCTTTATTAGTTCAACAACACATCCACTACCATTGAACTTCGTGATGCAATTCTCTCTCTTTATTGTAATCATTTCTATACCCCTATAGTTTAATTTAAGTAAATACTTCGGAGTGTATCAGGATAGGTGGACTTAAGCAAGGAAGCTTATTTACCAACGATACACACCGAAAGACTCACTTAATAGTTCGGATGTAGTAAAAACAAATTGCCATTATAACGGATAGTATAAGAAAAGCCATAAGCACCTTAAAAATAATTATTTGACATACCACTGCTGCGTCTGTCGGTGTAATTTAATCTCGTAGAGGTTTTTATTCTACCAAAATTTTATGGTAGTTCACTAGATTAGTTTAAATTCTCCATCTGGAAAGGTTGTGAATTTATAATGTACTATTTTACAATCTACATCATATCTATGAAGTATCTGCATCAACTTCATATTATTACCAGATGCTTCAGTAAATATACAAGTATTCTCACCAACCCACTCTGCGAAAGTTTTAAAATCATATAACAGTTCTTCATTAACTGCTGAATTACTAGTTGGATAATTAGTAACTTCATACTCTCTTATTTCATCATCCAGATATTTTTTCATACCTGGAGCTAGTGCTTCATTACATAATACATATAACATATTCTACCTCATTTTTTTAATAATATAATCTTTACAGAATACCTAATTTAGATACTCAATAAAGTTCATATAAAAAGGGCATACTTCTTCAAGCATGCCCTTTGTTTTAATCATTTACTAGATGTTCGGTGTATATTACTTCGCATCAACCGTTTCAGTAGTTTTAGGTGTTTCAACAACTTCTTCAACAACTACTTCATAGTTAGTTTTTTCTGCCCTTTCTTTAGGTGCAACATATACCATGCCTTCAAGTAAGGCTTCATCAATAGCATTACAAACTATAGTCATCAACTTTCGAGAATTCGATTTTGTAACATTTGCGATTTTTACAACTTTAGTTTCACCAAGACTTTTTCCTGAAGTATACTTTCTTGTTTCGTTGTAACAAGCGTCATTCTTCAAGCTAAATTGGTCTGTAGTTTTTCCATTATTTACAAGACTCTTCACAGCATCCATTGAACCAGTTATTAAGAAGTAGTCAATTACACTTTTTAGGGGGCTATAAGTCGAACACCCTGCTACTTCACAAGCCTTCTTAATTACATCATTTTCCAACTCGGTTACTAATGTTCCAAAGATATTAGATGGAGTACTTCCGCCACCACCATTTCTTTTACTTGCCACGGCTAGTTGTTCTACTTGGTTGCCAAGTATCGTTTCAAGTACGGCTTTCGGTAGCAGTAAATAAGTTCCCATCATTGCTTCATTGATGGGATATTTCACGGTATCCAATCCAACTTCTTTCGCTACTGCCAACACATCTACTTCTGTCATTTTTTTCATCTTAATTCTCCAATTTTTTCGGTTATTCTCCAACTTACAACCTAGCAAGTCTTCGATATAACTATTATTATTTTTTTACTGCATATATAACGCTTTTAAGCGTCAAGTTAAGTCCGTCACGGTTCAAGTATGCAACATCCTTGCCTTCCAGCTCGGATAGTTTAACGATTGCAAACTTCGCAAGATTGTATTTTTGGATAGTAAATATCAATCTATCTAGAGTGCCGTTCTTCTTATGTTTCAACACTCTAGTTTTAGACAAAGTTCTTCTTATAACCTTTATCATCTCTTTTGTAGCTTTCATAGTTCAACCCCTTATATTTGGTCGATAAGGTGCTTCAACATCTTAGCAATAGTAATAATTCCAACAGTTACAATTATTACATTCGCATTCAGTAAAAAATTCAACATATTCCACCTCAATTTTATTTTTATATTGCTTGTTCGGATGGTCGTAATGTTCTACAACCACCCTAAAAACAATATATAAATTTGATTCAAGTAATTTCAAGGTTCAGTTGCTTCCAATATAATTATATTGTAATATGCAAATTTATATATAAAAAGTCAAATATACATAAATTTCAAAGTTAACAATACTTTACTTTTACTTTGTTCGCATCCATCCAATTTTTCAGGTGTGGTATGCTTTCAAGACGGCACTCTTCCAAAACTTCGGTATAGTCCAAAGTTCTTTACATTAACACTTTTAGAGTTTCGCAAGTTCTTAATATGCCAAAGTCATTTCATAAAGACATGATTTTAATATAGCTCTTCGGAGGCATAGCTCTGCTCAGTACGCTTAATGTTTTCAAGTTCGTTCTTGATAGGTTAGACCCTTATTTCTGAGACCTCTGGCTTGTCATCACCGGAGATTTCTCTGGGTTTAATGTTTTTACACATTCCTTTTTCATCGTTCTATGTATGGTATTGTTCTTCAATCCTGCGAATTCTATTTATTTTTCAGACTATAAGCTAAGTCCATCTATATATGAAGACCTATAGTTCAGCTTCGTGGAATTCCTCTTGTGGTTACTGGAGTTCATCCTTAATTTAATTTCTAACTAAGAAGATTTTTGAGCCTTCGTTAGGTAGTAATTCGCAATCTTTCTATTTCAAGTAATATCTTTATATATGGTAGTTCGTATGTAATATATATAATGATATTATGTATGTTGTTAGCACATGTTGTTTGCCTGCTGACAATTACATTATAGGTAGATTTTTCTTTAATGTCAAGTTTTATTTTTAATTATCTTTGGTCTTGCCTTGTATCTTGCTATTATTTGGTTATATACAGACTACTAGACTTTAAAAGTATTGTATTATATTGCTATATATCTTGTATCTTACTATTATTATATAAGTTAGCTATAATAATCTGGGGTTTAGCTATGGAATGTTGTATATGCTTGTTATTATGATAGTTAGAGTTATAAACTTGTATTTGTTTAGGTTTACTTTATACTTTGTGATTTTTTTTTTATTTTTACAAATAGTTTATACTCTAAAGTCTTAATATTTGGTATTTTAAAGCTATATATTAGACTTTAAAATATATTATGATAGTTAGCTTTAGATTGTAGCTATATTGTAGTAAATAGCTTTAAAATAGTGTTTATTTTATAGCTATATTGTAGCTAGAATTTGACCTGGTTTTTTAACTTAAATTTTAGACTTGTTTTATATATCTATATTCTACCTATATATATAAAGATAGGACGGCTTGGACTGAATGGGACAGGGTAAATTTTACTGTAATATTTGTAGCTAAATGCGTAATATTACCCTAGTTCGAAAAGCTCATATGAACAAATCCAAGTTAGGCTGTAGTAGAAAGCTAATGAATTATCATTTTCCCAAAATAGGCAAAAGTTGAATTACCAATATCTGAAATTTAAAAAAAAGAATATTTGACCCTGTTGAACAATATCGACTTTTATCTCTTTAGTTGTTAATCAAAGCCAAAAAATAATTGTCTTGTCGTTTGGATATCCATTCGCCCTTTAGCTTTTGACTTAAATCCCCTAAGTAGTATAATGTGATGCCTTGACACAAAAGTCCTTGTTTACTACCTCTTTACCCCTTTAAAACGGTTTGACCTTAACTATATACTTAAAGATACATATAAATTCATATGCGGATGTGCCCGTGGGTTTATGTTTGTGAACTTAAGTTTAAGAAGACCCTTCAGTATCTTAGGTTTAGGAGGTATTTCTATTATTAGTTTGTAATCCCTACTTACATATCGCTTTTAACTCTTAGGAACTTTAAATTATAATAATCTTATAGATTTTATAATTAATATTATATATATATATTTATATTATATATTAATACTTAATAAAGATTATTAATAACGTGCGACGCGTAGGGGTAGTCTTCTAACATATTTTTGCCGTTATAGAAAATACTTGACTAAACCGGATATTTTTATAATATTGTATTTGGAGGTGTTTATGAAATACGAATTATACATTACCAAGAAGAAAGCATCAATTAAAGAATTAGATTTAGTTGTTACCGGAGAAGATAGAAATAGCAATATCCGGAGAATTATTTTACAGGCTTGCAAAAGAAGAGGCAAAAAGATTACAATACTTTCGCCGTTAAAGAGAATCTACTTTAGCCTGATTAAGGATGGAGATACAGTTGAGCTTCGTAATTTTAAAAAGCTATACAAAGAGAGATTTGAAATAGTTTTCTCAAAAGAGCTTAACGAGAAGTTTTACAACAGCAGCAAGAAAAACAATAGCTTTAAGAAAGCGATGCAGATTTATTACAAATCGAAACAGTGGAAACTGAAACGGCAAAAAATTTTAAATCGAGATAAAGGAATTTGTCAAGAATGCGGCGAGATTGGAAATACCGTCCACCATTTAACCTACAAAAATTTTAAAAAAGAACAGCCAAAAGATTTAGTCTGCTTATGCAAAAAGTGCCACGATAAAATACATCGGAATAAATTCAACAAAAGAACGGTAAAAAAATAAAAGTACCGTAGACTTGTCTAAAAAATTACGATTCCGTAGCTAAGAAACGAAACAAATCAAATTAGATGCAAAAAAAGTAATAAAAGTATTGACTAAAACGAAAGTTGGTGTTATCTTTAGAACAGTACGAAACTTGAGGATATAATCGGTTTAGCGATACTAAATGAAGGTGTAGCTGAATTGGTTCAGCACTGAGCTGTTAACTCAGGGCATGTAGGTTCAAATCCTATCGCCTTCGCAAATAGGGAGCAATATGGCAATTAACGGCAGTTTTACATATAACTTTAATCAGAGCAATATACATGAGCAAATGTTTAATTCCGGTCCGCAAGCAGCTCCACAAGAAGTTCCTGAAGTTCCTAAGACTCAACAGAAGTCAGGATTTATTGGTATAGAAAAGCTTAAAGTTTGTGCAAATAATAGCATTGCAAATTCTATGTTTGGCAGAGTTGCCGATGGAAGGAAATTTGCCTTTTATTTAGACAAGGAAATACATGCACTTGGAATAAGACCCAAGATTTGCACGATAACACTAAATACTAAAAAGAATGGCTTCCAAATAGATGGGCAAAAGCTATAACTTATAACGGAAATAAAGTTTCAGGAGGAGTATTGAAAGACGAAAAGCCAGTAAAGGATTCAACTGAAAAAATAAGCTCACCTAATTGTCAGTCGTGTGTTTATTTTGTTTCAGGGACATTCGCTAATACAGAGTGTCCATTTACAAGATTTGTTTCAGAGGTCGGAGGATACAGAGTTGTATTTCCTAGGCTAGATTGGAATAAGTCAAAAGATTTTTGTTCTAAATTTTCTTCAGGGGACTAAAAAAGTATACATCCGTAGCTCAGTGGTAGAGCAAGACACTTTAATGTCGAGGTCGATAGTTCAACTCTATCGGGTGTACCAGGGGATGTAACTCAGTTGGTAGAGTACTTGGTTTGCAACCAAGAAGTCAAGGGTTCGAAACCCTTCATCTCCATAACGAAATTATTGCGGGACATATCGATGGTCGATTGTCGGGCTCATAACCCGAAGGTTGGAGGTTCAATTCCTTCTCCCGCTACTAAGAAGTATAACACTTAACAATACAAGGAGAAGTAAATGTTTTTATTTAACTACACTAATAAAAAAGGGGAAGTTTTTAATTACAAACTTTCCAGTACCAATCATTTGACCGTAATGGGAAATATGTTAAAATTTCACACTGGTTTTAGTGTGGTGCATATTGACTTCGCTGGAGACTTACATGCTCAAAAAGCATATGAGACAATAATGAATAGTAAGAATAAGGTTTCATTTAAAATGCCAGGAGTTTCTGACGCAGACGAAATTGCAAAAGCTAAAAAACTAGCAGAGAGTGCCGCAGCTAATCTAAAAAAGATTCAAGATGAAGAAACTGTTGCCGAAAAAGCTAAAAAAGATATTGCCGATGCAAAAGCAAAAGCTGAAAAAGAAAAAAAAGAGAAAGTTGAAGCTGACCTTGAAAAAGTAACAGCAGAAGTTAAAAAGAAACCGTCAAAGAAAAGTAAGAAGTAGTATAGATTATAAAGCTATTATGTCATGTTTAACAGGTAAAAAACTTGACACAATAATATAAATTTGGACTCTTAGAGTGATTCTGGTTTGTCCATCCGGAAAATTTCAAATCGCTCTTTGTTTAAATAGAGAAGGTGGATATGAGTAAAAAAGTTAAAACATGCGAGAATTGCGACTTGTTTGATGTTCATAATTTTGGCGACAGGGATTGTCCTTTCGTGTCTTTCAATGGATTGTCCGGAAGATATGTACAAGTCCTCCCTATCGGAAATAAATGGGATATTAAAAAAGACAACTGTACTAAGTGGAAAAAACTTGAAGATACCAAGAAAAAAGGTGAAGTTATTGTAAATTCATTTAAAACTGAAATTGTAGCATCAAAGACAACAAAGATGAGAAACACCGATGTTGTTGTTGGAGCTGTAATACAAAGAGCTAAATAGGAATATCTATGATAACAGAACATAAACAAAAACCAGGAATTTGTTACGAATGTGACGAGAAGTTTCTGAAAGATGAAAAATTAAAGTACAAGTCAAATAAAATCTTTCACGAGAATTGCTATAAAGTATTTGTAAGTAGAACAAACGGAAGACCATTTCCTTGTCCAAAGTGTAATTCTAAGGATAAGGACAACAATTTAATGTCTCAAATAGGTTCTAAAACTATGGAATGTGATTTGTGTAGTGGATTTGGCTTCGTTAAAGACAAGATGTCAATCATACATAATGATGAGGTGCTTTTTTATAAAGGAAAAGAATCTGGAAAAATAGTAAAACTATGAGCCGAATAAAAAAAGAAGAGCCCATAAAAGAGGGGGCTACCGTTAAGTGTTCGTCTTGCGAAGCAGTCGGAAGATATGATAACAATGACACTATAACGAATAAATACCCCAATTCTGTATGGTTTGATAAGTTCGAGAATAGGTGGGTCTGTCATAAATGTTGGCTGTCAGACTATACTTTTATAAAGGTGGCTTTATAAATCTAAAAAATGAGAAAAAGAGATATTTTCGAAATTTTTTGGGCTAGCGCCCAACAATACTAGGAGAAGAAGATGAGCGTAATCGGCAAAACAAAAATAAAGGCAAATCCTATGGATGTAACTCCTGCGGAACTAAAAAAAGTTCTTGATATGAAAAAAGTGGTTGACAGTACCTACACGCTTGCCGATTGTTTTAAAGTTCTTAAGATGAAAAAATTCCATGTAGATGATTCTATAAGACATATCAAAGGCTTAGAAGGTTCACCTGTTATAGTATGTTAAAGGGAAAATATGAAACTCATAGGAAGAAAGAGACGAAAAATAAATGATGGCATTAGCTATCCCTATATAGAAAAAACTCCTATAGAAATAGATTGCCCATGCTGTAGCATACAAACTACAATAAGAATTAACAAGGATAAGTTAGCTGACTATATCAATTGTCCTAATTGTGGTGTAAAAATAGACATATCTGAGGAATGATAAATAATAGGTCATATATGGTCTATAAAGTCAAATAAGTCAAGATAAGAGGTCAATAGTGAGCTTTTATTGTATAAAAACATATAAAATGGTCTATTGGTATAGTGGTTATTACGCCCGCCTGTCACGTGGGAAATCGCCAGTTCGAGCCTGGCATAGACCGCAGGAGTTTTAATGGAAAGTAAAACTCTAGTATTATCTATATTATCAGTATTGTTTATTGGAACTATACTTAATGTTCTTTATGAACGATGGAAAAATAAAAATCACCTATAAGGAGAATGTATGGTAAAAATAAAAGGAGGCTTCCGATTGTAAAACTACAACGGAGGTTTAAATGGCATCAAGACGTAAATTCGAGTTGAATGATAAAATGAAGAGGAGAGACTTCTCTTTATCACTAGGAAGAGGTTTTCGAGGAACTAGCTGTCCAAGGTGGTGGAGAAAGAAGTATAAGAATCAAGCCAAGACTATTGTACACAGGCATATTATGAATGTATCAAGAGGTCTTGAAGATGATAAGTCGCTTCCAGGAAACCACAGACATGTAGGTAGCTGGGATTGGTGGTAAATAAAGTAAAAGTATAGGTAGTTAAAAGTAGCAGTACTTTTAAAAATTGACGGTTACAGTTTAGTACCGCTTTCGATGAGAGCCGAGTGTCCGAGCCTAAAAACACTCTATGACTTAGGGGCGTGGATAGAAATGCTCAAATATAAACACTATACTTTAATATGCTTCTCTAACTCAACGGTAGAGTATCTCACCTGTGATGAGAAGGTTGGGAGTTCAAATCTCTCGGGAGCACGAAATTATATAGCTATAAAAATAAAAATTATTTTTCTTGAAATAAAGCTTATTATTAGTTATTTTGTAAAATACAATATCTTGGAGAGTTAATGGAATTAGATAGAGTTTACAACTCAGATTGTTTAGTTGGGATGAAAAAAATAAAAGATAGCAGTGTTTCGCTTATACTTCAAGACCCTCCGTATAATACGACTTCGTGTGATTGGGAGTGGGATATTATGACCAAAATAGATGAATTTTGGAATGAATGGTGGAGAATATTAAAAGACGATGGGGTTATTGTAATGACAGCATCTCAACCATTTACAACGGATTTAATAAACAGCCAAAGAAAAAACTTTAAATATGAATGGATTTGGGAAAAATCTATGGGCGGTGGGTTTTTACTAGCAAACAAGATACCCTTAAAAAGACATGAAAATATACTTGTTTTTTATAAAAAACCAGGAACATACAACCAACAAAAAACAAAGGGTAAGGCCTATTCTGCTACAAATAAAAGCGGTGGTGGAATGATTGGAAAAGATTCTGCTAAAGTCGGTGGTTTTAAAACCGTAAATAATGGAGACAGATGCCCTACGACAGTACTTCAATATAAAAGCGAAACCGGACTTCATCCAACACAGAAGCCGGTTTCTTTGTTTCGGTATTTAATTCAAACATACTCTAATAAAGGGGATATTGTTTTTGACGGATTTATGGGTTCGGGAACCACAGCAGTATCCGCTATAACAGAAGATAGAAGATATATCGGATTTGAATTGGGAAGAGAGAATTATGGGATAGTCCAAAAAAGGATTAAGGATGCGAATAAACTAAGAGGAAAGAAATGAGCAATAAAATAGAAATAACTTGTGATGCAAAAGAATTTTTTGATATAATGGAATTTACAGAGCTTCAAGGGTCGTTAAAAGAATTATCCGATGATTCTTATGAAAGATTAAAAGCTAGTATTCTTGAGTTTGGATTTGCCTTTCCTGTATTATATTGTAATATAGAAGAAGAGAAGTATATTATGGATGGACATGGTAGAATAGCAACTACGAAAAGAATGATGCTAGAGGGCTATGAAATTGGAAACCTACCTGCATCCGAGATATATGCAAAAGATAAAATAGAAGCTAAGAAGAAACTTTTGGCACTAAACTCACGTTATGGTGAAATGACAATGCAAGGTTTCGATGATTTTATTAAAGAAGATGGTGCTGAGATTGATATAGAAGAAATAGATTTTTTTCAACCTGGAGATTTCGAGCTTGAAGATTACCTAGACGACTACTCTATTGAAATCCCAGATATAGAGATAGATGAAGAGGGTAAGGACGAAGAAACTGAAGAGGTAGAAGAGGATAAAGTAGAGGATGTTGTTATAAAGTATGGTGATTTAATAAAACTAGGTAAACACATGGTTTTATGTGGAAATCCTAAAGAAGCTGATGATGTTGCAAAAGTAACAATTAAAGATGTTGATGCTGTAATATCTGAGATTCCTAAGAATTTAAAGTCTGCAAATGCTTATACCGATTATTTGTCTATTATTCCTTTAAAAGAAAAAAATAACATATATATGTTTATACCTGATTCAGATGTTAAGTTAGTTTTAGAATCTTTCGATACTTGTGAAATAACACTTGACTCATTCTTGGTTTGGGTTAAGAATAATCACGAAAATAGCAAAAAAGATTATGCTATAAAACATAGTCTTATAGCATACGGATGGAAAGGTGCTCATAAGTTTTACGGTGATTTCGCAACAACAGTATTTGAGTTTTCTCAGCCAATTAGAAAAAATGCAGTATCAAAAAAACCTGACGAGTTAATTTGCCAATTAATTATAGATGGAACTCCTGACGGAGGTGTAGTTTATGACGGTATTGGTGGGGTTGGAGATACATTGATAGCCTGTGAAGAGACTGGTAGAGTGTGTGCTTTAATTGAAAAAGACCAAGCTAATATTCAAAAACTTATAAACAGATATGTTGATAAGACAGAAAGTTTTAATATTACCATCAATGGTAAAAAAGTTAATTGGATGGAATTCAAGAAATCTTAATAGCAGGAATAGTCCATGGCGAAAAACGATAGAAAAAATCAAATGTCAAAATATAAGAATTTAGTAAAACATAAACTAGCAAAATTAAGCGCTGGAGATGTAGACCCTAAGAAAAAAGATGCAGATGACAATTATATTGAATCTACAGAAGAAAGGTTTGGAAAGGGAAATAGTGTAACCCCAAAGCAAAAAGTAAATAGAATAAGATACGTAGAAGAAATGATGATAAAAGCGTTTACTACCAGAGAAATAAATTATCATTGTAAGTATGTTTGGGGTCTATCAACTAACAATGCTAAAGAAATAGTTAAAGAAGCCAGAGCTAATATGAGGCAGGATTTTAGAGAAAATTTTGAAGACGAAGTAGACTGGCATGTCGAAATAAGAAAAAATTTACTAAGAAAGCACATAGCTTCAGATGGCGACATTAAAAGTTCGATAGGTGTTCTTGATAGTATTGCTAAAATAGAGGGTGTTTACGATAATAAACCTGCAGTAGAAATAACTGGAAGTGAATTTGATGTTGCTGCCGAATCTCTAGGAGAAGAAGAAACTCAAAAAATGATTTCCGATATAAGAGTAGGTGATGAAACTGCACTAGAAAAAGCAAGAGAAGAGTATTACGAAAAAGACGAAAGAAAGAAAAACATAAGCAGAGATGGGCTCGACAAAGAATAATAACAGGATAAAAGATATGCAATGGAGTCCAAAATCAATAGAGGTAATTGCGAAGTGTGACCTTTCAAGAATAACACTTTTAGAAGGTGTTGTTAGGTCATCTAAATCATATACTGCCGATTTTATTGTAATCAAAAAACTGTTACCTACAATGCCACCTTGCAATGTACTCATTTCTGGATACAGCTCAGATTCTGCAAGGCAAAATATAATAGCTGAATGGCAAAAGAAATTAAAGACAGAATTTAAAGAGCACAGAGATAGTAACGGTACTTATTATACTGTCAACATCAAAGGATTACACAACAAAAGATTTTATATTCGTGGTGGGGGAAAAAATGGTGATGAAAAAGGTATTAAAGGTATTACATTTGGATTGTGGTACGGGGACGAAATAACAGAACATACTGATGATTTTATCCAGATGGCGATGACAAGGATGTCGATGTCTTGGTCTAAGGTTGTTTGGACCACCAATCCTGCTGGACCAACAAACTTTATTAAAGTAAATTTTATAGATAAGGAAAGCGAGAAAAGGGGGTTTTTTCAATCTTTTAAATTCAAGATATATGACAATCCATCTTTAGACGAAAACTATATCCGAAGTTTATATATGAACTTTCATGGAGTTTTTAGAGAAAGAAATATATTCGGTAAGTGGGTGGCTGCTGAAGGACATATCTTCAATATGCTTGACGACGGCAATAAAACCGATTATATTCCTACAGACCCAGAAAAAATATACATTGGGGTTGATTATGGAACTTCCAATATGACTGTGTTTTTGAAAGTATATGTTGAAAGAGGAGTATCTTATATTGTAGACGAGTACGAACACTCAGGGATGGAATCTGCAAATGTAAAAACACCTGCGGATTATGTTGATGATTTGAAATACTTCATAGGCAAGGACTTTGCAGTAGTAGATGCTATTTATGCAGACCCTTCGGCAAATTACTTTATAGCTTCTGCAAAAAAAGCCGGAGTAACAAGGTTTAGAAAAGCTAAAAACGATGTGCTAGAAGGTATTCAGACATTACAAAATGTTTTTGCTAAAAATATAGTAAGATTTAATAGGACAAAAGCGGAGAGTAGTTTTAAACAAATCTCCGGATATAGGTGGGACAAAAAAGCTCAAGAACGAGGAGAAGATAAGCCTATAAAAAAAGACGACCACTATGCTGATTGTTTGAGATATATAGTAGAATCTATGGGTAGTAGAGTTACTATTAAAGCTTTAACTACAGGGCAAAAAAGACAAGCAAATAAACTTACAAAAGAATATAACAAAGAAACTAAAAAAAGAGTTGCTAAACGAATGTCACGAGGATAAAATGAAAAAAAAATATGGCAAATATGTTGTACCTAAAAATAAAACAACAAAGAAAAAGGCAAAAGGAAAATCATTTTCGATAGGAAATTTAACATCAAAAATAGTTCCTTCAGTGCCAAGTACCGGCGTCGTCCCAAATCCAGACAAAGTATTAAAAGCTTTACAAGAAAACGGTGTTCAGGCAAATGAGGTCTATGACGACATACTTAATGATGACCATGTTACATCTGTGATAGATGTTTTAGTGGCAGGAATATTAAGACATCCATGGAAGATACGGTCAAAAAACAAGAAAAAAGAAAAGTTTGTTACAGAAGCACTGAAGCTTGTAAAAATAAGAGAAGTTGTGTATAGCCTTGTGCTTGGAATGTTGACAGGAATGAAGTCATTTGAAATAATGTGGAAGATTCAGAATGGCTTTAAGCTTCCAACGGAAATGATAGCTCTCAAAAACTCCGACATAGAGCTAGACGCTAAAAAAGGTTTATTCCATAAAGAAGCCGGAATATACTTTAATGACCATCCTATGAAATTTTTAACATATATAAACAAAGAAACAGAAAATCCTTATGGTGTCGCTGAGATTTTAAAATGTTACTATCCTTGGCAATTTAAGAAAGCTGGATGGAGATTCTGGTTGACTACAGTAGAAAAATATGGAGTACCAACTCTTGTTGTGGAATACGATTCTGAGACAGTTGATGATGATGATGAGAAAGTTGATGAATTGGCAGCTGCATTTTATAATACAGAATCAGATTCAGTTATAGTGACAAATAACTTAAAAGATTTACATATCCTCGAAGCCGGCGGTAGCGCTGGAGATTTTAAAACTTTAATAGACCAAGCGGAACAATCAATATCTAAGGTTATTGTTGGAACTCATGTTATAATGGATGGGCAATCTGGAGGCTCAAGAGCTTTAGCAGAAATCCATGCAAATATAAATTTTAGGTTTAAGGTTCAAACAGCTATTTACAATATAGCGGAAACTATAAATAAGTTAGTCAATTGGATAGTAGACTTAAATTTTAGCGAAAATGATGGAAGTACAGAATTTGTAATAGAATATGTAAATATACAAGAGTGGGAAAAAACAAGAGAAGCTATTGGACTTGGGGTTCCTGTGAGCTTGAAGTCTATATACACCCATGTTGCAGAGCCTGAAGATGAATCCGATATTTTTTTAGCGGACCAATTCTTACTGAACGACCCAAATAATGATGATAAAAGTATTACCAAGGAAGGTAAAGAAGAAGATTCAGGAAGAAAGAAAAAAGAAGATTCTAAAAAAACAGAAACAAGGGTAGGCACAACAGAAAAAGAATAAAATAAAGAGTTTTTTAACTTGATTTTTATTCGTTTATTATTTATATTAAAACATAATGAATATTTAAACATCGAAAGGAATAGTTATGATAAAGAAATTAAAGAATTTTAATGCAGAGAGAACTGTGTTTCTTTTTGATATAGTTGACCAAGTGTCTTCTCAAAAAGTTATAGACGCAATAACGACTATGGCGAGTGAAGGTAAAGAAGATATTTTTCTTTTCATCAACTCTTGGGGCGGGTCTGTATCAGCCTTAAACGCTATGCTTGATGCAATAACACTCATAAAACCAGTAAATGTAAATACTGTTGTTTTTGGTGAGGCGGATAGTGCTGCGGCAGTCTTAGCTTCTGCAGGTGCAGCTAGGTATATTGGTGAAAAATCAAAGATAATGATTCACGAAGTTTCTGCAATGACTTGGGGAACTGTAAGTGAAATGAAAAGTCAACTAGAAGAGATACAAGAGGTTCACGATGAGCTGATAAAAGTTTTATCCGAAAATACTGGACACAGTGTTAAAGAAATTGACGATATGATAGAAGGGACTGATGTTTGGATGAATGCAAAATCTGCTGTAAAATTCGGAATGGTAGACGAGGTGATTTCAAGCGAAAAAGAAGACCTTGAAGAAGCTTTTTTCGACTCTACAATTGCAGCATCAGGAAAGAAAAGAATGAATATAGGAAATGTAGACATTGATTCTTTTAATGATTTTATAAATAACCTTGAAAAAATAAGAACTTCAAATTTTAAAAAAGAAAATATTGTTACTGCGAAAGACGAAGCAACTTTGAATGGGACAACTCAATCAGACCCAACAACCGGAAGTAACGAACCTATAATCACACCTGAAGATGATAATGAGCCGTTAGATAATATTATTGACGAAACTTCAGTAAGCAACGAAACAGCACAGGAGCTAGCAGACGTGTTGGCACAAGCAGAACAAACAATAGGTAAAACACTTAATATAAAGGAGGCTTCAATGCCAGAAACAAACGAATCTAATCAGGTTACGAATGAGCAATTAAAAACTTTAATGTCTTCAGTTGCAGACTTAACTAATAAAGTTAAAGACTTAGAAAAAGACAATTGGAAAAAAGACGACGAATTGTCAAGCGCTAAAACAGATTGGGAAACTAAAGAAGCTCAATTAAAATCTGAAGTTGAACTAGCGAATAGTGCTAATGAAAAGTACGTTAAAAATGCAAGAAATGGTGCTGTGTCAAACCTTACAAAAGCTATGGAGCTATCAGTTCCTAAAGAAGCTACTGATAAATTAGTAGAAGTTCTTAAGAACGAAAATGTTAACATGGAAACTATCAACGAACTAACTGAAGTATTCAACAAGGTTAAGCCTTCAGTCGAAACTGCTAAGCTTGTCGGTAGTGAAAACACTTCGAACAAAGGGATTATTGTAAAAACTTCATCTAAAGAACTTGACATAATGAAGCCAAAAAAAAGATAATTATCAAATAGGAAAAAAGTTTAAATGCCTGAAACTAATGAACACATGAAATCTCAGCATACTAAACATATTCCAACAGATATTTATAATTGGGAAAACATTACAAAGAAGGTCTCTCTATTAACGAGAGACCCTCTTCCTACTGATGATTACACTAAGGGTTATAATATATTTTCGGAAATAGTTAGAATTGATTCTACACCAAGGACCGTATGGAAATGTACAGACCCGGCAGAAGGACTAGCTGTGTGGGTATCAGTAGGCGGAGGAAGTGGCTCGGGAACTCCTTTGACAGTGCAAGAAATAGATGATAATCCAATCGGATTAAACATAGATAGACTTGTTTTTAATGGAGTTGACGAAATAGTCACTATAGTAGGAACAACAGCCTATATAAATGGAACACCACCACCTGCAAATCTTGGAGGAGCACTTTCAGTAGCAGGTACAACTTTTTATACAGGAAGAACCTCTCAGTCGAATATTAATTACGAATTACCTATTGGCAGTATTAGAAATGATATTATCATAGATACTACATTTACTTTGTCGAAAAACACTTTTGCAAATGCATCTATTGGCAATTTAGTTTTAAATATAAATGGCACGGATGTAGCAAACATAGATTTAGCCGCTAACTTTGAAGAAGTAAATAGAAGTGGTTCGCAAATAATGGGAAATTACAATACTACAGGAACTGGTTCGCCACTTGCAGGAGGCATAGTTAACTTTGCAGGAGGCAATTTAACCTTAAACTCTGTACATTGGACAAATCCTATAGGCTCAGATGTTTATCAAGACGGTAGTCTTACAATAAGTATCACAGGAGGAGCTCTACGTCAAGGTTATAATTATATTGATGTATCTCACAACTCTCATTCAACTACAACTTTTAAGATTTTTAATGATATAGATGCTGGACCTGGAATAGATATAACTATCCCAACTCTAGCTCAAGACACTCCTGTTTTAAATCATATTTCAGGAATAAATTATTATGATACGGGTTCAACTTTTGACTTAGATGTTATAGGGGCTTACTTGTTTAATAATGTATACCACATTACAAGTCCTTTGACATATGCTTTTAGTTGGGCGAACTCAGGAATTTTAGTACACACAGATGCTTCTGTTACAGGGGTTTCTAATCCTCCTGACATTGGGGAAACAATGACAGTCACGGGATTCCCGATAACTGTAACTGCTAACGAGCAAGAACCCAATGCAGTTGGAAGTGTAACACCTAGAGACCCATATGGAAGTGGAGTTACCGAGGATACTATAGCTTTAAATTTTCAGGTAATGTCTATAGCTGATATGTCAACAAGGACAATAGAGTATTTTGTGGATGAAAATTGGAGATTTCCATTGTCTACTAATGTGGATATTCTCCCTGCTGCTACCACCGGAAACTGGGATAGCACTGCCTTATTAGGTACTGAAGATTTGCAAGTCTACAATATTGATGTTGCAGAAAAAAGATGTCTTTACCATCCTCAAATAGATTATACAGGTAGAATGCCTGCTCAGACTGCTAACTATGTACCCTTACTAACAGAAACAGATTCTCAGTATCTAAGAATTTTTCAAGGAGCTGTAGTAGACCAGTCAAATGGAATACTATCAGTGCCGGGAATGACGGATGCTGACCTAGGTACGAATATAAAAATAGAACTTAAAGTTCCAACAAAAACATCATGGATAGATTTATCTTCAGCTTATAGCTTTGCAACTTTCGATGCTAATGCTGCACTTGGACAACCAGATGGAGAAGGTTGTAGGATAAATGCGTTACTACATAGCCCTGATATTGATAATTTATTAGAATTTTCACTTGGAAGTTATGCTTCTGATAATTCAGTAAACTATCTATTATGGATAAAAATTACTTACTTAAATAATACAATTCCTAGAAGACTAGAAACTGGAATGGGAATTACAAATTGGTAGTATAAATAATGTTTATTAAATGTTTAGAATTAAAAGAAAATATAGGTGTCATATTTAGTGTTGATGGAGAATCAAGCGATATTTTGTATTTATCTATAGAAGATGCTAAAGTATTACGAGATTTATCGGAATTAGCAGTAGATAAAAAAAACACAGAAAGTAGTATATTTACGGGAAATGATAAATTTACCTATATAAAACAAGACAATGCTTCATATTTATTATCTATAAAGGTAAATTCCTTTTTTGCTAAAGGGTATGTACTTGATTACAGACTATTAAGAAGCCTTATTTTTTCTTTAAATAAAACAATAGGGATTAAGTAATGGCTAATTTGAATAGCACTACAATTCAAGATGTAACAAACAAGATGTCTCTTAGTGTCTTATCTTCAACAAATGATAAAAATTATTTTGAAGAAAGATATTCTTGGAAGCCTCAACTTGATGCAAGAGATATATTCTCCGAGGTAATACCTAATGGAACAAGTCCTGCAGTTGCTGATGCTAATGTAGTCGCAAATCCATCCATGTTAGTAAAGCTAACAGGATATCAATTAGACGAAATACCAGCTTCGAATCAGCAAGGGTATGCATTATTCTCGACACCTGGAGACACAAACAGTCCTAAATTAAACAATTTTCTTACTCCGCAGAAATACGGCGTTGGATATGCTCTTTCGTTAACACAGCAAAATGATACCGTAATAAATCTTACTGACGGTCAATATCAGTTTGACTATTCAAATGGAATCTTAAGATTCGACCCTGCATCAACACCCACTGTTTTAGGTTATGCTTTACCGTTAAAAGTAACTATATATCGGTATATTGGAGCAACTCTTGATGGAGGAACGGTCAGCAGTAGTAACGGAGCATCTTATGTAAAAATAGAAAATGCTAGTGGCTCTAGTTCAGTAGAATATTTTCAACTTAACGGTATTTATACTTTTGTTTCGGATAGTCCAATAACATACATAAGGACAGAAGCAGTAAGCCAGGACGCTACCAAAAAATTCACTTACTTAACTTACTCTGTAACAAATTCAAGATATGAAATATACAATAATTTTGATGAGTTGTTGTATTATACTGATGCAAATGTGTCTACAAATTTAGCAGACCATACAACATGGAATCTTAATACCGGAATTAACGGCTCTTTACCTATTGTTAGTTATGTTGATATTACAATAGCAAATGCAATTACTGGTGGAGCTCTCCAAAAGGAAGATAAGATTGCTTCAGTAAAAGCAGTGCATGAAGGTGTTAGTAAATTTTTAGACCCTTTAATTCCTGTTGTTAATACAGGAGGGTCATCTGGAGGGTTTATATGTTTTGTGTCAGACAATACGATAACATTAAATTATTCTGGACTAAGCAACATCAATGTCGGAGAATTCGTTTATTTTAGCGAAAGAGTAGGAACTCCTGTTGCAAAACTAGACCATATTGGAATGTATAAGCTAGTTGCTAGGACACCACAATCTGGGCTCAATAGAATGGTATTCCATAGGTTAGATGAAAACTTTTTTCCGTCATACGGAATTCTTCTTAACGGAGAATGGGGAATAGCAACTCTTAGAAAAGACGCTTTAAAAGGCATAGTTGGTATTTACAATAAGTTCGTGACATCGCCATTAGGGCTTGAAGAAGCTTATTCTGCAAATAGAGAGCTCGTTACAAGGGCAGGGATTGAAGAGAAAATTGCTAGTGCTATTTCTATTATAGCAAAAGCTGATGATATAACTATAGAAGATAGCATTCAGGATATAACAATACTTTTTAGCACCGAAAACACCTTAAACGAACTTATAGATGAGAATTGGGTAACAGGAATTGATTACGAATGGGCATTTGAATATGGAACCCTTACTAACGGAAGGCTAGATTCTGAAGATAATACAAAAGGAACTCAAGTTCTATCTTTTGAGGATACAACGGATACAGCAAATAATAAAGTTTGGGATGAGGGGTTTTATGTCCTTTATTCAAATATTAATTTTGACTTATATCCTTTAAAGCAATTACAATTAAATTCAGAGAGTGGTTTTATTCATGAGGGTTTTAACCATGGTCTTGAAGGTGGCTTGTATAAATACTCTTTTTATGTTGCAGGAACGGAAGATGAAAGAAGAATAATAGCATTTATGATGACAACAGGGGACGCTACCGTTTTTCATGCCTATTTTGCAAATATGTCCCTTTATCCAGTATTTACTGTTCATAAAATAAAAAACATAAACTATATTATAGACGAAGATTTTGAGTCAATTGATGGTTCGGATACACCTATGTCTGACCCAAATTCAGAATTAGTTACTAGAGCATATGTTGACAATTCTAGTGGAGTTGTTGGTTACACACAAGTTTTTACAAATACAGATTTGATTTCTGGGGAGTTATCAGTTGCTCACAACTTATCTGCACAAGATTCAATATGTCATATAACAGTAAAAGATGATAACGACAAAGTAGTAGTTCCTGATGATATCACATTTGTTAACGCTAACACATTGACTATAGACTTTAGAATGGCAGAGCCTATAAATGGGTCTTGGGTAGTTCTAGTTACTTGCCTAAAAACAGATATCGTTATACCTGAAACTGAAAACAATAAATATATCAATGGAATGCCATTAAATACAACAACTTTAAATTAGGACTGGAGATTAAAAATGTCTATAAAATTAAAAAATAATGCCAAAGATACTTTGGCTGCTGCATTAGACGGAACGGCAACTACGGTAACAGTATCTGACGGCTCAAAATTTCCTGCACTAGGAGGCTCTGACTGGTTTTGGGCTACAATTGCAGACCAAGTTGTAGATACAAATTTTGAGATAGTTAAAGTTACTGCTATAGTAGGAAATGTATTAAGCATAGTAAGAGCACAAGAAGGTACCGTGGCAAGAGCTGCAAACCTTGGAGACTTAATAGAGCAAAGAATTACAAGACAAACACTTATAGATTTAAGTGCAGGAACGGAAGAAAGAATATATTTAGATGAGTTTTATTTTGCACTTATAAACGATACAATAGCTGTTTCAGGTAATGATTTAATGGGTAACAATTTAAAACACGCTCCAGAACTATTGTCTAATTGGGATTTCTTTTGGGGTGCAAATGTAAAGGTACAATTAGAAGATATTACCAACCATATTACAACAGACGATTTGTCGTTTCCAACGCTAACAGATATGCATACTTATATAACGGCAAATATTGGAAATTCAGGGGATACGGCAAATGTAACTGTTATTGCAAGACCATATGAGATTGTAGATAACAGCATTCCTGTTCAAACAAAAATATATGGGCTTAATAGATTATTTTCGTCAATGAAAGGGAGAAGAATGTATACCACTTCTATGTCTGATACATGTAGAAATACTAACGATGGAGCAGCCCCAACAGCCATTTTTAATAGATTGATGGGGACTTCACTACCTGAATCGGCAAATATTTTAAATACTGTTTGGCTCGGAAGAGGGAAAAAAAATCATTATGGTCCACGAATGTTCAAAGGAACACAACAAGATTATACTATAAACTTCACACAAGGTGGCGGTGGAGCTGGAAGAACTTGCTACGATATTGGTGATGCTAGTTTTAAAAACGTTGGAGCTGGAATTGAGGACTATAAGTCACATAAAGACAATGATGTTATTTTTTGTTTGTCTAATAATAATAATAATATAAGTATTATTGGCGCTTTTAAATGGTATAACATGATAAATGAAATGAGAAAGGGAACATCTACAGTGATGGCTTCAATCGTTACAGGGGATATTAATAATACTAGAAAAGCTATTGTAGTTAAACCAGTAGGAATAGACCAAGTTTTAGTCCAAATGCCAGATTTTTCAATTTACAATTTCGAGATGGTGTTTTTTAATGACCATACACAGAACCATATATACCTATCCTCTTTCACAGGAAAAGGCGATTTTACATATACAGACTTCGATGATAACGGTAGTAAAATGCGAATAGATAGTGCGGAATGGCTTAATACTTCAGTAAATAACAAAGCAACTCATCTTGCTGAACAGCAAAGAGTAAACGGCATGGTATGGAATACGGTAAGATTCAGACTAAGAAATAAGGCTACAGGAAAGATAAGTAAACTGTCCTATAGTGGAATCGAAACCGTTAACACAAAAGCTATAAATGCGAAAATAATGAGAATAAAATCTTACGAAAAATAAAATACAAGGATAATTTTAAAAAGTTTAAAGTACTCTCTGCCTTATGATAGGTTATGTTTAAAATACTATCTGCCTTATGACTGGTTATGTTTAAAATACGGTCTGCCTTATGAGATGTCAAAACACACAATTTAAAATTATCACAAATTTAGAATAAATACAAGGGTTTAAAAAAAGTTTAAAGTACTCTCTGCCTTATGATAGGTTATGTTTAAAATACTATCTGCCTTATGACCGGTTACGTTTAAAATACGGTCTGCCTTATGAGATGTCAAAACAGCACTTTATTTAATCCTTAAAGAAATCGGAGTTACTAAATGAGTAAGCAAACATCATTAGATATCAAACAAGCCAACAATTCCGTTTCTCCTGAAAATGGATTTATAAGAATAAAAGGTGATGTTGATGGAAACCTACAATATATACTTCCAGATGGAACGGAAAGAGCAATATCGTCTCCATGGGAATTGCCTGTTGTTAATAATGATGTTTCTGACCCTGCAACATTAACTCCAACCGCCTTTGAACATTACATAGTTCCAATAGGAGCTGTCAATGATTGGGCGGGACACGACAATGATATTGCTAATTGGACGGGGACTACATGGGAGTTTATATCACCAGAGCATTCTTGGACACTATATGTGAAATCTGTTAATAAGTTAATAGCTTTTGATGGAACAAATTGGATTGGAACATCAGGGGCAAATACTTTTGCAACTTTAGACGATGTTTCTTTTAACAATACATATGATGATTGGTTTGTTCCTAGTAAAGACGAATTACAAGAATTGTATAATGTTGTTCATTTTGGCGGATTGTATGTGTTTCCAACAGCTGCAGACTATTGGTCATCAAGTGAAAGTGGAAGCTCAAGCGCATGGAAACTGAATTTTAACACCGGTATTTGGCAAAATGGATACAGTAAGTCAAATTTTTATAATTCAATTCCTATAAGAGAATTTACCTCAACTATAACATACTCTGTAGGAGAAATTGGTCCTGCAGGCGGATTTATATTTTATAAAAACGGTGACTATTACCTAGAAACTTCAACACGAAGATATAATGAAAGATGGTGTAACACCTCAATATCAAGTCAGCATATTGATAATACCGATAACTTAACAATCGGTACAGGAAGGACCAATTCTACAGCTATGTTGGCTTATCCAGGATATCCTACAGGAATTGCAAATCATTCAGATACATATTCAGTAGTAACAACCGTTCCATCTGATAAAGATATTGTTGTTTTTGATGGAACGGTGTGGAAGAATGTGCATATGGGTAGCTCAGGTAAGTTAGCGAATTTATCCGATGTTTTATTTAAAGATGTTTATGACGACTGGTATATTGGTTCTATTGATTTAATGCACGAAATGATGCTGTTTGTTGGTGTTGGATATAATGGTGCCGGCCTGAACTCTGAATATTTTTCTTCAACAGAAGATAGTGCAAGTTCAGTACATACTATTAGGTTCGGCAGTCAAACACATTCTACTAGACTTAAGAATTCAACATTGGCACATGTAAGAGCAATAAGAGATTTTCAGGCACCAATAGCTACTTATGCTACAGGTGATTATGGTCAAGCTGGTGGAATAATATTTTATATAAATGGTACTACTCATTATGAATACGCACTTCAAAATTCTCGTGATAAAGTATGGAGTAATATAAATACATTAATTGGAACTAATTCTGCAATCGGTACTGGATTATCTAATACAGAAGCAATCGTAGCACAGGCAGGAGCATTAGATACATACGCACATGAAGTTTTAGATTTTATAGTTTATATAACAAAAGACCCAACTGAGGGTAATTACATAACATTTAATGAAGATTTGCAAAAATGGGTAATTTCAGAAGATGCAATTGAAACAATAACAGCAAGTAATGGATTAAATAAAAGTTTAGCTGATATTAGATTAGGTGGAGCGTTGAATCAAAACACCTCAGTTTCTTGTGGGAATTTTAATTTCTCTGTTTCCACGAACTCAACAGGCATTACATTAGACGAGGCAACTCAAGTATTAACACTACAAGGCTTGAGTAACGTTCCAAGACTAGGAACCTCACCTGACGGCACAGTTCCTTTGGCAATTGCTACAGTAGACTATGTACAAAGTTATGCTTCTTTATTAGCTCATTGGACAAAAGCCTCGAATATATTAACACCGGCTGACTCACTTGTAGAAGGTTGGAGAGTTGAAAGAAACTTTAATGGATATGCTTATTGTCAAATTAGAAATAATGATGATGTTGGAAATGGTGCTGGTTCTGTAATGGAACTTAAAGGCTCTGGTGCTGACTATACCAATAATGTTTATTTTGGTAAATACGGAAGTTCTTATTGGTTGCCTTTTTTAGCTGGCAATGCTGCGATGCTAACAGACCAAAATATGATTGTCGGTACTGTTGGTAATACTATGCAATTAAGATTTGTCGTAGGAGGAGGATATGCGGCTCCTGCTCAAGCAGGTTTCTTTGACAGCAACGGATTAAACTTGGAGAGTTTAAAGACAACATCAGTACATCCGGCTAGCTATTCAAATGTCTTTGTAGACTCTACAACAGGACTTCTTTATGCAAGTACTTTGGGAGCTACAACACCAATAAAACAAACAGACAAATTCACTATAACGGCAAGTGATATTTCTAATGGATATGTCGATTTGTCAAATATTCCAATAACAACAGAACACGAATTTGTTATTTATAATGGAGTTATTCTTGATGATGGAATAGGAAATGATTACACTTTGACTTCTAATAGAATTACTTTTGATGCATTGTTAACTCCTCTTTTAACTGTTGGTTCTAAGCTAATGGTTAAATATAAATATTAAGAATAAAAATTATAATTCAATTGACAAATAACATTATAATGATTATTTTAATTATTACATAGAATAAAAGTAGAACGGAGATATTTAATGAAAATAAAAATTAGAAATATAGCATTAGCAAGTTATCTTGACTATAAAAAAATAAAACTCATAGACTACGAAGCTCCATATTTCATATTTGAATCTAGTGAGAGTGAAAAAAAATGGCAACTTGAATACTACGACAGCGAATTTGCCAAGTTTGATGCGAGTGTAATGAAACTAAGAAATTTCAAATCAAATTAAAGAGGTAACTAATGGCTATAACACAATTAAGAAATGAGCAAGTACTAGACGCTACAGTTGAATTTGGGAAATTAAATACAAATGCGTATTCAAACGACCTTTCTGTTTCTGCCGCTGCAACTGAGTTAGCAAGAGCAGATGCTATTAAAAACTATGTAGACACGATGGTAGATACTAGTCTTAAAACTCCTGAAGCATACGACCCAACAGGAACAGGAAATTACCCATTAACCTACGGCGGAAGTGGCATTGAGGCAGGAGACTCTTTTAGAGTTACTGCGGTAGAAGTTGGTATTGGAGACGGGACTAGAGATGTAAACATAGAAGATTTAATGATAGCTCTAGTAGACGGACCTAGCGCTACAGTATCAACCGATTGGATGGTAGCTGAAAGCAATAGAAGTCAAGCAACAGAAACGATTTTAGGTGTTTCAAAAATTGCTACTCAAGCAATAGTAAATGCTGAAGTTAATGATACCGATTACGTAACTCCCTTGAAAATGGCGACCTATATATCCGCTAACACTCTGGGAGCAGGAGCAGGTCTTGTAGTAAACGGAACAGACGCTGATGTAGTTGCTGCTGATTTATCGTTAGTAGTAAATGCTGATGATATGGCAGTTAATATTGGAACTACAAATGGAACAACACTAGAAGTGTCTGCAACAGGGCTAGAATTAGCACCGATAGTTATTGGACAAAGAACTTTTAACGGCGGTCCATTCTCTGTTGAGACAGGAGTTAATGACCTAGAATTAAACAACGGTTCTGCGGGACAAGTAAATATTGGTGGAGCAACTTCAAGTAGAATATACTCGTTTGCACAAAATATCTTATTTAGAGAATCCGAGATTTCTGCGGCAGCTATCACTACAGCAATTCCTTTAGCCGTGACCACTACAGTTGATTATGGTTCAGGTACAGCGGCAGGTGATTTAATAGATGCTTTTAGAGCTGAATTTACAGATATAGCATTAATCAATGCTATAATGGAAACAAAGCAAATTGCAGACAATGCTTCTGTTGTAAAGCTAACAAGATATTCAAATGAGGCCCCTGCTGTTACAAACGGTTCTGCGGTGCTTCCTGCATTATTAAACTTAGGAACCCATGCTACTGACAAAGTTGCAAATGTTGAGGTTTATCTTAATGGCTCAGCTCAACAACCAGGAGTCGGAAATGATTATACTTTAAATGCATTAACAGGCGTTATTACTATGGAATTTAACTTAATAACAACAGATAAAGTCTTAGTACATTACAACTCTCAAGATGCATAATTACTGATTTTTAAGGGGTGTAAAAACCCCTTTATAATAAAGGATAAATAAATGAATAAATTATTTGAAAAAAAAATTATAGGATATGCACTTGCTGTTATGATTTTAGCTGTAGCAATAAGATTTCTTTTTAACGGAGGAGATATTGCAGTATCTAAAGATGGCTTTAATTTTGATGTTAAAATAGCAGTAGAGTCAACATTAAATAAAAAAGATAGCCTGAAGGTAGTGAGCGTTGATAGCTTAAAAACAGTAAAGAACGATAGTACAAAATAAGGATTTTTTATGTCAAGAACACAATCTGATTATAGAAATATAAAAAACAATACACTGACTGGAGCAAGCTTTGTTTCTCAGTTAAATATCTTTGATGAGACAAGAAGTTATTTAATAGATGATACATGTTGGTGGGGTGGATATATTTATAAAGCTACTGCAAATATGGCAGGACTTGATGAGGGAGATATTTCAATGTCTCCAACTGGAGGTGGTTCTTGGATAGTAACTACTGAAGCTCAAAACATTCATAACAGAGTTTCTAATACGCAACAACTAATGACATTGGCCACCCAAACAGTACTGTATCAAACAGAATCTATTTATAGTGGCGGTTTTGCGGATTATAGCAACGGGGTGTTCACTTTTAATCGAAATGGCATCTTTGTTATAGACATAGCAATGGGCTTTAACGACCCCGCTGGAAATAGAAGAGAGATAGTAACAAGAATCAATCACAACGGAACCGTAATTGATAATCTTTATATCCCAGTGTACACTAGAGGTACTGCAGATGCTGCAATAGGCGGAGGGTCTCAACAGTGTGCCTTGCCTGTGTCAATAGGACAAACACTAGAGGTCGAATGTACTGTGGTAGATGGGGCAAATATAAACACAATCCCTGAAGCTTGTTCTATAAATATTTTTATCCCTGGAGGAGAACAAGGGATTCAAGGTGAAAAAGGTGATATAGGCGAATTAGTATGGGTTGGTGATTATGCAACAGGCTCATATGATGATAATGAAGTTGTGAGATACAACAATAATATTTTTGTCTGTAGAGCGAATGGGACAATAACAAACCCCGGAACACCATCAAGTCCAAATACTGGATGGGATTTAGTAATGGCCGCTCCAACAGCAACAGGAGACGGTGTTCAACCATACCTATTAGCACAGCCTGACACGGTTTTTCCAATAAATGCAGTAGGAGTTACATATACTCTTATTGGAGGGAATTTTGATAATAACATGTCTATAGACATGGGACCTGAACTTACGATAACATCTTTAACCGCAACTTCAGACATAGAAGCAGAGGTAGTTTTTAACACAAGCAATACTATACAGACTGATTTTTTTGCTGTTCTTAGTAGAGGCTCGCTTAATCATTTTGGGGGTAGTTTTAAAATTTCTACTGGAGAAATAATTGGAACAGGTTCTGCAGGAACATTTACAACAAACTTTAATCATGCGACTGGCAATACTAACGGTAATGCTCTTTGGGGTGCAAATTGGGATTTATGGATTGACACTGGTGTTAATTCATTAGACGGTTTGTTTCAAGATAGTAACAATACTACCGGCTCTGGGGGTACAGGCCCGAATGCCGCACACGATAGCTATTATATGTTTACAGAAAGAAGTAGCCCTAATTTTGATGGAACAGATAAAGATGCTACCGCTACAACATCAAACTTTAGAGATGCAGATAGTATACAATTCTGGTATCATATGTTTGGAACAGATATGGGCGATTTAATACTACAAGCTCAAGATGGTGGTAATAATTGGAATACAGTTCAAACCTGGAGTGGACCACAACAAGCTGCACAAGGAGACCCATTTTTAGATAGTGGGGTTATTAGTCTTACAGCATATGCTCCAAAAGCTATAAGATTTTTATTTACAACACCGGTAGGCTATACAAGTGACGTAGCTTTAGATGACATTATAATAATAAGTTCGTAGGGAGAGTTATGCTAGTAGAGCAAGAAGAATTTACGGAAGAAGTTTCTAATTGGAAGCAATCAATTGGAATAGATGTTAGTGAGAAAATGGAAAATGAAGATGTTTTTTCTTTGTCAATTCAAGCTACAGACAACTATATTTTTATAAAGGATACTGCAAAAAAATATATTGATGCCTTTAATGAAATAGGAAATAAAAAATGGCAAAACTTTAATAGTTACGGGCAACTTCCGGATAGTGCCTCAACAACTGGGCTCAATAAAATATGGGAATTCGAGTTACTTAAATTATCAAAAATTAGCAACAATAAATTAGCCATATTTACATATATGAATAATATGCCAGATGGATGTGTTACTGTTAATGGGATTGTAGTAAACTCAACATCCTTAGATTTAAGCAATTTTGAAAGAGCTTACAATTATCTTAACATGGCAAGCGCGACTGAAACACAGATAAGGGATTTCTATAATACAACACATACCGTATCTCTTGCTGAACTTGGTCAAATATGTGCAGATATATTTCAAAAAGGAATAATGCTGTATCATACAAAGTGGCAACTAGAAGAAAACATAAAAAATGCAACAAACTTAACCGAACTAAACGAGTGTAATTTTAATGGCTAAATACTATAAATGGATTTTATCCGAAAATTTCATATACAAACATGGGATTTCTGGTATAAGCAAAACATACAACATAGAAAATTGGGGTACTATATCCGAATCTGAAATCATTATTTATAAGCCATATAGCTGGGATGGATGTTCTCCAAAAATAAGTATTTTCAATTGGTTTACTTTTGGGATTTGGGATGGCTCATTATCCGACAAAACAAAGAACCAATCTTTATATGAAGCAAGTTTAGTGCATGATTTTCTTTGTCAGTTTTCAGACAAAGTTCCGTTTGATAGAAAAACCACTGACAAACTATTCTATAAGATGATGAAAGAAGCTAATTTCTCCATGTCTTATCTTTATTATTGGTCAGTAATACATTATAGAATTATTAAAAATAAAATAGGGATGTAAAATGGAAAAGACTTTTGCGGTTTTTTTGAGTGCTATATTAGACAATGGGTTTTGGGTGGTAACTGGAGTGCTTTTATTGGTTGTAATATTTACAGCTTTATGGAAGCTAGCTTTTAACCCTTTTAAAACTATTGAGTACATAAGAAAGTACTTAAAAAACAAAAAACAAAGTAAAAAAGATGAGCTTCAAGTTACAACTATAAGTCAAACCGAACAAGCATTTGCTAGCCGGCTAAAAGAAGAAAATGAAAAAGAAGCACTTTCTGTTACAGGTTATACTAAACGTGAAAGAAAAATAAGAGTTGCCGAGTTAAGGGAAGATATTAATGTTATAGGAAATCTTAATAGATGGAGTAGAAGATTTGAAATGGAATCTACTTTTGATATTTTTACTACTGGAGAACACTCTACTGAAGATATTGAAAAAAGAATATGGAATGCTAAAGTTTGGGCAAAAAATAAAGTTGACACATTTTCATTTGGCATGGACAAGATAATGGATGATTTTGAAAAATGCTATACAGAATACGGAGACAACTACTATCATTATCTTAGCTTTGAATATTGGGAAAAAGTTGTATTAAATGGCGTGGATGAATATAACAAAAAATGTATAATGATGGGTATGAATAAAAATTTTTTAAAAAAAATAAGTGATAAACATGAATCTTCAATCCAATATGTTTTAAGTGAAATAAAAAGAACTTTAAAAACAAGAATTTTCAAGAACGACCCTATTATAATAGTAGAGGTTATATTCAACTCTTTTCAGACAGCATTTGATGAGGCTTTTAAACATTTAGATGAAATTATAACTCTTAATGGAGAAGTTTCAAAAATACTAGAAAATTGGAAAATTCCTGCGATTACGTTGTCAGAGGAGTTAGATGCTGAAATCAACAATATAAGTTTTGATGATTAAAGGAAGTCAAATGTATATAATAGTAATAATGATGATATATTTTATAGCACAAGGGATAATAGAAGGCCAACATTGGTCTAAGCCTAAAGTATATTCAGCATTTAATATTGATTATCACAGTTGGAGATTACTTGAAGTTTTTACTATATGGATAGGATTTTTTATTGCATATTTATTTATTCTTGATATTAATAGTATATCTATAGATATACTACCTCCTTTTATCGGATTTGTAGGATATGGACTGTTAGGCAATTATGTTTACGAAAAATTTTTAAAAAAAGTATCTAAAGGGAGTTTTTTTAACTTAAGTACATCAAGAGATTATTTTTTAATTTTTAATTATAAATTCTTTTTTAATAAAAACCGATTTATTAAATTATTTCATAAATATATCTATGAATTAAGCCTGATTTTATCTATAATATTTATTATTATAGGAGAACTTTATGTATAACTGCGACGGATATAAAGAGCTAATATTAGAAAAAGAAAATTTATTAAAACTTAAAAAACAAATACTTGAAAAACTTATAGATTTGGCTGCTGTAAATAAAGCTAAAGCAATAGAAATAAAAGAATTACAAGATAATATATATAATATACAAAAAGCTATAAAGACAAATAAAGATATAGTAAACAAATTAGACAGAAATATTGAAATACTTCTTAAAAAATATTTTTCATTAAAAGTTGCCATAGTTATTTTGGTCTTTTTTTTTAGTTTTGTAATGTTTACAGATAATACAACAATAACAAACCATAGTGAGATGAAAACGAATACTAAGTTAATTAAAGGACTTAAAAAGGAACCGTAAATGAGTGATAAGTTATTAAAAGCATTTAACAGAGTAGTAAAAGAGTATGTAAAACAAAGAATATCCATATATGAATTAGATATGAAATTATATGCGATACGTTATTATGAAAAGATAGAAAGAAAACAATGAAATCGAATAACAATATACATAAATTTTTTAGTATAAAATTAATGTTAACTATTTTCTATACTGTACTATTCACATTTTTACTTAAAGAGAAAATGATAACAGAAACTCCATATGTGAATTTAATAACTATTATAATAACCGTATATTTTACCGCAAATGTAGGAACAAAAGCTGTATCAAAATATACAAGAGGTAGTAAATGAAAGTATCTAAATTTATTATATATATTATTATTATTATAAGCATTTATATTCTTGGCTTCATATCCAACAAACAGGAAACTAAAATAGTTACAATACCTGATAGCTTAAAAATAACAAGCATGAAATTTCAGTTAGATAGCATAAAGAAAAGTATAGTAGCTAAGGTAGATACATCTGAAAAAATAAAACCTAAAATAATAATTAAATGGTATCCTAAATATATAAAAGGCGATACAATAAAAATCTTTCAAAAGGACACCGTATATAAAGCATTGTTTGAAATAAGCGATAAATATATAAAAATATGGGGACACACAGAATATCATACTTCCGCTAATAACACTTTTGACATACATTATATAATACATCCTAGAGATTTAAGAGCTGAAACATTTTGGACTAATGGTCAAATATTCACCGAAGTATACGAAGGAGATATTAAGTTAAAAATTAAAAATAAAATTGATTACAAAGAATATAATCTTTACGTCAAAAGCTTAAAACCTAAATGGTACGAAGCTCCAATGTTTGTTATTCCTGTAACTTTTACAGTGACACTGCTAGGAGTTTGGGGTCTTAACAATGCAATTGACTAAATAAAATTTGTTTAAGAGTGGAGGATTATGAAGTACATAACAAAAAAGATTAAAATGGATAAAGTTGAAATTGTATGCCTTGGAGATTGGCATTTAGGAGATTCAAATTTTGACGAAAGAAAAGCAAAGCAGTATATAGATTATGTAAATAACAACGACAATGTTTTTGTCATCTGTATGGGAGATTTAGTTAACACAGCATTAAAAGGTAGTGTTAGTGATGTATACGGAAATAGGATGACACCGAAAGAAGAAATAGACAAGATATGTTCTCAAGAGTATCTTGGAAGTATAGATAAAAGAAAGTTCATAGCCTTTACAGATGGTAATCACGAAGGAAGGCTTAAAAAAGAAACGTCAATAAGCTCAAGTGATATTATTGTAGATAGGTTAGGAATTAGAGATATTTATGCTCCAACAATCGGAGTTGTAAATGTGCAACTAAATCATAATAGTTACTACATATCGTTATCTCACGGAACAGGAGGAGGAAGCACTCTTGGAGGGAAAGCAAACAGACTTGACAAGCTTTCTTCTATAATAGCCGGATGTGATATTATAATGATGGGGCACACTCATCAAGGAATGCATATCCTTAAGTCACAATTTGTAGTAGATAAAAAACATGAAAAAGTAGTAGAACAAAAAACCCATCTCATCAACACAGGCAGTTTGCTGAAATACGAAGGAGGCTATGCCGAAAGAATGAATCTTATGCCGGTAACATTAGGGTTGGCAATTATAGGGCTAACAGCAGGAGGAAAGAGAATTCCTAAAAAAATAACAGCTAGATGGCATATTTAACTATAAAGGAGAAGAGATGCTTGAGTTTGATTCTAATGAAGAAATATATTTTTCGTGGTACCTAGATGAATTGCTAAAAAGTGGATTTATAAGAAAATGGAAACTACATCCAATAACATTTGAATTGTCAGATAAAAAAACATATGCATGGAATGAACAGCTAAAAACAAAAGTAAAAATAAAAGAACAGACATTGTTTCAGCCGCATAACTACACACCTGACTTCTTGATAGAGTGGACAGAAAAAGCCAGAAGCTTATTTTTCAATTCTACAGAAGATAGGGCTAATTTAAAAAACGTTCCATTTATTTCACAAAAATTAGCAAACGAACATGGAGACGAAGTTGAAACCACTATAATAGATATAAAACCAACTTTCGACCAAAATAATATGACAAGATTATTTTCTATAAATCAAAAATGGGTATATGATAAATTAGGGGTTTATGTTCAAAAGATAATACCACTGAGCAGTAAAAAACCAAAAGTAAAAGGGTTGTTTGAAAAAACTTTTGTTCCAACAAAATACCTTCTTACAGATAAAAGTAAAAAAGCAAGAAAGATAAATTTCAAAATAAAACAATTAAAACAATTTCTAATGGAGGCTTATAATGTCTAGTGTGTTTAAAACAGATATTAAAAAAACTATAGCTGATAGCTTATTGGCTCAAAAAATCAGCCCAGAACAATCATCTCAACTCAATGCACTAATAGAGAGTATGTCGTTGTTAAACTACAAAGAGATAAATTACACCGATTTTGACAAAGAAAATTCAAATGGTATAATCTTCTCGGATAACGACAGAGTGGCAGGATACGCAATAGCAGCTCCTGTAAAATACGGAAACACGGTAGAAGAGTCTATCTTTACTGCAGACCCAATTAACACTCTAACAACAACACGAACAGAAATTTCAAATGTTGTAATAAAATCGCAAGATGGATTAACTATGTATACAGAAACTACCGATTATACATTTGACTCAACCACTGGAGTTATTACTAGAATAACTGCTGCTCTTGGAGGTAATATTACAGACGCAGAAGCTGTTTCAATATCTTACTTTTCAAGTGAAAATGTAACACCTGGAACTGCAACACTCCAAACAAAAGTCATTAATATTGGAGCTTCAATGATAAAAGCTATCAAGTTAAATGCGGTAGATGAAAATGTAGAACTTCAACTTAGTAAAGATGGAATAAGTTATTTCAACGTTCCTTCTTACAATATTTTTGAAGAAATTCTAGAAACTGAAGAATTATATATTCGAGTCATTGTGCCTGCGGGAAACAGTATTAGAAATATAATAGTATCTTACGAAAAAATAATTAAATAAATACTTGATTTTTTAACAAATATTTCTTATTTTTAACATATGTCTGAAATAGTTCAGACCTTACCCCTTAAATAAGAAGAAAAAAAAGATTATAAAGGAGATTACAAATGGCCGAATATAATGCAAAACTAGGAAGTCAAACAACTTCTCATGTTGAGATTTTACAGAGCTTAGGAAACTTTCCATATTTACAGCAAAACTTTGAAGGACCCGAAACTGCTGGTGTAGCAGATGTTCTTGTTCTAGCAATTGGAGATGCTTTAAAAATGGTTGCAGGAAAAATAGAAAGATATCAAGATGGTGATACTGAAGACATCTTTGCTGTTGCTGCTGAGTCTTATGATTCTACAGTGTTAAACACTACTGGAGCACCTGCTGGACACATTGATACATATGCTTTTGGTTGTCTAAAAAAAGATTCAATTTTTAAGTTAGACGGACCTGGAACTGGTAGAGAGCTTCTGTCAAGTACTGATTTAATCAAAGCAAAGAAAATGGGACTTTATCTTTTATAAGATATAGTTTTATATAAAATTTAATACATATTTTATTATGTAGATTAATATTAAGGAGAATACAAAATGGCTTTACAAATTGACTTAGATAGATATTTTACTGCAGAGGCAATTGGGCAAGTTCTATATGACGCAGAGCCTGTTAGAACTCCAATATGGAGCAGAGTGTTTAGTAAGACTAAACAACATCCACTTCCTCACATAAGTAAAAAAACTTTTGTTGAAACTACTGGTAATATTCCGGTAATAAAAAGAGGTTCGAGCTCTATTGGTGTTTATGACGGTGAAGATACTGTTGATTTATTTGACCCACAACCTTTAGCAGTTAATACTATTATAAAAGCAAGTGACTTTTTAAACCTTCAAATGGTTGGTGATGAATCAACTCTTCAAGATTGGGTAGCTGATAAGCTTTCAATGTTAAGAGACAGAATCTTTACTACTATTGAAGCTTTATGTATCCAAGCTTTTGTTGATGGTGAGATTAACTATGCTATCAAGATTTACGAAGGAGACCTTGGTGATTACAAAGTTAACTTTGGTAATTTAATTCCAGTTCCTGTAGCATTTACAGGTGTTTGGGGTGGTGCTACGATTGAAAACATTTTCAAGGACATTTTAGTCTTGAAAAATGCAATCAAGAAGCATACTAGATATGGTTCTACTATTGGTATCTTAGCAGGTGAAACAGCTTTCTATACTTTAGTAGGAAAAGCTGAAGGAATGATGACTTCGACTACAGTTAATATGAGAATTGAAGAAGACACTGTTCTTATCAATGGTACTAAAATAGAGTATATGGGCGATGCTGGATATACTGATTTAAAAACTGGTGCTTGGGTTGATGCTATTGGAACTAATGATATAGTTCTTTTTGCAGAAGACGCTCCGTTCCAATTAAACTATCTAGCAATTGATGACTTTGATGCTATTACAGGTGGTCCTCAAGTTGTTGCTAGAAGCTTCTTCCCTAAGTCAATCAGGCAAGATGACCCTAGTGGATACAAGATTCTAGTACAATCGAAACCATTTCCTATGAGTGTTCCTTTGGCTACCCTGAAGGTAACTGTAATTTAGAGGTACCTTGATAATAATGGTTGACATTTATTAAACAAATCCCTATATTGTTGTTAGTGTGAAATTACTCGCATTGACAACAATATAAGGAGATTTAAAATGACAGAACAATGGAAAAGTATTAAAGGATTCGAGAACTACGAAATAAGCAACGCAGGTAATGCAAGAAAAAAAGAAGAAACACTAATAAGAAGTGATGGAAAGCCATACACATTCGAGTTAAAGGTTTTAAAGCAAGAATTACTAGGAAATGGACTCTTGCGAATTGTTCTTAAAAATAGCCATAAAGTTAAAAAGCGAATTAAAGTACATATTTTAGTTGCTGAATACTTTGTTGATAAGAATGACAACGATAATATCATAAGTCATGTTGACGGAAACTTACAAAATAATAATGCATCAAACTTAAAGTGGAGCCATAGAAGTGTTAGGCAGAAAAAAATACTTAAACCTTTAAGCGATAAAAAAGATGATGCTAAAAACGGTATTTTTTGGAAAGCTGTAAAAAACTTTGAGGGGTTTTACGAAGTTAGTAATATGGGTACAATTAGAAGCCTAGATAGAGTTGTTAATGATTTAAGATGGGGGTCTAGTTTTGTAAAGGGACAAATTCTTAATCCAGAAAAAACAGCATCGTTAAGTGTTAGATTGTCAAATAACAGTATATCTAAAAAAAGATTTAAAGTACAAGATTTAGTTTGCAATGCTTTTATCAGAGACATCGAATTTAATGAGTATATATTATTTAAAAACAACAATAGACACGACTGTTCAGTTTTCAATATAGAAATAGAAAAGATAAAAGAAACAAGAGTAACGAAACATCTTGAACAAGAAAAAATGCTTGAAGGGGAAATATGGAAAACAGTACCTTTTGCACTTAAATATCAAATATCATCGAAAGGAAGAGTTAGAAGTTCTTTTGGAAGACTAATGTCTTTATCTAACTCTCAGGATTATACAAGTGTATCTGTAATAACAGACGAGAAAAAACACAAAACAATTCGTGTTCACAGATTAGTAGCAACCACATTTATAGCTAACCCTGAAAATAAGCTTGTAGTTAACCATAAGAATGGGGATAAAAGCGACAATAGAGTAGAAAATTTAGAATGGCTAACACAATCAGAAAATGTATTACATGCTCATAATAATAACCTGTATGGCAGAAATAAAAACAATAAAAAAGAAAATAAAGAAAAATAAAAATGGCATTATTACTAACAGCAGAAACACTTAGAGAAGAACTAGGTTCTCACAACTATAGAATGCTTACTCAGAACGACGATGAGAATGCGGAAAAAGCACTAAGAAAGGCAAAGATATTTGTTGCTTCTGTATTCAAAAGAGCCAACAAAGAATCTGACTACGACGAACTTGATGACAGCACTTCAGAAGCAGTAGTATTTAGGGCATTATTTGAACTTTATGTTAAGGTTAAGCAATATGACTACGCAACAAAAGCAAGAAATGAGAGCCAGGCTATTCTCATAAACATATTAGGAGCTGTGGCAGATATCTATACAGACGATAATATGGTAGGAAACAGTAGAAGTAAAACAACAATTTCCTCTATAAAGGGAAAATCTAAGTGGAACGGATACTCTTAAGGACATAATATGGACATGAAAAATGCAGTAGATTTAGCAAAAAAACTTTGTTCTCATGAAGTTAGTATTGCAGGGAAAATAGAAAATGGGTTAATTCCAGCGAATTCTGAATTAAGCATCAGGATTGGCCCGAAAGAATTCAGGCGCTATTATAATTATCCGGAAAAGATAAATATAACATCAACTGCAATTGGAGCTACTGTTGAAACAACTACTATTACAGTAGACATCAACCCTCTCTTACTCAACCACGATGATATAATCATATCGGAAACTGTTAATTACGAGGGGATTCATGAGGTTGCTAGATACAACAAATTGAGCAAATCGTTTGATATTGAAATGCCTTTTGTCGGAACAGAAACAGGAACTATTACAAATTACACACTAGATACAATCAGAACTGCGCATGCGTGGTTTATTTTATATTTCTCAACTTTTACATTACAAGAGCTAAAGGCAAATGTAGTGATACCTTTATCTGAAACATTCGACAAAGGAAAGGTTGAGGTGTTCAAGCAAACTGAAATAGAAATATTAAGAAATGACTATCTTAGAAATGCCTTAGTGATAATAGGACAATTAAATGCAATTGTATAGAAAGAGGCATTCTATTGATACTGTTCTTCACAAGGTTAACGGTCGGTTGCATGGTGACTTAGCCGATATACTAGAAGAAGACGTAAGAGTTTTCTGTAAAAATGTAGTAACTTATTCTGAAATTCTTTTAAAAAAGAAAGGTAGATATGCCACGAAGCAGTTGTATCGTTCTTTACAATACAGGATGTCTAAAGTTCAAAAAGACGGAGAGTCAAAATTAAGAGCCACCGTATCTGCAAATGCGAAAGCAAAAGGAAACCGTTTCCGTTATGGAAATACGATAGGATACGGATTTAGAGCTGACGCTGAAAAAGTACCTGTAGACCCTGAAGGAATTAGAGCATGGGTAAAAGCTAAAAGAATCAAAGGATGGAAAAGAAGGGTTAAAGACTCTTCTGGTCAATACAAGGATACTGATAATATTCTGTCGGAAGAACAAATATCAAGATTAATTACTGCTTCACTGTTAAAACGGGGTAGGTTTGAAAAGTTAGCAGAAGATGGAGATAGATTTTTTCATAAGGCTTTTAATAAACATATAAAAGACCTTAGACCGACTATAGAAAAACATGTTAAAAAAAATGTAACAAAGTATATTAACGAAGTATTTGGAAAATAATGAGTTCAGAAATGATTACATATGAAACTCCGGAAGAAACCAGAGACAAATTCATAGACTCGATTGACCTAGAAGTCAGTGGCATTCCATTGTTTAATAGAAACGTGCAAATAATAAACATGACCGACTCAACCAAAAGTCCTGGCAAAATGACTACTATAATAGTTAACAGGCCTTTGAATAAGGTAGAGTCTGATTCTGTATATGTATCAGGAACTTTAAGCTGTGATGGCTCGAAAGTTATATACAATCTCTCAGATGACAGAAAGTCGTTTGACATAGATGTTGTTTACACCTCGCCTCAAGGTGGGGAAATAGACGGAACAGGACAATTTTATGGCGAAGACATAGAGGATGATGAGCAAAAAAATCTTCCTTGTATAGTCGTCGCTGGAGAAGAGACTGATTTTGTCGAAGATAATACTAATCAAACATCATTAACAAAGGTATTATTCTTATATGATTTTATAATATATTCAGACGATATAAATAATTATAAAGGGTCAACAAAAAGAGAAAGACTTAAGAGTGCTAAAAAATTCGTATGGAATGTAGCATTCAATATATTCAGAACGGCTAGGGGTAAGCAATTTGATATAAGTGTTGAAAATCTATATGTTGACGGATATGTGACAAATAAAACCACAGAAATAGCGATAGCTCACTGTGAATTAAAAATATACCAAAAATAAATTAAAATCAAGGAGTATAAAATGGCAAGTTTTATATTTAGTGAAGCGAATGTAAAAAAGAATTTCTTTAGAATATTCGTTAAAACTGCTACAAACCTTACAGACAATCCTACTGAGCCATTATGGGCTAATGGAAATGCTGCTGGTGTCGATTCTAAAACTGCAAGAGCCGGCTATGCTGGTGATGCAGGCGATATAGCTACAGGTTTGTTTAATTCTCTATATGTGAATTACTACGAGCAGATTGGTTCTTGTAACTCAGAACCTGTTGTATCATCTTCTGATGTAGATGGTATTACAAATAATATCGGTACAACTCTAGGTGCTTCTAAGGAAGTTACTGTTGAGTTTACTCTACATGACTTAGATGGTGGATACCATGCTGGTACAGGAAGTATTTTCGAAGCTACAGGTGATAGCAATTATGCTTCATTAGTTAGTATTGACGGTACTACAGTAAACTTCGTATTCTTCGATGAAAATTCGGGAACTACTTATGTTATTAAAGATGTATCGGTAAGTGTAAATCTTTCTTCTACAGGAAACTCTTTTGAAGAAGTTCCTGTTACTGCGAAGAAAGAAGCAACTACCATTTCTCAAATTGTTAACAGATACAAGTATAATCCTGGAGCTGCCGCTGTAGTTCTTGTTGGAACTCCTACTTCTGTGTCTATTTACGATGGTGGTCTTAACTACTCTGGCACTGAACTTGCATTACCACAAGTACAGATAATGCCTATATCTTCTACCGCTGCTGGTGTTACAGTAGATATTACTGCGGTTGATGGTAATGGTACTGCTACAGCAATTACTCCTGCATTTGGTGGAGCTAACGCATTTTATGCTGTTGGTGACTTACTTGTTATGGATATTGGTGCTGCTGGTGGAACTGAAAGTCTTATTCTTAGAGTTGATGTTATTGCCTAAGAATTTAAGCAAACAGACACAATTAAGGCGAATATTTATTTATTCGCCTTTTTTTATGCTTAAAATAAAAAAGATAAAGCTTGAGTTTTACAGTTTTATTTTGTATTTTATATGAATACTAACTAAACAATAACAGGAGAAGAGATATGAAGCTAAGTTTAACAATGATAAAAGATGTTTTTAAGGCAGTAAGAGGTATTGTTTTAGTCAACGACAAAGAGGAATTTAATTTACTAAATGCAATCAGCGAAATGAACGATGACATTTTAAATGATGTATGTAGTGCTATTTCACAAAAAAAAGAAATAAACTATGCTGAAGATTTGCTAGGAGAAGAAGGTGCCTTGGAGGTCATCTCAGATTTTTTGCTGAATATTATAAGCAACTATCAGAAGTCAAAGAAATTCAAGATGCTTATAAACACATATTTGAGTCCAAAGATGAAAACCCTTTTCAGCAAGATAAAGGACAACTTACCCAACTCGGAACTCTCTTAGAGTTGACATACAATCTTTCTCAGATAGGGAAAAATATCGATATGAATAATGTAGACTTGATAGAAGGATATTACTTAGTATACGAGCATTCGAAAAGACAAAAAGAACAAAATGACGAAATTGAAAAACTAAACAAAAAAAGAAAATAATTCTCTTATAGAGGATAGGGACTAAAATGGCTAAAGACTTAACATATAATATAAAAATAAATTCAAATCTTGAAGGTTTTGAAGAAAACGATATTAAAGACTTGTTAAAACAAATTAGTATTATAAGTGGCACCGATGTTAAAATCGGTGCTAAAGTCGATATGGTAGCTTTACAGAAACAATTAGTTTTTATGAAAAAAACCATAGCTACTATAATTAAAGAAGTCCCTGATGTAAAATTCGTAGACAACGAAAACATAGTCCCAGCTTTAAACACCATCTCTAAACAATTTGAAGAATACGGAAAAATCTCTGCCAAGAAATTTACTACAAATTTTAAAGCTAATATCGCATCTGCGGCTACAGCCATGAGCGATTTACATGCCGAATTAGACAAGGCTAAAAGAAATGAAGACAAACAAGCTTTAGCCGATTATACGGGACTAACTCTTTACGATGGAAATAAAAAGGCTAACCTAAAACTTCAAAAAGAAGAATCTACTGACAAATCATTTCTAACACAAAGAAACACTAGAGAAAAAGTTAGTGCACTTGATGATGGAAGTATGGGTACGAGCAAAGGAGAAGCTCAAGCTAGAGATGAATATGCTAAAACAACCGAGTCTTTAAAAACCGAAAAAAAGATTCAACTTGGAGCTGCTAAAGATGCGGCTATCGAAAAAAGAAAGCTACTTGACAAAGAAGAAAATAATCAAAAAATTATTAACCAAAGAAAACTAGATGAAGAGATAGCACTAATAAACTCTATGACTGATGCAGAAGCAAATGCTGCCATAGATAATGATACTCTTCAGAAAAAAGAAGTAGCCTCAACAAAAAAAACAAATAAAGAGAAAGCTAAAGATACAAAAAAAACAAGCAAAGAAATGGTCGAGCAGGGGAAAAAAGATACTGACGAACTTAAGAAATTATTTACAGAACTTAGTGAAATAAAAAACAGAGACAAGCCCAAGGCAGACACTTCTGCAAAAAAAACAAATAAAGCAAAAATTAAAGATACAGAGAAAACAAACGAAGAAATAATTCAGGACGAACAAGCTACTGCCAAAAAATTAGCCGAAATTCAGGAAGATTTACAAGCACGAAGAAAACATGCTATAAACAAATTGACAAAAGAAAATAAGGCCGCAGGAAGAAATACCACTAAAAGAGAGATAGCGGCACTAGAAGGTGCCTCAAAAGAAGTACTAGATGTTATACTTGGGAAAGAAAAGAAAAAAAAGAAAGTAAGAATTAAAGTAGCCAAAGAAACTCAAGAGGAAATATCTAAAATAGAAACTGAGGGAGAGACTAAGATTGTCACTCCAAAACGAGTAAGAAAAACAAGAAAATTTGAAACTGTAGTTCCTGAAGAGGCCGTAGATATAGATGCTATTTTAAAAGCAAACGAGAAAACCTCTGCAGATAAGAAAGAAAATATAAAAGAAGAATCTGCCGTTAAAGATAAAACTATAAAAAAATCTTCATCTAAAGAACAAACACTAGACAAACAAACTTCTACAAAAAAGAAACAACTCATAAAAGAAGAGTCAATAGCAGAAACACAGGCTGAAAACAAAGTTGCTGCTGCGAAAGCTATCTTGCAAGATAGACTAAAAAAATCAGAGACAGGTGCTAAATCTTTACAGACTTTAGAAACTGGACAAGAAATTTCAGGTAAAGCTGTAGCGTCTATAGTAGACCCTAAGCAAAAAGCTAAATCCGAAAAAGAGTTGAAAGAATTTTACAGTAAATGGAAGCTGTTAGAAAAAGACCTTTTCGACACGAAAAAGAAAATAGCTTCTGCAGAAACTATGGAAGAAGTGAAAGCTTACGTAGAAACTGTTACAGAAATTAAAAAAAGAGCTACTGTATTATCTGCTGATTTAGTAAAAATAAATGATAGACGAAGAAAGCAAATTACTAGAGCTGATATTGCCGCTAATAAAAAAACAACTAAAAAGCCTACCAAAACTACAGTATTAGAAAAACCTACAGTTGTAGACACAAAACCTTTAGATAAGCTAGCAACAGTAAGCAAGACAACAATTGGTGATGTTAAGCTAATTGTTGCTGAAATCCAAAAAGCAATCACCGCTATAAATACAATTGTAACATCTGTTGACAAAGTCACAAAAGGTGTCGCCGAAACGACTAAAGCTATAACAGGTCAAAATGCCGCTTTTAAAGAATCTGCCGCTCAAAGTTCAATAACAAAAGAAACTATAGAAGCTATAATAAAAGTAGCTAAAATACAAGCAAAAGAAGAAGCTAAAAAAACAGCGAAAGCCAAAGAAGAAGCAGAAAAAAGAAAAAAAATTGCTAAGGAAGAGGCTGAAGAAAAAAAGAGATTAATAAATGAAGCCTCAGCACAAGAACAAAAACCAACTATGCCATCTAAACCTTTTAAGTTAGGAGAGCAGGCACAGCCTCTTAAGATGAGTGAAGTCTTTAACGAAAAAGACGATAAGGTTTCATTAGACACTCATAATGCTACACTTAAAATGATAGAAGAAGAAGCTGCTTTCAAAAAGAAACTTGCTATCGAAGAATACAATGCTGAAGTTAAAATGATTGAAAACAATAGTGCTTACGAAGAAAAACTAGCAAAAGAAAGACTTGCTAAAAAGAATTTAAAAGGTAAAGTAGATTTAGCAGACCACGATGCAGAAATGAAAATGACCGCACAAGAAATAAAGCACAACAGAGAAGTTGCAGCAGCAAGGGAAAGACTGAACAATAAAATAATGAAAGCAGACCACGATGCAGAAATGAAAATGACTGCACAAGAAATTACTGACGATAAGAAAGTTGCGGATGAGAAAATAAAAGAAAACTTAAGAATTAAGAAACTAGACATAAACACCGCATACTCCGAGAAAGCTAAGAAAGAAGTAACTACTGATAAGGCCTATACTATTGACGATAAAGCAAATATCAATAGATATAAAAACGAAGAGTCTTTGTGGGAGAGCTTTGAGGACAAGAAAAAGACAACCGCAAAACAAACAGCAACAGAAATCTCCGATTACGAGATAGCCTTAGCTAAAAAAACAGAAAAAGAAAATGAAACAATACTAAAGAATAGAACAGAAACAACAAGGAAACATGGAAAACTAACATCAGACGCATTACTAGTTTCTGAAATAGAAAACCAAAAAAGAATAGTAGAAATTAAAAAACTTACATATAGCAAAAGCATATCAGAAGCTCAGTCGTATTATGTAGAACTTACAAAACTAAACAGGCTCAATACAAAACAACAAGCTATAAAGCTTTACCCAAAAGATTCGGTAAAACAAGATGATTTTAGGGCATCTTTAAACGCTAAAGATGACGAGACAACATCGAAAGCATTAGACATTCAGATAGAGAAAATAAAGAAAAAAAATGATACCACAGCAAAATCCTTAGCTAGTTCAATAAAAGCTCAAAAAGATTACACCGCACTTGTTAAGATAGGATATCAAGACAGTGAAGCTGCTGCTGTCAAATATTACAAAGAACTTGAAAAATTAGAAAATTTACAAAACAAAAAAGAATCGCTATCTTTAGATAATCCTGAGAGAGCCGCACTTATATCAGACGCATCCTCCCATATAAGAATACAGAAAGAAAGGGCTAAAACTGTCGCTGCTATAAGAAAAAAAGATGCTAAAGACAGCGCAACAAAAAACAAAGAAGAGTTAGCATCACAAAAAAAGAATATAGAAATAGAAATTAAATTTTGGAAAAAGTATTATAATACATTATCATCAGATGATTTGAAACATGCTCAAGACAGAATCAAAAACTCTAGAATAGCTTTGGCAGGCATAGAATCTGAAGGAAAATCCGATATAGAAAAATCTGCGATTACTAGCGGTTCTACAGCTCAATACCAAAAAGAAATTGCGGAGATGAAAAAGAGTAGAAAAGAATACCAAAAGAATTCTAATATAAAGGAAAAAGAAACTGCCGATTACTACAAAAAAGTAAAAGGGCTAGATAGGAACTACTATAAATGGAAAAAAGCTCAGATATACAAAGATACAGAAATAGATAAAAATGCAAGCAAGGAAGCGATTTACAGGGCAAAAACGACCAGATTAAAAATGATGAACGAACTAAAGAAAGACATGGGAGCTGGTGGAACATTTTTCAAAAATATGATGGCAAATGTTAGAAGTATGCTAGTTGCTCTTGGAGGTTTTTATGCAATAAAACAAATGATTGTCGAATTAACAAGAGAGGGGCTTGAATTTGAAAGCACAATGGCATCTGTAAAAGCGATTGCACAAGCATCAACAGGTGAATTTGTAGCATTGTCACAATCAGCAAGAGAACTTGGCGAGAACACAAGGTACACTGCAACTGAAGTTGCAAAGCTCCAAGAAAATTTTGCAAAAATTGGTTTTTCTACGCAAGAAATATTAGATGCGAGTCAAGCAACAATATACCTTGCCACTGCAACTGGTGAAGAATTGGCAGAGGCAGCAGAAATTGCAGGTGCTACATTAAAAGGTTTTGGATTACAAGCTAAGTCAACACAGAGAATTGTCGATGTTATGGCAGCATCGTTTACATCTTCAGCATTAAACCTAGAAAGATTCAAAGAGTCTATGAAACTTGTCGCCCCTATGGCAAGAGCCGTCGGATTTTCAGTTGAACAGACAACAGCGGTTCTTAGTAAGCTTGCTGATACTGGACTACATGGTAGTTTAGCAGGTACAGCGTTAAGAAATACATTTTCTCAGATTGGAAATTCAAGTTCTAAGTTATCTAAGGTTTTAGGCGGAACAGCAAATAACTTTGAAGAATTTATAGCTTTACTTAAAAAGGCCAACGACAGAGGGGAAGCTTTTAAAAAAGAAGCTTTATCTGGATTAGATTTAAGAATTAAAGGTATTATAATTTCATTGGCATCTCAGGCAGATACCCTTTCGGACGTAGCAAATAATTATGATTTAGCAGCTGGAGCCGCAAGAAAGATGTCTGAAATTAGAATGGATACTTTATACGGAGATTTACTACTGTTAAAATCCGCATGGAGCGAGTTGCAATTGTCTTATTTCGATGATGCCGGAAATGGATTTAGGAATATAATACAAAGCATGGTATCTATAGTTAAACATGGTAAGGAAATAATAACCGTCTTAACAAATGTAGCTATTGGGTTTGGACTGTACAAAGCTATTATAGCAACAAGAACATTGGCTTTTGCTCTAAATACTGTTAAAATAGCATTTTTAGGAACCGCAGCAACAGCTACTACGGCGACAACTGCTGTAGCAGGAACCACTGTAGCGGTAGGAGGTTTAAAGGCTGGGTTGACTGCCTTAGTTGCCTCTAATCCTATATTATTAGCTATATCACTAGCACTTGGAGTTATCGCTGGTCTTTACTATTCGATGTCAGACGCTGAAGAAAGAGCTAAAAAAGAAATGCAGGAATTGAACAAAGAAGCAAAAGATACAATAAGCAATATTGAAATAGAAACAGATAGAAGAAAAAAACTAATGAAACAATATTTAGACCTTTCTTATATAAAGAATAAAAATGAAGGTCAAATTGAAAGAGAAAAGAAATTGCTAGCAGATATTAACGACTTATATATCGACAAGATTAGTGGGTTAGACGATGTAAAAACAAAGTATATTGAAATTAAAAACGAGCTTACAGAGATACAACAACTAGCAACTCTTATGAATATAAAAGATTTAGGCTCCGATATCAACGACATACTAATGAAAGCAAATACACTTAAAAAAAGTATGTCTGAATTATTAAGCGAAATAACCAAGAAAAGCAAAATAGCTACAGATATCTCAGTTAGGGTGAACTACGCTTTTAGTGGGTACGATGATGATGCAAAAAAGAATTTGAAAAAACTAGCTGATGGACTAACTGCTGATGCAGAAAATGCTGTTAAGCTAAGTGTGGGTATAGACGAGGGCGATACAAAAAAAGTTCAAAATACTATGGTAGTATTGTACAAAGAAAGTCAAAAACATATACTAGATAGGTCAAAAGCGATAATAAACGGAAATAAACAGGAAAGATTGTCTGCAGAAAAAAACATAGAATCCATAAGTAAATTACTAGAAAAGGGAACATTATTTTTACAGCTCGAAGACCAAAGAATAGAAAAAGCAAAAAAATTACAAAAACTCGTACTAGGATATGAAGAAGACAGCAAGAAAGAAGCCATGACAGTAAGCTCTGTTATGCAGGACTATATAGACCTGCAACAAAAAAAGATAGATAATTTAAAAGCTATAGAAAACGTAAATCTTAATAGTACAGAAAAAGAAGCAATTATAGAAAAAATAGAGGCTTCTAAAAAATACATTTCAGAACTTGAAGTTGCTAAAAGATTGATTTCATCAATGAGATTAGATTGGGACGATGAGAGCTTAAACGAATTCAGAGATAGTTCTATAAGTGCTATAGCAGCAATAACAGACTCAGACCAATTTGAAAAAACAAGACAGTCTCTAAGGGATTTATTTACATTCAAAGAAGAAGGTACTATTTTTGAGCGAGTTACTAATAAGATTAAAACATTTAGTGATGGAATATCTGAGTTCCTTGCGAATGCTAAAAAGCTTGATGCAGAGTCAGGAACTGTAAGCCTTGTAATGGAAAAAGATAAGATTGATTTCGATAAAGAGTCTACATCATTTTTCAAAAAAAGAGAGGGAGAAAGTCAAGAAGAAGTAAGAGCTAGAGAAGCAAAAGCCATAGATAAGCATATGAACGATTTAATGATAAAGCAAAGAGACGGCAACAAAGCTATTGACGATGGAGATAAGAATAAGATTAGACTCATGAAATCGCATTTAGACGGACAAATAGAATTTTATAAAGTAGAGGCCAAAGTTAAAGATTTAGACCTTAAAAAGAATAAACAATATCAAAACGCAAGGTATCTTACTATAAAGGCAGGTCTTTTAGCATCCGACAAAGTCTTTGGTTGGAGTGAGGACAGATTAGAAGACCATATTAAAAATATGTTAGAACTCGAAAATAAAGGTAACAAAGGAAGAGTTGACAATGCTGAAAGATTAAGAAAAGCCCTAGAAGATATAGAAAAAAGAACATCAGTAAAAGACGACATTAAAGAAATAGCTCAACTAAAAAAAATAAACGAATACTATGAAAATAAACTTGCTCTACTTGGTGGTACAGGAGACCTAGAACGAAAAAGTGACGAAACGGCTGTTGCGTATTTAAAAAGAAAACATGAGATACAAAAACTTAACGAAAAAGATATAGTATATGCAAAAGAACTGTTGAACCTTGAAAGAAAAAGAACAATAGCCTCACTTTCTAAGAATCCTAGTCAAGAAAATAAGAATAAAATAAAAGCCCTGAAAAAAGAGATTACAAAAGAAGAAGCCAAAGAACACGCTAAACTTCTAATAGTAAAAGCTAGGGTAACGGAGCAAACTAAAATAGTAAAAGATGTCTTAGAGAGAGAAAAAAAGGCAACTTTAAAAATACAAAAAGAATTAAACAGGGTAAGAGGATTATCTGTAAAAGAGTCTATAGATTCTGAGTTTGAAGAAAGGTTAAGTAAGGCTGAAAAACACGCTTCAGATATGCTAGCATTAGCTTCTTCAAATAATACCAATATTGAAAAATTAGAGGCAACATCAGGTAAAACTAAAGCCCAAGAAATAGAACTTGCAGGATTAAAAGATGCACAAATAAAAATACTTAATGCTGTTACTAAGAGTTCTAAAGCGGTAGTATTGATAAACAACCTCAAACATCAAAAACTATTGGATTCTGAAGATAGGTTTAATAAAGAATATATCACCCTTAGAGATAAAATAGATTCTTTTGAAAAGGGGAATTTAGAAAATAAGATAGATACAATAGAAAAAGCAAATGCAAAACAAAGGGAAAGCGCTAAAGACAACTGGAAAGGTTCTGCTGTTGCACTAGAAGAGTATTTGTTAATGCTTGATAAACTAGAGAAGATTGACAAAGAAACCGCTATTAACGAATCACTAAGAGATGCCCTTAGTTCTGGAGATTTTGACTTTGATTCTACTATAAACACGATAAGAAGCCACCATCAATCAATAGTTGATAGCTATAGAGAAATATATAAAGACAATCCTATGAAGCTACTTAGTCTTGGAATTAGAAGTGCCGTTAAAGATACAGATAAAGCGACTGTAGGAATACTAAATGTTTTTCAAAAGGCAATCCCAAATTTAGAAAAACAATTCAAGGAAATAACGTCAATATTCAAAGAAGACCCTTTCCAAGGTCTCGCAAAAGGTGCTAATATAGCATTACAAACAGTTTCTGGAATCATAGATACTATGGCAAATATGTGGAATAAGTACTATGAAGACCAAATAAGGCAAATACACGAAGAGAAAGATGCTAAATTACTAGCACTTGAAGAAACTGCAGCTGCCGCAGAAAGAGAAGCTAGATTCGGATTTGAACAAAGACAAGCATACGACGATATGGAGTTCATTTCTAATAACGAAACTAGAATGGCGGAAGTAGAACGAATAGCTCAGCAACATACGGCTATAATACAAATAGAAGATAGACATGCAGCTGCAAAAGAAAGACTAGAAAAAGCAGCTTTAAAAGAAGAAGAAAAGCTTAGAAAAAAACAAAGAGAATGGGCTATTACTCAAGCTCTTATAAACGGAGCTCTAGCTATCACGAATATCTGGGCTACTACACCAAAAGCAGATTTTGGTATTATGACTGCTGTTTTAACTGCAATGTCAATTGCATCTACAGCGGTTCAAATTGCTGCTATAAAATCACAAAATTTTGCTGAAGGAGGGTTTACATCTGCAATAGGAGGAAGAGATGAGACAGGCGAAAGAGTAGCTGGCACGGTACATGAAAAAGAAATGGTGTTTGAGAAGAAAATTACATTGCCAAATCTTAAAGAATTGTTTATATTAAGAAGGATGCTACAGAAAGGTATAAAACTGAAAGATATCATAGCAGGAAATGTTAGCAACTTAAAGTTGCCGTCTATAACACTTCCACAAATGCCTAAGCTAAAGTTTGCATCCGGAGGATATACTGGAAACATCGCTAATGAAAACAATAACATTATAAAAAAGTTTGACGAATTAATAGGTATAATGTCAGAACTTGATAGCACTATAATCGAAAACAGACCAATCTTAAAAGTTGTAGCGGAAACAACATCTCCAATAATAGTATCCAATCTTACAGAAGAAGGTGAAATAGACCTCGGTTAAAATAGAAGACTTTATGATATTAAAAATATACGAAAGATTTGAATATAGAGAAGCAACTCCGATAGTATTAAAAGAGTATACTAATATATATGATTATAATATAACGGCCGATAAACTTACAGATATAGATTATTTTAAAAAAAATTCTACACAATTATCATTTTCTCTTATAGATGAAGATGGTTGGTTATACGACAATATCGTTGACGCTGTTTACAATATAGGTGATTTTATAGGTTTAGTTGTAAGAATTTTTTCTGACGGCAAAGAGGCCATAGGCCAAGAATTGTTTACTGGGTATGTAAAAAAATTCAATGAATACGATATTAAAACAAAAAAAATAAGTATGTTATGTTTTGACTTTACAAATCTGCTGACGAAAGCAGAAGGTTATAATCTTGAAACATTCATAGAAACTGCTACTGGAATTTGTCAAGTAACAGATGAAAAAGGTATTTATCAACACTATACCCCTGAAGAATTTAATTTCTCCGATTCAAAAGAAGCTTTAAAGTTCATAGCTCATATTGCAGGTTATAGATTTTTTAATAATAACGAGGTTTTTCAGAACTGGTTACACCGAGCATACAAAACAAACGGAAGCGGCGGTTATATAGACAATCCTGACAACGTTGGATTCGACCTTATAACCGGAGATTCTCTTGCTGAATGGAATATTAAGTTCGACGAAAACGATGGGAAGTGTTTTGACATAGATATCGATTCTTTTACACCGCTTGCTTTAGAGAATTTTGATAATTATATGATGCTTAGCACATATATGAACTCTTTTACATATCAAAGCGGCAATATGGTAGCTTGGCGTCTAACAGCATGTTTTCAGGGTATTTATCCTTACTGCGATGTAAACGGCGAAAATTGTGACATCCATAGTCCAATACTTATTGAGGTATGGATGCAATCATCATTTTACATTGGAAATCCTACAGTTTACAAATATGATGTATATAGGCTAAGAGGGTCTACTTGGGGAAAGATACTGTCATCAAACGGATTGCAAGAATCTTACTGGAACGGAACACAACCTTGGGAGCGCCATATAAAACCTATGATGGATAGATTTCATATTTCAACTAGAATGTTTACTTCATCGGGAAAAACTATAATAGCTCCTTATCGAAAAAGAAATATAGCAAATTCCGCATTATCAGGGCTCATATCACCTGAAGATTACGCACAATTGATGGTTTCAGCAAGTGTAGAAAACTCTATTTTATACTATGAGCTTTCGGATAGAAAATGGAAGTTAGATTGGACTAGCCACCTTCCTAGTGCTACGGACACTGGAGCAGACGAGAATTATCAATCAATGAATAACTCTGAAATAGAAGATTATAACAACGTATTTAAAAGATGGACACACATGACAGTATCTTCTCCTAGTACTGATGTTTTGTATGCATATACAACATCACTAGGAACCGCAGGCATTACTCCAAGTAGACTAAACTATACGGGAGCTTTTGATTTTTCATCTATATATTATTCAAACGGTGTTCATTCAGTAAAAGATATACTTCAGCTTTTGACATTAACAAATAATACAGCAATAAGATGTACAAATCTAGGAGTTTTATTGTTTGAAGATAAGGACTCAGATATAAATTCTACTAGAACTATAATTGAAGATAGTGATATAATAAACCCTAAAATAAAGCAGTTATTAAAAAGAAATATAAAATTTGAATTGCTAGAACATATCTACACCGGAGTAGATACCAGTAATGAATATGCTTCCGATATAAACGAAGTTACAGTAAAAATAGAAAGTTTTTACAATAATTTTTTCGGAAGAGTAGTAAAGTCCCTCACTTGTGCAATATCGTATGACATAAATCCTTACATACCTTTTACGATAGGCGATGGAATAACCATATTCGAAGAAAACTATAAAATAATATCAATAAAAAACGACCTTAAAGGTAAAAAGTACATTATAGAAACATGGAACGACTCTTCAGGTATAAAACTTTTACTAGAAGATGGTAGCGGATTGTTCTTATACGAAGACGGAGACGCTCTTGAAATAGAGTTACCTGGCATCGAAACGAAAACCATTACGGTCATAGAGCCTGTTTGGGGGCAGCACGTAGATAAAAATCTAGGTTGTACTATAACGTGGTCATCATTCAAAATATCTCCGAGCGAAACGGTAAAAATATACCTCTATAAAAATAATTCATTTTACAATGTAATATCTTATGGGACGCAAAATACTGGGAGTTATATATGGACAAATACAGGAGCCGAACCATCAAATGCATATAAGATATATGTAGAACTTTCAAGTAATACAAATGTAAATGATATAAGCGATGGCGTCTTTCACATAGACGAATCAAGTCTAACAACAGAGGATGGAGATGAAATACTATTGGAAGATGGAGATGAAATATTATATGAATATGGAGCATAATTATGGGAACTAAAATTTCGAATTTAAGTAGTCAACTCGGGACTAATACAGAAAGTACTGACATATTATACACGGTAGATTTAAGCGAAGCTTCTGATGTTGATAAAGGGAAAAAGATAACAATCCACGAGCTAGGAATAGCTATTAACGAGCTAATGTATGAAGGTTTTCGCATGAAAGATATTGATGGGAGTAATTATCTTAAACACAAATGGAACGAAGATGCTACCGCTGATAGGTCTATATTATGGTCTGTTAATGGTCAGACAAGACAAATAACCATTGGTGGGACTCTTACTGTTGAATCTTCTTCAACAATTGACCAAGATTTAACTAAAGATGCAGTAGTAGAATTTGCAGGAGTTAAAGTTGGAGCTAATCAAGTCGTAGGGGCTCAATCTGCAGCAGTAGCCGATGGTCCGATAGCAAGTACAGGAACTATTGCTTATACAGGCATAGACAACTTACAGGCTGGCAATGTTTATGCTCAATCAAACGACTTGAATAATCTTAGAATTGCACATGAAGAGTTAAGGACTAGATATAACAGCCTAAAAGACATAGTTAACGACTTGCTTGCGAAAACAAGAACACACGGACTAATAGCAACATAAGGAGAATATATGATAAATAAAAAACTATCCGAGCTTACAACATTAACAAACGTTATTTCAGGCGACTATTTATATGTAGTTAAGAACGCTACTGCAGATGGATTTAAAACTTCTAAGTTTGAGTTGCTTAGAGATATTCCTACACAAATCAATACAAGTACAAATATAACATCATTAAGAGAAATATGCTTAGTTGATACTACTTCTGCGGCTGTTACATTGTTAATTGCAACAGAAATAAAACTTGCAAACGGGGCTATTATAACAATAAAGGATGCTACTGGAAATGCCGCTACAAACAATATTACCATAGCTCCACTAGGCGGCGGAACAATAGATGGGGTAGGTTCTTATGTTATATCTACTAATTACGGATTTGTTAAAATAATAAGTACTGGGACAGGTGTTTTTAATATTATAGGGTAAACACATTGCGTCAAACATACACTAAACCATAAAAATAGTATTTTAAATTTAGGAGAAAATATGAACTTTAAAAATATAGTATACACTGAAATATATGATAAGCAGGGTAGTTTAATAAGTAAATTTACAGATAAAAACTTAGTAGTAGACACAGGGAAGGAAATTATTAGAGATTGCTTAATACATGTTGTTGGTAGTGGACTTAGAAATGTAAAGCTATCGACAAGTTTAATACCTCCCTCATCAACAGATACCCTGTTAGGTGGTACTGTTTACGATGCTGGTTTGCAATCAAATGATTCTGTAATAAATCTAGAACCTGAAATGTATTTTAGTACAGACACGTTGAAACACGACCAATTGAATATTCCTTATAAATGGACAAATAGTACTGGAGGTTCTGTCTTCTTAGGGAAAATAGGTATTTATGATTATAACGGAGGAACTGAAAGGTTGTTTGGAGCATTATTATTAAACGATGGCTCCGGAGCGTCTGTCCCAAATGGAGGGTTTACTCTTAGTAAGTATGTAATAACGATAGAAAAAGGTGTAAATGATTATGGATATTTAACTGATTGGGGGGTTGAGGCAGTTATACATGCTTTATTTTATAATAATGTAGATTATAATTTAGATTATGTAGGGTTGGGGAGTGGACCTTACACAGATGGAAATTCAATAAACGGTCTATTTGACACAACTCAAGCAACTTCAATCCTACCATCTGAATCAAATAAATTATTAACTAGCTTTGATTACACTGATGTAGGTGGACACCAAGTTGAAGAGGTAGGGGTTGGTAATGATGAGTTATTAACCGGCGGTACTATAATATCAACCAGTACTCTAAATAATAACAATGCTTTTGATGGGAATATAGAAACTGAATGTATTATTGTAGGTGGTGGATATATAGGTAAGACTTTTACGGAAAGTAATATTCATAGGATTAGATTTAGTGGTAGTGAAAACTCTGCTAGTACTGGAACAGTTATCGTTCAAGGGTCTAATAATGGAACAGATTGGACAAGTGTAATAGAGATAGATTTAATTAATAACACTCCAAGATGGTATAGTGCCAATTTAAAAGAACTATACAGTAGTGTTAGATTGATGTATGGAACTCCTAATAATAGTAGATATATACAATCATTTGAATTTTATTCATTAAACCTATTCTCTAAATTTCCACACTCCAAAACTCTTTTAGATGCTGAACAATGGATAGACACTGTAATAAATGTCGTAGACTGGGATTAATGGAGGATTAAATGCTGCGAGGTAAATTAGCTCCATGTATAAATAAAGTAATTCTTCCAAATGAAAGAACAAATACTAAGTTATCTGTAAAGCCTTTTTTTTCTGACAATATAGCTATTGATGGGGTTATACATCGTGTTTTTCAAATAAGAGGAATCTCTCCAGTATTTACGATTAAGTACACAGTTAAGTGCGAGTCTTTGACGAATGCTGAAGCTTCTAGTTTATTAGCAATAGATGGGACTGAAGTATCTTTTTATCCTCATAGTGATAATACTTCATACTATACTGGATATTTAAGTGTAATAGAATATAATAAAAATCATAAAAATAGAATTAAAAGTTTGCGTTTAATATTCATGACGACAGATATATTAAAAATTTCTGATTACCCGCTTAAGATTAATACTGGATTTGGAGATAGACAAAATGAAAGTTTATCAATTAAAATAAATACCTCTTTGACTAAAGCAATCACAGTAATCCGCCCAGAGGGTGAGGATTTTTTTGTAGATTACAATAACCGTATACAATGGGTCTCGAATTTTTCTACATCTAGCAGCTTAAACATATCTCTATACAAAAATGATGCATCCTATGGCCATATAGCCTCAGTAATAAATAATAATGAATATGTATGGAGCCCAGATTCTTCATTAGTAGGCACTAACTATAAGATACATATAGAAAAAGAAGACGATAGTACAGTAAGGGATATTTCTAATATTCCTTTTAAAATAAAAGAATTCCCCGTACTACTGCTTGTAGTGCCAAACGGAGGAGATAGTTATGATGTAAACAACACCATGCTTATAACGTGGACTTCCGAGAATATGGAGAATACGGACAGTATAACTATAAGACTATTTAAAGGCGGCTTATTCTACAGAACACTTGTAGGCTCAACACCTAACTCCGGTTCTTATTCGGCTTCAGTAGTTGGAGCTGCAGACGGAAACGACTATACGGTAGTTATCTCATATGCTGGGCTTGCTGAGGATGAAAGTGATACTACTTTTACCATAGAAGAAAAGGTGCAGTCGTCCAATTCGTTGCTTAAAATCAATACAGGATTTACTAATATACAGGCGGTTAATTCACCACTTAAGATTAACACAGGATTTGCTAATACCCAGTCATCTAGTTCATTGCTTAAAATCAATACAGAGCTCTCTAGCACTTTTACGGTTACGCACCCAAACGGTTCCGAGGTTATTTCAATTGGAAGTAGTGTGGATATAACATGGAACAATTTTTAGTTACTCTGTGTCTAGCTCAATGACAAATAGCAGTTCTTGTGCTAGAATGAAACTATCTATTTTGCAAATCGGCAGTTTCATTCTTAAAGTAAAACTAGAATAATGAGGTAAGTTAAATGATGACACACCTCAAAACAAAGCTCAAGCAAAATAATAACATTTAAACATGTTAGAATACTGACATGTGAATATTGCAAGTTGGAGTTAATTATGCTACAATACTTTGGAGAAGAAGGCTTCTCTATTACATATCCACTTACAAGTCCAACGATTGATTTTCAAAAATCGGAAGAAGTTCGTGTAGAAGGAAGTTCTAAATCAAAACTATTCACTGTTTATGATATTGAAGAAAAGCTATATCAAAAAAAATTTGGTAATCGTTGGTCGTGGAAGATAACATACCCAAATCCAACACAAGAAGATTTAAACACATTAGATATATTAAACTGCCAATTAGTAAACTTTAAGCCTCATACTGAAAACAGTGATTATTATAAATGTTACATGTGGTATTATTATGATGACACAACAGCGTATCAACATAAATGCTATATTTACATAGACAGGTCTGATTTAGAGCTTACTTTTGCAGACAGTCCTAAGACACTTACGATTACACATCCAAACGGAGGAGAATCTTACGAAGAAGGAGATTCGATAAGTATAACTTGGAGTGACGAATAAAGGTCTGTAGAATTTTTACAATTCTTTTCAGAACTAATATTAGAATGGAAAATAGAATCTACAAGTAATCCGCAAATAAACGATATTAGTAATGTTTACTTTGTAGCTCAAAATTAAAAGGATATAAAATGGCAGTTAAATTAGAATTATATAAAAATGATATTTTCGACAGTGTAATTTCTGCAAGTACACCGAATGATGGTAGCTATACTTGGGATACTACAGGAATAGTATGTGCTACAGATTATAAAGTAAAGGTAACTGATTTAGATGATGTTAGTAGAACTGATATGAGTGATGGAAACTTTGAAATAGCACCACTTCCAAGAGTTATATTCCTACAAGACATAGACAACCTAAGAAATAACTTATCTTCAAACTTAACACTTGACCAAGATTTAGATTTCAATGATGATGCTAGTTACGACCAGACTGACCCTGATTGGGCTACTAAGAAAGTTGCTTGGACTACTGGGGAGGGGTGGAGAACTATAGGCGATGATATACCGACTGAATTTACAGGCAACTTTGATGGTGCAGGGTTTACGATAAGTAATTTGTATATAAACAGACCTACAATAAGTGGTGGATTATTCGGGGCATGCTATGACAGTAGCTTCTCTAATGTTGGTATGTTAAATGTGAATATCACAGGGTCCACTAATACAGGAGCATTAGTCGGTAGATTGTCGCGTAACTCACCTTCGATAACTAATTGTTATTCTACTGGTACTGTTACAGGTGATACTGGGATAGGAGGTTTGGTTGGTCATATTCAACAGACAACAATGTTTAATTGTTATTCAACAGCTACTGTTATCGCTACAAATCAACAGTCTGGGGGCTTAGTTGGAAATGTAGGAATTGAAAACACAGTCACTAAGTGTTATGCTACAGGAAGTGTGACATCTACCAATGCTTCGGCAGGGGGGCTAACGGGTTCAGCTAGTCGTGCTACATTTATTACAGATTGTTATGCTACTGGAAATGTTACAGCCCCTATGATGAAAGGTGGGTTAATAGGCACGCTATCTGGTGGTAGTGGTGAAGTTGTAACAGTAACAAACTGCCATTCCTCTGGACTTGTATCTGGGGGTGGAACTTATTTTGGAGGCTTGTTAGGTAAAACTTATCTTACTACTGTAGTATCATCTTACTACGACACTCAAACCTCAGGGCAATCCGACACAGGCAAAGGAACTCCAAAAACTACAGCACAAATGAAACAAGAAGCTACATTTACAAATTGGAACTTCTCGACTATATGGGATATTGTAGAAAATGTATCATATCCTACTTTATTATAGTGATAGCTAATTGAGCAAGTAGAGGATGTCGTACTTATTACCTATTTAATATTTAACAACACTACGGAAGTAGTTAGGGTTACTCTTAAAAATAAAAACAGCATAATGAGGTAAATATGATTTATTTAGACGAAAGTACAAAGGTAATAATCTTTCTTGGGTCTGTATTTTTTATAGGAATGATTACGATAGGAAGGTACTACTGGAGCAAAAGAAATGATAAAAAAAATTAAAAATTTCATAAAAATGGGACTATGCCAGAATCAGTGGGCATGGTTCCACTTGTTAGCCGGAGCATTGGGAACTAAAATATTCCTAATGTTCTTTTCTAATGCTTATTCTTTTTTATTGGTTGTAATCGCTACTATAGGATGGGAAATTATCGAGTATAAAATAGAGGGGATTGGAGCTTATTTTAATAGGGAAAAATGGTTCTATGATACATTGGGAGATATTGTCTCAGTTTGGGTTTTAGCCGGAATTATTATCTGGGTGTAAATATATCATTGCAGGTTTCGCATTCTTCGTCTACATGTTTATTTCTATAGCCCTCGTCATCGTCAGTATCTTCAACTTCTTTTCCACCACTTTTTATTATAATCTTCATATTATGTTCTCTGTCATTAAACGAAAACTTAGTATCGAAAATCTCAATCCACGGTGATTCAAATTTTGAAAACAAATCTAATTTAGCATCTGTCTTTAAAATAGCCTTCCAATCTTCTTCTATAACGGCATACAGTAAAACCTCGTGTTTAGACGGTTTGTAGTTTGAGCTACCAATACCATCAAAAATATCTTTAAGTCTCTTATACACCTCTTTATTAGTGGTTATATGCTCTATTGTTCTTTTAGTATTTATTGCCATTGTATTCCTTTACTATTTTCTGTTCTCTAGTCCTTGTAATAATTTTAAAATTATCATAAAGTCTAATAATGCTTCCGTTTTCATTTGTATACTTGAAAACCCAATCTACAGATTCATTCCCATCATAATATCCAACTACAAGAGTATCTTTTCTCTGATAGTCTATTACTATGTATTCTTTAATCGACTTAGTCGACTTAGTTTCTTCTGACCGTTGACAAGCTACGCTTAAGAATAAAATTGTAAATATTACTATTGCTACTATTTTTAGTTTCATACTTCTCCTTTATAAAAAGAATATCTAAGACAGGATTTACACCTGCATGGATACTGTAGTTATCCGAACACCCTCTTATTACGTCAACATTCCACAGTTGCCATATAATAAGAAACCCACGGCAATTCTCCGTGACCCAATCCCTGCTCAGCGTTTGATTTCGCCACTTAGATATTCTATGTTTTTTAATTTTGCCTAACTTAATAACGTGATGTCTCAGTGCACTTCCAGGACTGCGGAAGTTCTTATGGTAAGTAGTCACCCAAGAGGTTTTTATGTGAAATATGCCTCTATCTTTACTACCTCCTCTAATACCTCTGTTTCGACCAGCTCACATGCCAGCTTATGTTTACTAATATTAGCCACTATTAAGCGGAACAGGACTTTATCCTTAATTTATTGCTACAGAAAACTCGTTACAATATTGCGAATTTACAGAATGTTTGACTGTTACGCTAAACGGATATCGACTTTCTATATAGCTATATATTGATGATGATAATTTTGTATTATGCATAAATAAAAACAATTCATGTATCTTATCTATTATATCTACAAAATCTTCTTGTCCATGATAAGTTGACCATGATACCGTAATCATCGTATGTGTGTGTTTATGTATGTATTTCATAGTAGTTGTTCTACTAAGTGTTATACAATTACCGTCTCTAGTATATATATGTCCACTACCAGCTTGGTCGTGTTTTGTTAAGTAGTCGTATATACCGTATTTTTTAAGTCTGTCAGTCAGATGCTCTTCTGTAAAGATTTTATCGTAATTGACTACCTCTTCAAATCTATTCATTTCCATTCTCGTTTATATATGCTAATTTTGAGCTTCCCAGTAAAAGTCTTTCGCTTACTACTTTCAGCATTTTAACAACAAACTCACTTTTTACTTTTTGCTTATGTATTATTTTTGCTGTCTTTTCTACAGTTATGTCTCCATCGCTATTTATAGTTATCCATCCATATTTTTCAGGAACATTAAAATCTTTTAAGAGTCCAGGTGGAGTTACAAAGTAAAAATAATTTGGAGATGTATAGCTTCCTCCATTAGCAAGAAAATAATGCTTTTTGTCTTTTTTCTTGAAATCAGCTTTAAAATCAGAGCGACTTATTTTAATTTCAAACTCAGTAACATAATCGTTTTTATTTACAGTCACAACATCAGCTTCAAAGTCATTTGCCCATCTACAATTCTCTACGACTATAGGATGGTTTTTCTTTAAAAGCCAGTGTCTTGAAATTTTTCTTGTAAGATGTTTTGTTATAGTTAAATCTTCCATAATTATATATTCCCTTTTATAAATTCAGTCATCATTCGTGGTGTTCCAGTGTCAAAGCCGACAAAATCCATCATTCCTGCATCAGAAGGGTCTGCTATAGTAAAATCATTTGAGACCATTCCTACAACTATGAGCTGTGCATTTGGTTTATTCATTTGATTTCTATATCTTTTTAAGGCTTCAAATGGATGGATTTTTCCTGAGTATGTTTCCGAATCTGTATTACCTGTCCAATAAATAGAGCCTTTTCTTCTTGCGAGCCAAGTCTTGTTTGGAGTAGTAGGGCACCACACTATGCCATCATGTTCTATCCATTCCGCCTTGAATGGTCTATTATCCTTGTTAGTCGAGTTCTGTAATGGTGCAAATTGACTTCTTTTAAGAATCCCTATCTCCAAGTAGTTTTTATGATGAGCATTGTCTATTTTAGTATAAGACACCGAATGCCCTGCCAATATACATGCAAAAGCAAATGAATTCGAACGACTCTCTTCTTTTTGGCAAAACCTATTTTTTTTGAGGTGTCCATCGGCAATCATAGAGGTATGGATAAACAAATTAAGTTGTTCTTTCGTTAACTCCCTAAACCAATCAAGTTTAATGGATTTGTCGTTTTCCATTAGGTTTATAAAAGCACTAGAACCTTTCTTGTTTATATAAAAAACAGTCATATCTTCTTTTGGACAATCTTCTCTCCATTCTCTATTGGCCTGTTCTTTGCTTAACGACTCTTTTGAGGCTCCGAGATAATCGTTTAGAGCCAATCTGATTTTTTCCACATTCCTAGGATTTGCTTTGTGTGATTGAGAAAAATTAATTGATTTTGACGGAGATATGTAGCCTTCGGTATATATCCATGCTAGTAATTCTACAAATGAGTTTGACCATTTTTCTTTAACGGGGAGATTACTATCCTGAGCAGAACACTGAATATAATCAACTTTATTTAAAGTTTCTGATGTTTTCCATCTCCTTCCCCATGCTTCTTCGTTGGATTTATTTGTCGTTCTGTTTTTAACTGGCCATCTGTGATTTGCAGTTGACAAGGAAGAATGCCCCCTTCCTTCTATGTGTAACATTTTTCTTTTAGCCTTTGGAAATATATTTATTGAAGAAGCATTCTGCCATTCACCATTTCCATTTTCATGATTCAGCGTATACAGTTCTTCGTTTTCTTTTAAATTATCATACGATTTCCATCCTTCCGATGTTAATATCTCTGTTTCTTCGTCAACACAATACACTATAAATGTATCTATATCCATTTTCTTCTCTATAGCATGCATCATTGGAAGTGCACAGTCTGTACCCCTAAAATCTAAACCTTTAACACTGTCTATTATTTTAGGCATATCCATCTTTGGAGAGATATTTAGTTCCGTTAATGCCGAAGCTCCCCATCCACCATTGCCACCATTACCGCCACCAGCGAAAGCTGTAACTACATAATTTCTCTCAGTTCTTGCAGTAACCATTGCCATTGCCGCAGAAGCTGTTCTTGGTGTTAATACAGACGACCCTGAAATATTGCTCCATGTCATAGACCCTGATACATCAAGTGCTAACATAATATTTTTTCCGGTACTTTCAACATTGCCAAATGATAAGTAAAAAGCTTCATCCAATGCATCAAGTATTCTTTGATTGTGTTTCCATGTTAAGTTTCCTTTAACTCCACTGCCTGATGCATATACAAGTGTAGCATCTAATAGTTGTAATGGATGTACTCTTGATTTTTTAATTAACTCGGCATTAGTCAATTTATCCTCTATAAAGGAAAGTGTTTTCATATCGCTATTAGATATCAATCCACTAGCTGTAAATTTTCCAAGACTTCTAATTATAGCTGTTAGACCTAGATTTTGTAAAAGAGCTTTTTGAACCTTAGCAGATGTTCTAAACTCTGTTCCAATCATTTCTTCTGTTAATCTGTATTCGTTGATAATAGAGATAATTTCTTTTTCATTATCACACATCTTTGCAAGCTCAAATCCTTTTAAAAACTTAAAGTCCGCATCATGTTTTAATTCTTCGGAAATTTCTCCGGTAATAGCATATTTGTATAATGCTGAATATCTATTGTCCAATGGAGTAATATGATTTAATCTTAAAAGGTCTTTATGATTCCATCCGTTTCTATTTCTATACTTTACCATTTGGAAAGTAAGTTTATCAAGTGGCTTATCATACCATTTTGCAAAAGCCGCTTTAACTGTAGTTCCCCATCCTCTTAAAGATTTTATCATAGAGGCAAACTCAAACAAGTGAGTTCCTATTCTTGCTACCTTGTGCAGGTTTTCTACAACATAAGCTTTTTCTTCATTTGTTCCATATGTCAATACTAAAGCCATAGCATATAATGCTTGGTCGTTTTTTCTAGCTCTACCATCTTTAGAAATTTCAATAGCTTTACTTGCTACAAGAACCCCTTGTCCATCTTTTATCATATTGATAATATGGTTGGAGTTTTCTTTTGTAAGTTTTTTTGGTGATGCATAATAGCTTCCACCTTCAGAACCTAGTATTAAAAATCTAAGTAATTTTTGTTCGTCTGTAACTCTAAAAACAAAACCATTTTCACTGTTTTTTACTTGTCCTGTTTTAGCTTTTGTTTTTTGATGTGTAGGTTTGTTTCTCGTTCCTAAATCTGCATAAATTGACATAATCTTTCTCCTTCGGTCAAATTTTTTATTTTTATTGTGGTGTTGGCTTTGTATATACTATCTGATTCTCTATTTTTCCCTGAGCACTATAAGCTATTTTTAAGAAAGCCATATTTCTTTGCTCTGATATTTTTATATCATATTTTGTTGTTAGCATTGTAATTATATCTTTAATAGAGGTGCATTTTAAAAGATTGAATTTCATATTTAACCACATATCGTTTACACTTGGGTATTTAGCTAGTATATCATCGTAATAATAGTCAACTATTAAACTTATATTATGTATTGATATGTACGTATCACCATAGTACACAGTATAAGAATGATGTTCTCTTTTTATCCATTCCGGGTAGTTTTTAGTAGCTTCGTCATGTTTATCGTTAAAATTTTCTATTTCTTGTAAAAGGGTGTTCATTTTATTATCAGTCTTTTTTTGTTTTTTTAATTTACTAAAAACGTTTGCAAGATTAAAAGAAGAGTGGTTCTTATTGTCTCTTTTTTTGCGTACTAAATCTCTAAACAGTGTATTAAGTTTTCTAGCTTCTTTGCTTAGTAAAGAAACTATGTTTACAGCATCCCTCCATTCATTGGTTTTCATTTTAGCGTCAATCTTATCTCGATAAACTTTTCCTGCCATTGTCTCTATTTGTCTTTTCCATTGACGGAATATTTCAGCCTTATTTTCGTTTAAAAAATCTATTATCAATTCGTTGGTTTCTTTCATAAACCCTCTTTTTTATAAAGTATAAGCTCAACAAGTAGATGCCATGGAATTTATTTTAGACAGATAACCCATTAGCTTCGGTTGAGCTTTTATATTATTTATTAGTAGTAATAGACCCACAAGGAATCGAACCTCGATTAATTGCACCAAAAGCAATTGTGCTAACCATTACACTACAGGTCTGTTTGTGCACTCAGAGGGATTCGAACCCTCATTTCCTTTCAGAAGCCAGCTTCTAAGGCTGGTGCGTCTGCCCAGTTCCGCCACGAGTACATATGTTAAATTGTTTTTTCCTCAGTGCAGTACGGACTTCCACCGTTAGCTCTTATAGTTAGTTTCCGGCTTTAACTATAAGTTCACCCCTGAACATTTCGAGTGTTAAGTATTGGCTATCTTTATTTTATTGTTCAGTGTTTAAAATAGCAAAACCACGATATACTCTTTTTTATCTTCGATGCATCTAGGATAAAGGATAAATATAAAAACCCTTATAGTCAGGATAGCTGGACTCGAACCAGCGTGACCTCCGCCCCAAACGGAGTGAGACAACCAACTGCTCTATATCCTGGTATTTTAATACTTCAGTATTCCTACATGAAACTCTTTGTGGTGAGTCGGACATAATACATCAAGATTTTTAATGTCATTATTCTTTCTATCGCAATCTCTATGGTGAACTTGAAGAACTTTGACTACAGCATATCCACATATTGAACACTTCTTGTTGTAAAACTCTAAAGCCTTTCTTCTATAAGACCATTTTCCACCTTTATAATTCGGATGATTAATTCCTGTCCTATAGTGCTTATTATTAAAAGATGCTGAACAACTCCTACTACAAAAAAATCTATTGGACTTGCTGTTTTTAGCCATAGAGCTCGTTACATACACATCCTTTCCACAATGACTACATTTTTTATCGTTTCCCATTTTCTTTGAATCAAGGTTACACTTTGTACTGCAAAAGTATTTATAATTTTGTTTTTTATAGTATTTTACTATTTTTGCTTCTTTCTCAAAGACTGCATTACAATGAGAACAACTGACTTTTGTTTTCATAAATTCCTTATGTCCTCGCCCAAACGAGGAGGCTTACCAATTAGCCCACCACCAGGTATTTGCAGAAGATAAGAGACTCGAACTCCCAAGTCATTTCTGACGACAGTTTAGCAAACTGCTTCCTTACCAATTAGGGTAATCTTCTGTGTTGCCTTACACTACTGACAAATAGTGCAAGGACTTTTTTTTGTTCATTATATATTATTTTTAAGGTGCTATGCTTTCTTCGATGGTAAAATCTTATACATTCCTGTACCACAATCAGGACATTTTCCTTTCATTGCAGGTCTGCCATTTTTCATAACAACCTCTTCTGTTTCGCTCATAATCTTTTTGGCTTTGCATTTAACACAATAGCCTTCTTTAGGGTCTTTTACTTCACTCATTTTCATTTCCTCATTTTGTTTTTGGTTTGACATTTATATTAAAATGCTTACAATCTTTACTTGGATGACGAGATTCGAACTCGCATCACTCTATTAGAATTAGATAACGATTTTCATTCGGCTTGTGAAAGCAATAGTTAAAAATCGGGTTTAGTGTTCTACCAATTAAACTACATCCAAGTATTTTTAATAGTTGTACAAGAGAGAGGGACTCGAACCCCCGACCGCCTTATTAACTGTAAGATAAAGAATTTCATTCGGTCCGTGAAGACAAATAGTTGAAATTCGTTTTAGTGCTCTAACCATCTGAGCTACCTCTTGTACTTTGTGCCGAGAAGGCAGGAATTGAACCTGCGACACGTAATTCCGATAACCAATTACTCCGGCTTAAAAACTAATCTTGTAGGATTACGACATTTAAACGAATAATGTAATTGAATTTATATTAATGCTCTACCAACTGAGCTACTTCTCGATATGTTTGTTTAATTTTTAAAGATGTCTATCGTCTTTCTCACTATACTCATGCTCGAACCTCGGTCGAACCTTGTCGTATTCCTCTTTAATGAGTCTATCTACTATTGCAGATTGGTCTTCATTTTTAGAGAAGAAAGCTAGTTCCTTAATGAGGCTTATAGACTTCAAGGACAAACTAAACGTTTTATTGTTTTTTTTCATTTGTTTTATTGTTTTTCTTTTCATTTATTTGCTATTAGATTAAATTGGGGTGAGGAAGCCTATCCTTGCTTCCCCACCAAGTTAGTTAAATTGCATTATAGATTCGCAGTCTATTGCATTCTGAGTTTTTGCCTATCAAAGATTAAATTGTGATTTGCTATTACTAAGAGTCATGCTCTACCACTGAGCTATTCCGGGATATTTTCTTATGCTTCTTAGACCCGGAAATTGGATTTGAACCAACGACACAAACTTAATTTTTATCACATGCTTAGACTTTTTACGGCTACTATTCGGCGATACACTTACACTCAATATAATACTGAATAGCTACTCCACTCATAAGGGAATAACTAGGATGACAGATAAAACTAACCGAAAATATGTGAAATTATATCTTTACCAACAAAAGAGTCTACAGCGACACATTCATTCGCTCTACTTCTAGCCGATTTAATGTCGTTCAAAAGAGCATCTATCTTATTCAAGATTTCAGCTTTTTTTGCAGAATTAACCATACCTGTTTTATGCACGGTATTATAATATCCAACCTGCTTAGTTGTTGAGACTTCTTTTATTTGAGCCTTATGCTCTTTAGTCGCCTTGTCTACAACAATAAAGTCTCTTTCTGTTTCTGTTCTATAGACAGGGACAGGAGCTGCTTTAAAAGTAAACTTCCTTTCGTCTGCATTGGATTCCCATAATTGAGCAGAATCATATACTGGTATTACGATGGCAACTTCTCTAATTTTTTTAACTTCTTTTTCTAGGGCTAACAATGCTGTGGCGGATAAAGAGATAGTTTTATCTCCTAGTGTTAATTCTGCTCTAGCATTTCCGGAGCTATTAGTTTCTTCTTTAGTAATAACGATGTTTATTGCTTTTGCAATAGCCTTTCCGGTGTACTCTAGTCTCTCAGGAACAGTGGTTATTATTTCTTTCCCATCCGGCGGAATAACAGTTGTATCTTCCACAAGAGTGTGGTATGTTTTACTAAAACCTTGAAAAGGACTTTGTTTTCCAAAAAGACCTCTAGTTTCTGATACGATATCTTCAGTTTGTTTACTAACGCCAGGTAATGATGCTAGTACTTCATGTAGTTTTCCCATCTCTCTCTCCTTTGTGCTTTATTGTATTAGTCAATTGCTTATATATTTATTTGTTGCTGACAAGAGTTAATATACACAATTAAAACTTATCTGTCAAGGTTTATTTTGCTTTATTTTTATTTTTATTTGATTTAGCTTTAAATTAGGATTATAAGGCAAGATTTAATATTGACAATCTTGCCTTATAATGTATAGGATTTTATTTAAACAACCGCAAATCACCCTTTACGGTTGTTTTTACGGCTCTTTTTTTGTTGCTTTGTTTTAGCTCTGTTTTTATCTTTTTTATTATCTTTTTGTTTTTTTTTGGTACTTAAATTTTGTACAAACTTGTCTGCGAATTTTTTCATACCTTGCTCAACATCTTTTTTATGTCTATCAGCATGGAGTTTAGCTTCATCGTCTCTACTACTCGGAACTTCACTATAGCCCTCTGCCATTAGCTTTGCATATTGTTCCCTAGACATGTTTGATGTATCAAGAACAATCCTGTCTGAAAAATCAACCAACGATTCTTTCAAGGCCTTTCCTGCTTTCGCTCCAGAAATACCGGCTTCGCATGTTGAATCTATCAATTTCTTAGCCTCTTTGTTTTCGAAAAAATCACATTTCCAATTACATCCCTCCGTAGTAGGAGTTGTCGGACAGGTACTGTTTTTAAAGTGGTCGCAATTTAATTCTCCCCAACTCATAATACCTCTACTTTTTTTTAGGTTTGTACCCAACAACATGCAATACTGGTTTATACTTTACAGAAGTCATCCCATGACCCTTGCATATGTCACAATGAACTATTTTTGACTTTATATCAAAATCACTTCTTGATTCAATCTTGTTTTCAACAACACCCGAACCATCACACTTAGGACATCTATATTGTCTTTTAGCTATTTTTTCGATTTTACTTGTATGGCATTCAGAGTGGTAAAACTTACCATCTAAAACTTTTATGCTGTCGTTATCAACAAATTCTTTACGGCATCCAAAACATTGTTCCATTTAAGCCTCCTCTTTTTCGTAACCTTTAATTCCATATATAGGCTCAAATTCCTCATATGTATATCCGTGCCCATTGCAAATTTCACATTCTGTCTTATTTTCTAATTCTCCACTCCCGTTGCATTTTGGACATTCGAAGGCTCTTCCTTCTCCTCTGTTTATTGCTTTTTTGTAACATTTTTCATGGTAAAGATTTTTCTCAAAGATTTTTATATTGTCATTATCTTCTAGCTCTCCCCCACACTCAAAACACATTTGTTTATTACTCATGCTTTATCTCCTTATAATTATTATGTGTAACATAATATAACTTTTTTTTTCCTAAAAGTCAAGATTTAATGTTGAGCATTTCGATTCCATTTATAATCTTGTAGCCTGCCGTAAGCAACACAGCCCTCGTTTAAGCATGTGAAATAAAGTCCTTCTCCGTCAAGGCGGCCTTTTCTTTTACATATAGGACACATATCGCTTTTTATTATATTTCCGTTGGCTCTTTGCTTTCTCATTAAAGCAAGTCCTTCTTCGTACACCTTGGCTCTTCTGTTGCTTTCCCCAATCTCTCTAAAATGATTCTTTAGTTCTATCTTTCTTTTGATAAAAGAAACTACTCGTTCTCGCCTTGTAGCCCGGTATTTTTTTGTTTTTACTTTTTTTTCCTTGACTTCTTTCTTTTTACTTCGTATTTTACTAGAGTGCTTTTCAAACAATTCTTCACATGTTTTCTTTCTTTCCGAAACCTGGAACAAAGCTCTTGAGATATTCTTAAGAGCTTTTTCCTTTTCTATTAACTCTTTATTTCTTTTTTCTTTTACAGTATTCCTTGTTACGGCTGCCACTATTCCAACAACTCCTAAGAAAAGTACTATGAGTGTATACATGTTTTCTCCTATTATTTGCCGGTTGCAGTATCGTCTATTAATTTCTGCTTATCTCTTAACGACTTCATCTTATCCTTGTTATCTTCTTTGTTCCCTGTAAATATATCTGTTATTGACTGGTAAGCTGCTGATGATGCTTTAGCTGATAAACTTAAAGAATCTAGTACTATCTTTATCTGTCTGGTTATTGGAATGGACTTAAAATTCTTTTTCATATTGGCATATGCAACTTCAAAGTCTAGTCCAAAACTGTAATCCTTATATAGCATATCCACAAAAGATTGTATTTGCATTTCATTTGTTTTCTTCTTTACTAGTTCCCTAGTTTTTTCAATAACCTTCCAATCTATAACAAGACTCATTGAGTGGATATGGTCTCTAAAATCTATTTCTTCCTCTATAATAAAATAGTCTTTATTGTCTGTTTTACCAGGAATATCAAGAGTTACTATTTTAGAAAAAACCTTTGCTCCATGCTCTATATCTGCAATGCCTTTTACCTTATACTTTACCTTCATTTTCGACTCCAGTCCAAATAGCATATGACGGTTCGCAATATAGAAGAGATATGTCTAACCTTTTTTGTATGCTCATTAAAGTTGCCTTACTGTATTCAAATAAGTCTAAACTATAAATTTCTTCCAAAGTAAACCACCCTGTCTCAGTTATTTCATCTTTTTTTATCTTAGGTTGCTCATCGCTTCTATGTATATAACTTGCGGCGAAATCTAACTTATCATCATAGTTAGTTATTGATAGAGGGCTTAATTCTGTTACCTCCAATCCTACCTCCTCGGATGTCTCTCTAGCTATAGCATCTATAGGGTTTTCGCCTATCTCTATCGAACCTCCGGGAAATCCCCAAGTCCCAACACCCTCTCCTCGTGCTCTTTTTCCAAGTAGGTACTTACCATGAATATTTTGTATAACGGCAGCACAACCCCAAGTTGCATTTACCGGCTTTTTCTCGTTAAACTTAGAATAAATATTATCCATTATTATTTTCATTTACTTCTCCTAGTATGTTATTAAGTAATTCGTAGTAGCCGTATATTTCTCTTGGCACATATTTTAGCCACTCTGTTATTCTGCCTGTTCTTAAAAAGCTTCTAATTTTTGTAGCTCTAATATTGACGATATTATCCGACATTATCATTTCTGTTAGAAATTGACGATGTTCTTTTGAATACCATTTTCTAGTAGACTCTTCATTTCCATAAATAGTAAAGTCAGGGAAAACGCCAAGTTCTTTAGTTGCATTGTCTAATACATATTGTCCCCAATTTCCATTGTCTCCCAAATCTTTTAAGGGTCTTATTGTGAGATGATTTTTTTCATCTTTATATACAGCTTCTATCAATTCAGTTCTTTCTTTAAGTGTAAATGGGTTTCTTTCTGTCCTGGATTCTTGGGCAGAGCCAACAAATACAAGCACATTGTCACATAGTCTTAAAGCATTGTCTATAAGCACTTTATGTCCATTATGCAAATGCTGAAAACGTCCAATGGTAAACCCAGTTTTAAATGGCTTGTTTGTCATACTCGATTCTCCCATTCTGATTTTACAAATTCAGGTCGTAGTGCTAAATTATCTTCTAGGTCCATCTCATAAGATACAGCCCTTTTGCTCCACCTACTATCAAAATCAGAATCTATAAGAATTATTTTTTTTGCGTAGGCAGATAATTCTGCAATCTGTGTGTCGCTATATTGTGAAACTTCTTCGCCGTACCATAAGTAATCATATTCAATATCTCCAACTTCGTCAATCAAAAAAAGCTGTATATTTTCTCGAAGTTTATTATCTAAATATCGTAATCCCATTTTTTGAAAACTTAGTTCGAGTTCTGTCTTGACTGTTATCACAATAGGCATTTGACATGTTTTGATATAATCCGCAACAAGATGTGATTTTCCCGTTCTGTGAACTCCGTAGAGATATGTTGCATAATTATCGTTTATTTTTCTTTTCACATATTTTTGTTTATTTGATAACATTTTTTCTCCTACCAATTAGATTTCTATTTCTTGCTCTTCTTTTTCTGCTTTATTTATAAGAGGACATTTTTTTGGAATCTTATCATTTCTTCTGTAAATAAATAAGTCTAGTTTTTTACAAAACTCGTCTTCTGCTTCACCTTTTTCCGCAAGATAAGGGCATTCTTTACAATTCCTAATCTCTAATATTTTTACTATTTCTTTTTTCATTTAAAGCTCCGTTAAGTCATACTTTTTTATGAAAAAATCCAGATGGTTTATATTCATGTTTATCCATAAAAAATAACTAGGACTATTCATTGTTGAGAAACCTGTCTCAATGTATTCTTCTCTCCAGTGCTCCTTCCTGTGAATAAAAACAGTATGGCATTTGTTATTATACATTCTAATTACTTCATTAAAAGACATATCTATCTTTTGCCTTGCCATAGACTTTGTGCAATCTAAAATATCAACTCTAACCTCAAAAGCTTTGTTCTTAGCATCTTTAAATAGCTCTATCATATTGATTTTTTTTATATCGTAAAACTTATGGGACATCTGAACCTCCTTGTGACTAAATTTTTACATTCACCTTGAAAGCGTTACTTGATATAGGGGTTATTGATATTTCTTTTTCAAAATAGATGTTGAGAGATTTTTCATCTAATGTTTCGCTCATGGAAAATCTCTCTCCTTGGCAAGTAAATCTTTTGGTCTCGCTTGTGTTATATACTGCATCTTCAAGCTCCTGTACTCTCTTTTGGAGTAAGACTATATATTCTAACAACTGTGCTTTATTCTTCATCTTCTTCCTCTTTTTCTTCATACATTATTAAAGCAGAATGAATACTGTACCCACCTCTTGTGCTAGTTGAAGAACCTCCATAATGATTGGTAGTGGTCCGTGTCTCTGCAACATCAATAACAGTATATTTTATATCTACAATTTTACTATAAAGACTCTTTTCTAACCATGTATTTATGATTTCATCTAAATTCCCTTTGTGTGTATAAACTTCAATTACTCTCATATTAAGCACCCCTCTTGCTTGTAGTTTGTTATCAACACTTCTATGCTTGTATTTTTTGTTTTACTCTTTAATTGGTAATTTGAATTTGAATAATCAGCAGTTAGGAAGTTCACTTCATACCCCCTTTTGTCAATCCATTCTTTTAGTATCGTATTATCTTTGCCTTTATGATGAATAACGTTGGATAGTGCAAACTTTACACTTCTTGAATTTAGACTATCTAAAATTTTGAGCAATTCTAATTCTTCCTTTTCCGACCATCCTTTAAAACCTCTTTTTCCGTCATTGTAAGAGCCAGTTGATATTAGGTATGGAGGGTCACAATAAACTAAATCATCTTGATTTAATATGTCGAAATTAAAATCCTCGAAGCTTAGGTTTTCAAATTTAATATCTTTTGTTTTTAATAGTAATATAAAATCAATAAGATTTTTTTTCATAACCGCATTGAAAGAACTCCTATTTTTCCCAAAAGAAGTATTAAAATCGTGACTATTATTAAATCTAATCTGATGGTTAAAAGAATAAGCTATCAAAACAAATAAATCCAATGAATATCCTGTTTTGTTATAGAAACTTCTAAACGAATTATACCCCTCCTTATTAGATAGCGACAACCCATACTCTTCTATTCTTTTTTCTATATGCGTTATGGAATTTTGAATATCCTCTAATACAAGTGTCTCAAATAGGTCTACCAGGTAAATAAGGTTATCGTTAAACACTATCTTTTCAGCTTTTATATTCGCCCAACATTAAAACCTCCTGCGAATAAATCAACAAAAATATCAATGTTAGATGGAAATAGTGGCAATATTTGCGGAAGTAGTTTAAACTTCCCACCAGTGTAGTTGATTGGTGATTTCTTAAGCTCTTTCATCTTAGCTCCTGTTTTCATATTATCCTATCCTGTATATTTCTTTTTCATTTATAACGGAAAAATATTTACTGTGTTTTTTGATATTGCTCTCGCCTGTTACTATTTCACAGTCAAAGTCTTTGTAGATATTCTTCTTGTAAGAAAATCCTCTTATCTTCTTATCTTCCGGTATAAAAATAATATTATTATTTAAGTCGAGATTGTTTAATGATGTATGATACTTTATTTTATTTGTATGATACTCTATTGCATATTTTGACATAATGTAAGTATTAAAAATACCTTTATCATCTTCTGTAATATACAGCCAATTACCTGTTACATCGTCATGATGAAAGCTCCAATCAACTATTTTTCCAAATGCTCTTATTTCCTGCATATATCCGGAAATATTGATTACTTTGTAATTATCGTACATATTTACTATGGCGAATACGTCCCTATTTACAACTTTAAACATACTGTTTATAGAAAGATGTGCTAGGGTAGTTTCAGATGTATAGCCTTCAAAAACAGAAATCTCTACAAGAGTTCCGCTTAAACTATGGTAATATATCTTATCATTATTTACTATGATATCAGAATTATATTGTTTTTTTACTAAGTTTCCATGTAGTGTAAAATTAGATTTTGTAGAAACAATCAAATCGTGCTTCTTGACTTGCTTTGTTTTGTAAAACTTTATTCCGGTCTCATACTTGTATATCCCTATTTTATCCGGAATAGACTTTATCATTCCATTGTCGCTAAGATAGATATCTTTGTTTATTATCATGCTTATGTCATCATTTTCAAACATCAACACATAAGGTATTTTCGATTTAGAATCAACTTTTACAGGAGTTCTTAATATCTCTGCATTTTTATTACAAATAGGACAACTGTCGAAATCAGCATAATAATAACTATTACAATCCTTACAATGCTTGTTTTTCCCCAAAAAATCATTAATTTGAGGACCAACAGAAATTCGCAATTTAGATTCAAATATTTCTTTTAACTTGTGCAGTAATATCGGAGATATAAACTCATAACTACCTATAAACTTCGGAATTCTAACATCATCATTACCTATAAGAGTTCGCCTTCTTTTTATCCTTTCTACTATGTTCATATCTGGGTTAGTAGTCCCTCCGAAAGGGTGAATATTTGCTAACATCTTAAATGTTAGTATTGCAAAAGAAAACCAATCAGTTTCTTTAGAAAAGTGACTATCCGTCAATAAGGGGTCTTTAAATGTTTCCATCGCAACATCACAATCAATTCCAGCAACACTCCAACTGTCAGTATCAATAAAGCATATGTTGTTGTACTTATCGAATAAGATATTGCTATCATTTAAGTCTCCAACAACTACACCATTCTTGTGTATTTTTGTTAATGCAAGTTCTATTGCTACTAATAGCTTTAATACTTTAACCGTATCTATCTTATTGGCTTTCCTAAATTTTTTATTCCCAAGACGCTTAATCTCATCTCCATCAAATACATCCATAGAGTAACCAATAAATTTATTGTTGTTATCGTATATAATATCCGTAGGAAAAGATGCGGAACGACCTTTAAAGCTCATTAAGACATCTATTTTTTTCTTTTTACTATCCATATCTATATGAGATTTGAAAATCTTATATATGGATTTTTTAGATTTATATATAATCCCCTCACCACCTTCAGCTATTGGGTTTTTGAGTTTATTTTTCTCTACTAGCATGATATCTCCGATGTCGTAAGTATGTAGTCCAAAATACCCCTTAGTGGTTTTGTTTTTTGAAACAAGATAAAATCTGTTTTTATCTTGTCTAGTTGTTTTCTTATTTCAGTTCCATCTGATTCGTTTCCAATATTAAAGATTTTGCTTACTACGGTAAGAGTGCATTTGTAATATGCTCCTATAGACCTTCCTAGATTATCATAAAGAACATCTTCGTCTACTAGTTTTTTACTGCCATACAGTTTTAAAGATATGTATATTATGTTTTTAGTATCATCTATGCCATACGAACAGTTCTTCATATTATGAAAAGCATCGTAAATATCTTGAGACAGCCAATAGTAAAACATCCATTTATGGCTAAAAGACTTAATTCTGTATCCTTCGTAGCTAGTATCTTTGACCGGAATTACAACACTGGGACTTCCTAAAAGATTTGCAGAACAAATGGCTCTTTGCGGAGATATTATTTCCAGGCATTTAGTTTTTGGATTTTTAACTTTTTTATAATTATAATTAAATAATACAACTTTCCAAAATCTTTTACTAAAAATTAAAAATGGTAATGATATGGTAATGTCTAGCAATGATGGTTTATTCATATATTCCTCTATAGTATAAAAGTTATATCGTCTTTAAGTTTTTCTTTGTTTATATTTAAAAACCTTTTCATCTTGAATGTTTCCCTGTTTATAAGTAGTGTCTCAAACTTTGGTTTAATATTTTTATTTCTTAGCACATACCTAAGTCCGTCAGTAGCCACTCCCACATCTTTGAAATCCGTGTCAATATTTATGTGTCTTATCTTTATATCTTCAATAGTGATTAAGTCTTTATATGCTTTTTTATTACTTATAAAATTATACATATAGTAAAACGGATATTCCCCATTGTCAATACAAGTGTAATCAATAACTCTTTCTTCTAAAGTAAAAAAATAACCGTCACCACAGTAGAATATGTCTGTTTTTTCTCCATTCTTCTGAGCTATAAATATAGTAAATGACAAATAATCTCTAAGGTCTTTATTTGAGGAACCTGTAGTTTTTATTATTACAGCAAAAATACTATCTATTAGATAGGTTATAAAATCCAGGTTCAGTGCCACTTCGGCTTTTTCTGTAGCCTCTTCAAATATCTTGCAAAACAATTTAGCACCTACCTCAGAATGTTGTCCGGAGGAACAACCATCTACAACAACCTTATACCTGTCATTTTCAAAGCCATAATCCTGATTATTGATTCCATACTCAATATGTTCCGAACCTGTTTTATTTATAAACATACTCGCCCCTAGTTTGGTTGTCTTGTAGTTGGATGTTTCTCTGCTTTTTCTGCTAAAAGAATTACCTCATCAGCAAATTCTTCATCGAACTCTCTTATAGATTTCGCATATTCTCTTAGAGCGGGTCCCGCATTTACATCTTTAAGCTTTATAACAAAAAACTCGTCTTCTTCGTTGTCTCCCCATTCAATCTTATTTGTCCTAAGATTTATAAGTGCATACTTGCCTCTTCCATTTTCGTTCTCGTTTTTATCTAACTTCATAAATCCTCCTAAATTGTTATTTTATCCAATAAAACTAAGACCCTGTAAACAAACATATCTATACTTTCGTCTTGGTTTTGATTAAATTCTTTTATCCACTCATTATGCTCGTAACCAACCATTTTATACGAATAGTGAATATCAATGTGATACCCATATCCTGCTGTAGAAAATTTGATATTCTTGATGTATTCATTAACTCTCTCTGGAAAATCGGTCTGCCATCCTGACAATTCTTTATCAGTGTCACTTCCTATAAATTCTCTTAGAGAGGACAGTCCTTGTCGTAGAAACCATACAACTCCAACACGTCCTCCTATATTTTTTGTTATATTTATATCTACTTTTCCCGGTATCTGTGTTTCAATAGGAATGAGCTTATATTTTCCTAAAAAAATATTATAATCCGTTCTCCATTGTTCTAATAATTGTATTGGAGGTTTTTTAATGACTGCATTGATAAAATAAAACTTTATCATTTCCGTGTTATCACAAATAATATCAAGTAGATTGGTGTGGCTATCGGTGTTATTGTGTGAATAGTCAAACATTAGCTTATCAACTCCGTATCTATCCCAATTAGATTGCTTCTCATACGACATCCCAGTCGCAAGCATCCAATTTAAAATTTCAAGATTGAAAGATAAATCACTTGAAATCTTATTGTCAAATAATTTCTGAAAATAAACTCTTTTTCTCTTTAAAACTTTTCTAAATTTCACGATTCCTCCTTTTAATACAAGTCTTCTGCTAAATCTTTTAATTTGTCGTTTAAATCGTCTAAATCGGGCAGTGGCTCTTTCAATATTCCAACTATCTCATTGACTCTACTTTCAATATCGTCAATAAAATCTTTGACCTTATCGTGAGAAATCATATTCTCCAACATCTCATTTTCTAGTATTTCATCTGTATTATAATCTCTTATATCTATAGATTCGCTTAAAATGTCTTGTCTATTCATCCGTCTCTCCTAAAACTGAATTTTTTCCATTCTTATATGGTACGAGTTTTTTGTTTCTTTTTCTATGTAAAAATCAAACATCTCTCCATATTCTTTATATAATTTATTTATACTTATTTTGTCGTAGAGATGTATTACATTTATATCTTGTCTGTTTGCTTCATAGTTAGAATCAATAGTTCTTGTTAGAGAGTGTGCTACTATTCCATTTCGGGATACTGACATTTCTAAAGAATCTTTATCGTCAATACATTCTTCAACTCTATATGTGTCATATTGCTTTGGAATGTTAAATCTTATAGTTTTAAATATATTTACTATATAGGCAAATATGTCCAATCCAACAATTGGAAGACTGTTTAAAAAAAAGACCTCTCTATTGCCCATACAGTTCTCGAAAAAACATTCTTCAGAAAAGTAAGGGTCTATATTAAATATTTGAGATATATTATTTCCTGCTCCTATATAATAAGAATTGTCAACTATCTCATGCTCTCTTATATATCTTTTTGGAGGATTGTAATTATTCCAACATCTGTCTGATACAACCTTTAACATATCGACTATACTATTTGAAAATAAGAACCATCCTGCATTTTTAGAGTAATATGCTATATTTTGCTCTGTAAACTTGTCTTTAATTTCGCACCCGGCAGGAATATACGAAACAAACTCTACATCCCAACTTTTGTCAAAATGATATGCGTTCCTTGGTCTGTGAGAGTGTACGGCATACTTACTTTTTGATACTGCCACTGGGTCGTATGAGGAAAGAATATTGTCTCTATTATGAAATTCTAAAAGTGTTTTTGCCCCATTACTTATCTTGTCAGAATGCAATCTAGCTAGTTTTTTGTTGTTCCCTCTTTTTGATATATATAGCCTGCCATCCGAGATAACAGAAGCACTTCCATGTCCTTCTTCATCAACAGCATATTTTACTAACTCCATAAATCCTAGAACTTTTGATATATCAAAGTTTCCATCAATAAAAAATTGCTTATATTCTGTCGTTACTGTAGGTTTTGACTCTATAGCTGTTATTATGTCGTTCACCATCTCAGACCTATTCTTGTGTTCGTAATATCCTGTTTTATGCACAACTACAACATCTTTTAGGTTGTCAGGATGATTCCATATTACGACATCTGCTTTAGACTCTTTTTGCAAAGCGATAGCATCTAAATAAGACTTATCTGAACACTTGAATCCTATCAATGTCTTGTATGGTGCAACTTCTTTTATTTTGTTTATAATCCTAGGACACAATTCGAATTCTACTGTAAGTTTTTTATTGCTATAAGCCCTGCTATTTATCTTCCCTTTAAAGGGTCTTGATGGCATAAAGTTGGCAACTGCAGCACCAAGAATAATACCATTGTAAAACTTTGTATCTATTTGCGACTTCATCATATCGAGAACTTTTTCCTGATAATCCATTACATCATCAACATCTACAAATTCATATCCGTTTGTGTCAATTTTATTGTATTTCCATTTAACAAGAGTGATGTCATATTCACTAGAAAGTTGATTTGCTAATGTAATCATTGACTGTCCTGCAAATCTATTTGAAATGTATTTAACTATATCTAGTTTTGACGGTATAGAGCCAAGTGTTATTATTATATTCTTTTTCATTCTATCTTCCTTTATAAATTAACACCTGCGTACACGCATCTTCAACCTCCATGGTTGACGGAATAAGCATTTAATTAGTTATGAATAGTTTTAGATATCGTATACTATTGTTACTAATATTATCGCAACAGAAAGCTGGCTAATTAGACCCACGAGATTCCGTTTCATTTTCCCAAAGTGTTTTTATATTCCTATATTTCGTATATCTCTTCTAAATAGTTTAAGTAATTTTTGCTTTCCGACATTTTCTTCCCAGGAGTATCCGATATTTTAGCAACAGGAAATCCGTTGCATTTTGTCATTTTTATCACAATTCTTGGAGGCTCTACGTTGTCACAATCGTTTGTTAAGTACGTTCCAATTCCTGCAGAAACCTGTATTTCTTGATGAAAATTCATATGCAATGCAATTGCTTTTGAAAAATTAAGACCATCGGAAAATACTATCGTTTTTGTTCTAGGGTCGATACTATTAGCTTCGTAATTTTCTATTATCATATCTCCGTAAACAAAAGGGTCTCCAGAGTCATGTCTTACTCCATCAAATAATTTCATCATACCTAATCCAAACTCTTTTAAAAATACTTTAGAGCTAATGGTGTCTGTAAGTGCAATACCTAATTTCCCTTTGTATTCGTCATTCCAATTTTTAAGAGCTTTTGCTTGGTGTCCTTGCAATCCATATAATACTTGGTGAGCCATTATATATTCGTGTGCCATCGTACCTATTGGTTTAATATCAAATTGTCTAGCCAGGTGAATATTGCTCGTTCCTGTGAAGTATTTTTTTGCTTTGCTCTTAAGGATTTCCGATATAAAATACTCTTGACTCTCAAAATTCAATCTCCTCCTAGTACCAAAATCTGCAAAAGAGAAATCTTCCGGAGCGGTATTTTCAAGATACTTGATTTTATTGGCGGTGTTTATCTTGAAATTTTCCATGTCAACTTTTGGGAGACATAGTATCTCGCTTATTATAGCAAGGATAGGAACTTCAAATAGTATAGTTTGCAACCATGGCCCTTTAATCTTTAATTCTAGCACACCCTTTTTTCTTATAACGGAAACATATTTTCTTGGTTGTAGTCTGAAGATATTTAAAAAATCAACAAAATCATCTTGCAAAAAATCTATTGATTTTAAGTAATCATATTCTCCGTAAGATAAAGATAATGTTTCTAGCTTGTTGATTTCTTCTTGTATTTTATCTGCTTGTTCGTTTGTAACAAGATGTTTTCCTCTGTTTATAAACTTATACTCAACACTTGTAGTCGAGAATTGGTGAAAAACAATTTGCATTTGGGTTATTTTGTAAAAATCATTATCTAGTAAGCTTTCAATCATCATGATAACACCTATAATCCTTTATTTATGTTTTTGTATTATTGGGATTCCCGTTGAAAGCTCTCTGCATTCACGCACTAATCCTGCTTCTCTCAGTTGTTTCTTTATTTCTGCCAAGGCGTTTTTTTTGCTTTTAGCAAAGACACTTCCAAGCAACTCTGAATCTCCGTTTTCATACTCTACTCCGACCATCCATTTTGTCATGACTAACCCCCAAATGATGTTAGCGAATATGGAACTAAGTGTTTAAATCTTACATTTTTAATATGAGTTACAATCTTTCTTACATCTTCAGGGGATATTCCGGTTTCATCTTCAAAGTCAGCATATTCAAATTTGTCTAGCTGTATACTATGAATGTCTCCTGTGTAAAAATTCTTCAAAAAAACATCTATAACTTCGTATGAAAGTCCTAATTCTTCCTCGTCTGTTTGCCCATCCCATAATTCTGCCGTTGGAGGCCTATTAAGGATAGCATCAGGGATGTTCAGTATTTTACCGACTTTCTGCACATCTGTTTTGTAAAGATGTATTATAGGTTCTAAGTCAGACATTTCGTCTCCACCTCTAGTGAAATAGCCCATAATACTTTCTGTTTTATTCTCAGTTCCTAAAACTAGCCAATCATGCATCTTTGCCTCGTTGAATAGCATCATAGCTCTTCCTCTAGCGGCTATATTCCCAAGTGCTAATTTTTGAGTATCAGTATATGTGTCTAGTTTTGATAAATATTTACTGCCAATAGCACTTGCCAGCTTCATCACATCTATATATTCATTTGTAAATTTAGTTTTAAGGCTTTTTGTTAGCTCATGGCAACAGTCCTTTGACAATGTAGAAGAGGAGTCTGTCGGTAAATAGTAAAGATGAACCTTCTCTTTCCCAACTGCCTGTATTGCCAGAGAAGCTATAACAGCAGAATCAAGTCCACCTGATAAACCTAATACATATCCTTTTTGATTAGTCTTTGCTAATGTATTTCTTAAAAATGATTTTATGTTTTCAATTTGTTTTTGCATTTTGCTTCCTTTTGTTTATATTTCAAAAAAACCGTCTGTTTTTGAGACAACAGATTTAGATTGTTCTATTACACTTTTTGATAAAACATTGAAAGATTTTCTTAAGTCAGAAGCAGAACTGCCGGCATTTAGAACATTTCTAAACTCTAATAAGTCAGCTTCTCTTTTTGCTTCTCCACCACCAAATGCTATAAAAGCCGTTACAACTTCTTTTTCATTTAGTTTTTTAATAGCTTCTTTGGCATCATGTAATCCTTTATTACTGACAGTATCGTCTCCATCGGAAAAAACTGAAAATACAGCTTTTACTCGCATTCCCTGAGATTTGAGGTGATTCATATATTCCGTAAGTTTTTCAGCACCTTCAGTCACTACATCATACAAGGCTGTCATTCCTGATGCGACAAAGTCATTGTTAAACTCTTCAATTTTTTTGTACCCTCCAACTTTAATGTTGCTATCAAAGTTTGCTCTAGCTATCAATATCTCGTCCACTTCTTTAGAATCCGCAATAGCATCTTTAAAATCTGTTAGACTATTCTTCATCATTGCTACATGGCTCGTCATAGAACCTGATTGGTCTATAGCCATAAAAACTAAGTTTATATTCTCAGTTTCTAGTTCGTCAATAGCTGTGTTAGTATTTTCCAATTCTTCAATTCCTACGATATCTAGTCCGTTTTCTTCCATTTTATTCTCCTTGATTTGTATAGGATATGTTCCCATTTCGTGTCTATTTATTCTACATCCGCTGTCATAATGAATACTGCTTGGGTTTCCGTCTCTTTCCATTTAAAACTCCATATTTTTCAATATGTGACTTATAACTTTAACTGTGAAGCCGTTTCCTAATAGCTGATATCTACGGGAAGTACTCATCATCCTTTTCCCAAATGGTACTAAAGTGTACTCATCAGGAACAGTCTGAAGTCTTTCTACTTCTAATGGAGTAAGTTTTCTCCAAGTTTCTAAATCCTCAGATATTTTAGGTTCTTGATTCCCTCCTGAATTTGCGGTTACAGTTAGACCCTTTCCCTCTATAGAATAAACTCTTTTTAATAAGTCATGTCCTTTTAAATCTGCTTCTCCTACCTGTATGCATCCTTGTACCGGAATTATAGTTGTCCCATTGTTTCCAGCTCCTTTGTACATTGTGGCAGTTGCAGTCAGCCCTTTCCTTTCTAAGCCTCTAAGATGCCTTTTATTTCTCACGGTCTTTAAGACCCGTTTTTCTCCTGCCATCCCATCTTGGATAATATCTTTTAAGGTTAGACCCATATCTTCAGGTTGTTTTATATTGGGAATGTTTGTCCAATATAGCCTGCGGCGATTTTGGGCGGAAAGTTTCGCACTGTTGATTTCAATAGGTTGTACACCTAGAAACCTGCTTATTACATCCTGATATTCTTGCTTCATTTTTACATTTTCAAGTAAAAAATATTTTGGCTTTATTTCATTCAATAGTCTTACAAATTCAAAAAATAATCTACTTCTATCGTCTGCGAAATTAAGCTGTTTTCCTGCTATTGAAAATCCGGTGCAAGGAGAGCCGCCTATTAAAAGGTCTATGTCTTGAAACTTTTTACCATCAACTTTCTCTACATCACCAACTTGAAGTGTATTTGGAAACCTGTGTTCTGTTACAGCTAAAGCATACTTATCTATCTCACTAGCAATGTAAGTATCTACAGCTATATTAGCCTCTTTAAGTGCTAATTGAGCCATAGAGATGCCATCAAACAGTGATACTACTCTTATCTTTTTAATATATCTTCCTTATTTAATTACTTTATATTTTAGCCATTCGGTTCTTGACATTTCTATACATTCGTTTTGTATGAACTCTGTTCTGTATTGTTTCGCATAATAGTTATAGGCATTTGCAGCAGCGTTTATATTGGTAAAAGTTCCAATATAAACTTGCTTGTTGTCTATATTTATCTGGGACTGCCAGTTGCCGGTTTTCTTTAGAAAACAAACCCCAATGTAAGAGCTCTTATTATTTTCTTTAAGCATGTAGTAATTATTTGTGGATTTCAATACCCAAACACAACTTTCTTTTGAATACAACTGCCCATCCCCATTGATGTCCTTATCTAGTTCGTATTTTTCAACTTTTTCTGCTATATTTTGAAAGCCTTTTAGCTTAGCAACATCTTTTAGAAAATTTTGAAATATCAACCATTCTGTGGATACTTTAACATTCTTAGCTCCGTAAAATCTGTAGGCCTTGTTTTGTTGATTGTAACACCTTGCTATAATGTTTATCCAAATGTTGTAAATTTTTTCGTTCCCTTTTTTATTAGCGTTCCCAATACTTGCAACACCATATATCTTTGGATAGTAAATGTCTTTAACTTCCCCGTTTACGATTTCTCTTATAGAAGCTTTTGTTTTATGTTTCGTTAACAAAAATTCTATTAAAAACTGCCTTTTTTTGTTTTTGCTATCTAGCTCTGTAATTATCTTAAACTTGCCATAGTTATTTGAATTAAATACAGAGCCGTTAGGGATACTTCTTTTTCTCATTACAACACCATCTCAGTTGATTTTACAATATTTATATTGTATTTCTTTTTAAGGACTTCGTAATCATCGTTGGTTTTTGCCTTATCTATTATAGTAGATGTGCAATCTTCTAAAATATAGATTTTAGATGTTATATCAGGTCTTGTTTCGTAGTGCTCTAATATTTGTTTTATAGATTCTATAACACAAAAATCCTTAGCTTCTCCACCAATAATTATCTTATCGTACTTCTCTAGTTTGTTTAAAAAATCAATATTAACTTGGTTTTTAGGGGAGTATTCCGGCTTTAAAATCCCATACATTTCACTCATTGGGTCTTGTCCTTTTACTAGATATTGTATTGCAGATTTCTTGGCAACACTGTAAAAGTATATCATATTTGTTAATTGGTTTTCTATTGCTGCGCCTTGAGTTCCTTGTAGGCAGTGATATGGCCATATAACTAAAACTTTCTTTCCTAATTTCTCTAGGTTTTCTACATAATCCCTAGAGCCTATAGGATTTATAACAGGCTTCCACTTCCCATCGTTCAAATCGTCAAGCGTTATTGCTGTCAGAGGTGCAGGATTATCTCCATTCTCATCAACCCACCAGCAAGGATGGAATATTTGAAAAGGATTGTGAGTGTCAATAGACACCGCTACTCTTGAAATTTTATCCATATTATTATAGATAAATCTAGTAAAATTTTCTACATCTTTATGCGCTCCTGGAACACCAAGGCTACCATTTTCCATAAAATCATTTTGAAAATCTATTCCAATGACAAGTATGTTTTCAGGGTTTTTTGCTGACGGAGACAGATTCTCCTTGTTCGCTAAAGATAACAAATCACCTTGCACTAAAGGGTTTGTAGTATCTCCAATGCTTGATACATTTACAATTTCTTCATAATTAGTTTTCATCTTTCTTCTCCGTTTTTGTTTTTGAGTCTTCGTTGCTACTTATGTACTTTATGTACTTCACGGGAATACCGTGTATCGTTTCTTCTTTGGTCATGTGGTTATCAACTTCGCCCATCACAAATCCTACTAACATGCCTACCCCAGCTATGTATCTGTAATTTTCGATAATTCCGGACGACACTAACACCCCTATAATTTGAAACCCTGAGAATATTATAAAAAATCTTACAATACCTGCTTTGTATTTTTTTAAAAACTTCTTTATTTTATTCCATTTCATGTATTATTCTCCAAGAAATATGGTTTTAGCTATTATTGTTTTTGGGTCTACAAATGACATACTCTCAACTTCCTTTTTACTTTTCCATTCAGCTTTTGTAACTTCATCGCCCTCTATCATAGTATCTGTGGATTTTGATGTAACAAGTATTTTATATATGGTCATTGTGCTATCGCTATTTCCTACATTTATAAAGTACTTAGCGACCTCCCTAATATCCTTTATGTCAAATTCCGGAATATTGCACTCTTCTTTCAACTCTTCAATCATGATTTTGTCATCAGGAAGTTGTTTGTCTATGATTCCGGCGGGTATTTCGTATGTTAAGCCCTCAATACAAGGGCGGTACTGCATAACTAGCAACATTTTTCCATCTTCGTTTACAACCAAAGCACTAACTGCAGAATTAAGGTCAACTTTTTCATAAGTTTTTTTATTATAACGGTAGGTTTTTACCTTAACAAATCCATCATACACAATCTTTTCACTACTCATCGCCATTAAAACCCTCACTGTCTATATTGTAAGCATCTTTAATATCCGTCTTCTGTAAGAAATTACTGTCATTATCACAGTTTTCACACATTAATGACGATGGATAATACTCACATTTATGACACTTTGAATACGTTGCTTTTCTAAATTTATACACTCCATATGCAAGATATGTTAGTATAAGAATGCTTATTATTGCTACAAACCAAATCAAATTAAACATGTTGACTCCATTTTTTGGATTGTTGTAAAATAACCTTAAAGTCAATTCCAGCATCTCCTATAAGACGAGAGCTGTATTTTGAATAAAAATGTTTTAAAATGTTTTCCGGGTTTCTTTTTCTATTCATTTTAAATTTAATTTTAGTAACTTCTTTTTGTATTCTGCTGTTTTTAAGAAAGCAATTGCTCAATCTTTCTGGAGCTATAACCCCATCTTTTACAAATACTATTTTCTTGTTTACTCTTCTTGCTTTAAACCCTTTTATCATTTTATCCGGAATGGTGTCTACATAAGCTAAGTCTCTATTGTTTAAGTCTTTAGCTTTAGCTTTAAATCCTTTCCACGATTCAACTATTTTAGAGGCATTCCATTCTACATCCCATGAGCTTGGAGTTTTCCTGTCTCTATCTAGCGAAATTCTTGATGGCGGGAAGTTATATGCGTATGTTAACTTCGGAATATTCGTAACAAAAAGACCTCCAACATAAATATCTCCAGCATTCTTATCTATTATTTGCCCATAGTATTCATTTTCATGGATTATGTCATTTCTTTTTGCTAGCTTAGCATCATATTCCCTAAAACTATCCTTGTCGATGTCAAACTCAATAGAGAAAGGCATTCTGTTTGCGGTTTCGTGTATCTCTATTCCAAAACATTCTCCAAGATGAATATCGTCATAAAACACTGGGACTAATCTCTTTCCTGGAATATCTATTGCAACATCAAGTTCTTCTCTAAGAAGTATGAGTAATGCCATCTTAAGACCTTCTCCATGTTGTCCTATTTTAGAATTATCACCCCTCTTTCCTGAGATTCCTATCTTTAAAAATTCTAGGCTAGTAGGATTAAAATTGTTCGACATTTTAACAGAGAATGTGTCTTCATCGTTCTCTTCGGTATCGAACACTCCAAAATCTTCAAAATTTTGAAAAATTTCTCTGAGAGCTTCGTCAATTCCCCAGTTAGGTAAGTACTCTCTGCTTATTCCGTATTTAATTAAGTCCATGTTTCTTTCCTTTATAAGTAAGCGACCGCCCCTTGAAATTATCGTGGTTAACTATATCTTCTTTACCTTCCTAGTTAGGTGTATAGAGACTAGAAGTCGCTTTTGTTTAGCAATTACCTTACTCTTTTACATCACCTGTTTCAGTAACAACACTTTCTTTTTTAGCTACTTTAGGCTTTCTTTTAGCCTTTGGTTTTACAATCTTGATTCTACTATCAACAGGAATGCTTATCTCTACAATACCTGCATCAATATTGTATTCCAGTCTTTCAACTTCAAATTTTTCCGGTATAAGAAATGCGTTCTCTGTTTCAAGGTCAACACTCTCTCCAATAAAAGAGGTTACTTTTGAGTAGTCTACTTTTAAGTAAACAGAATTACTTTTGGTGTCAATCGTTACTTTTGTGTTTGACTCCGTAGAACCTGGTACTAATACTGCTAGCTTGTAACTTTCAAGTGTTTCTCTAATTGCTTTAATCATTTTGTTCTCCTTTTGTTTTCCAATACAACTGACAAAATTATTTTTTAATCTCTGCCAACTTTCAGGCATTGGCTCTTGCATTGGTAATATTTTTATATCATCTTTATTTTTTAATTTAGGATAGTAAGGTCTACATGTAGGAAATAACACCTCTGCACTTACTTCTTTTCCGTACTCTTCTAGGTACTCTACTAAAGCATCTGTTATATCGTTTTCATGTTCATATAGTCTAACAAAATACTTATAGAGGTTTACTAATTTCTCATAATCATTAACAAATTTACTTGTCTGTCCTCCGTCTATACTAACCATCTCTTTTGCATTTGGAGAGGTAGGTATTTTCATTGGAAACAAAGGGAATCTTGTCAGTTTAAAATCATATTCACTTTCAAACTCTCCTATAAAGTCGTCCTCACCTCTTTCACATCTAGAACCCTCGCATCCGGTGTGCATCGAGCCACCGCCAGCATGTCCTTCAAAATGAACATCGTTGCATCTCTCGCAAAGAGCATCCCTATTCTCTTCTATTAATAATTCTTGAAGTTTTTCTGCGGTTTGGAGAATAGTATTTTCTTTTTTTGTTTCGGTGTATTCCCCGCTTTCCCACTCACCAAGAACCTCTCTTCTGTAGCGGGCTGCATCCTTATCTACTAAATCTTTCATTTCTCTAGCCTTACTTTCGCACCAGTCGATGTCGTATAAAATTCCTTTTTCTTTTACAATCATTTTAAATCCTTATTTAATCTTACGAATGCTAACTCCAACAGGAAACCTAGGTTTGTCAGTATTATCGGTAAGCTCAAACCTAATCAGTCTCATGTTCTACAAGTTTCTTGGCAAATTCTAAAACTATATCATCTTCCCATGTATGTTTTGCGTAATTGTAAATCATGCAGACAAGCTGAATATTATCTTTTGTATATCCTTTTCCTGGAATTATTTGGTCTATAGACGGCCCGTAAGGGGACTTTCCTTTTTTTTTAAGTTCAAACGAGACACCGGTTTTTGCACATTTCCAATTTTGCTTTTCTGCTAATGAAACGACATAATCACTGGTGATGTCGTAAAACCCAAACTTTTTTGCCCTGCCTATTATAACTCTAGCTATTTCCCTTATATTGCTCTCTAAGGACATGGTTCTAATTAGCCTGCCTCTTTGCCTTCTGTATTCATCTCTACATTCGCTACTACATCTCTTTCTATTTTTAATACCTACATAATTAAACTTCCTATTACATACAGTACAAGTAGATGTTTTAGTTGTCGTTAGTCGCTTTTGCATGAATTCTTTAGCTAGGCATCCACAACTCTTAGTTCCTTCTTTTCTTACAAGGGATGATGCTCTTACTGTTTTTTCTCCACCGCAGCTACACTTGCATAGCCAAGCAGGTTTCCCATCTTTATTACTTGCTCTTGCTTTGACAGTTAATCTTCCAAATTCTCTATTAGTTAAATCAGTAGGAGTAGACATAAAAATCCTTTTTTAAGGCAATATACTATTTGTAAGGGCAAGTGTCAATAGTTATTTAATTTTTCTTATTGATACTCCAACAGGAAACCTTGGAATACCGTTATCATCTCCGGTTTCAAAATACCTTATAGTGAGCATCTCACCTATAAAAGATGCTGCCCTTTCAAAAAGGTCTTTTCTGTAGTTTCTAGCACCTTTTGGTTTGCAGTCAAATTCATATCCTTGCTTCGTGATACATCTCCAAACGACCGTACCTATGTCGTTTCCATCTGCCTCTTTATATCCTATTATCTCAAACTCGTCATCTTCAAAATCTTTCTTTTTTAGTAAGTTTTCAGACCTTTTGTCGATTTCGTAAATGCCTTCCATATTTCTTATTATAGAACCTTCGTACCCTTCAAGGATAAGCTTTTTATGTATCTCGTCAACCTCTTCCCAATTCTGTGCAATATAATTAGGAACTATTTCAAGGTATTCGCATTGGTCAACTATCTTTTTTGCTTCATTGTATCTTGTCATAAAAACTTCTGCAGAGACCTCAAATTTATCTATTTTACCTTTAGGACATTTGCCTAGATAATCAATCCAAAATGAATCGTACACCATTAATTTTATTTTTAATTGGTCAGCAATTTTATCTGCTGTCATATTCTTTTCTCTGGCAACAATACTTGTTATCTCTTGGAAAGTAAGCTCGTGAGAATAAAGCTCTCCATCAAGCACTCTGTTTCTTGGTGCAAAATCCTCAACTTCTCTTTTAATATGGTCAAAAAGCTCAAATACTGTATTCTCTCTTGATTGCATTCTAGCTTTTATTTTTCTTTGTCCATTATTGTCAGGTATTCTTGTAAAGCTGTTTTTTACAGTACATCTTATCCCGTCTAATTTAGGTTGGACTACAACAGGGAATGTAATTTTTTCTTTTACAGGTTTTTTAGGTGATGTTGACTTGCCGATTTTTTTAGCAGTCTTTCTTATATCACTTTCTTTCTTTGCCAGCATAGGCAGTATAACTAATCTGTGTTCTGCTTCATAAGCGCTTATAAAATAACCTACTTTCTTTTTCTTTTTCCACATTGATAAAGCCTGAGAAATAGCCTGTTCTTCTACTGTAGTCTCATTAGCTTTTCCAATATTTTTGCCGGATTTAATAATCTTCCCTTTATCGATTGTTAATTTACCATCTACATAACCTCTATATGTCTTTATGACTATATTATAATTGTCGTTAAATGGATTCGGGTCGTTTATATCTGCACCATCTTTAAGTATAGACTCAACTTTGATAGTGTTTTTCTGTATCTTGCCTGTACTAGCTTTTTTATAAAGGGATGGCATTTCTTTTATAATGCTCATATTAATCTCCTAAAGTTTTTTTAATAGTAATTCACCTAGCAATTCTTTATCTGTACTCTTATATCTTTTTTCAAAAGACTCAGCAGGTTTTGTTGAGTAGGAAGATTCATTTATTGTTTTTGTAACTGCATCAATATATTTGCTAAACCTACCTTCAGTAGTATGGTAAAAGACTTTAGAGATGCTATTCTTTTTCAAAAGCTTTTCATATTTAAGTGCTAACGATGTGTCTATTGCAAATGAGATGTATTCAGTTTTATTTATAAACTCTACCCAATCTACGGTATATATTTTTTCTTTTATCTCGGAAGCTCTACCTGTATTTTTAAATCCCAATAGAAGCATTTTAGTACCGTATAGCTTTTTTTCCTCTATAAAGTTAATGACCTTTTTAAATTCCGAAAGAGACTCTAATCCCATGACATAATGCAACGTGATATTATATAGATTCGGTCTGTGTTTTAAAATCTTCTCTATATCTGACACGGTGTTAATTGATATTCCAATACTTCCTGTTATATTAAACAGTCTATCTGCAAATGATGGGTATTTTAGCCAATCTGTTTCTCTTGTTGTAAAATTAGGTGTAATACCTTTTTCTCTTGTGTATTCTAAAATCTCTAATAGTCTAGGATGGTTAGTTGTTTCTCCGCCGCCAAAAGCTATTTCAAAAACACCTTTTTCTGCTAGTACATCAATAATATCATTTACATATAAAGTTTCTTTCCCATCAGGAGTTGAATTGTTATAGCAAAAAGAACAATTGTGTTCACATTTGTGCGATATTCTTAAGTCTATTAAGTCAGGAGTTATGTTGTTGTTATTTTCTATGCTATCCATCTCTTCGAGTTTGTTAGAGTATCTGATTTTATTCCCGTAGTTTACATCAAACAGTGTCCATCCAAAAGATTCTTTCCTTATTTTGTAATAAGAACTTTCTCTCATTATAGGTTCGTATACGACTCCAATTTGGGGCCTAAATTTGTCATCGCAGTTATCGTTTCCACCTTCAATGACAAGGTTTTCATTGTTTGCTATTGAATATGCAAATTCTTTAAAAAAATCTATAGCATATTCGCCATCTGCATATTTTGGCACTTCAAATAAAGACTGATGGTCAACATAATCTCCGCTATCAAATTCAACATCAGGAAATGCTTTAGCAACTATGCGTTTTTTCTTTGACTTATCTTTTTCGTTATCTTCCCATCTACCTCCGATATTTGTCCATAATGTTGCAGCGAAGTATCTAAGTTTAGACTCTTTGCTTAAACAAAGGAAAGTATTCCATCCAAATTCCCCGTCGCTATCATCATCATATAAGTCTTTTTTATTTTTCGCACTCACTTTTATTATAGAGTGACTGCTACTACTGTTTGTGGCAAATCCTCTTCTTATATTTATAGCTTTCATTTTATATCCAATTTTTTAAGTTTAACTTCTATAGAGTGATTTTTATAGTCAGATTCGTTGAGCTTTCTTTTTTCTACAGTACCTATAACTAAAGATTTCGAATCGTTGCTTATTTCTAAGTAGTCTTTGATATGTAGATTATCAGTGTCTATAAGAAATATTTGCTTATTTTTAGTATCGTTACCACGTATAGCTTTTCTTATTTTAGACATAGCATGTGTTTGAGGATAAAAAACTATGCTATTTTTTTTCTTAAGGAGTTCTATTTCCATTTCTGCATCATTTACTTTTTTGTTTGTTCCTGTTTTTATCCCTTTTGAGCATTCGTTTTTTGATACCTCTTTATTCGTTGCCGAGTGCAAGAACAGTGGGTGTAATGCTGTATCTGTATTATTAAAAAAAACAATGTCCACATTTTCATTATTCCTCAATATACTAATAGCAAAATCCATTAGTATTGTAGTTTTTCCTGAATTTGCATATCCTGTTAAAGCATAGGCAGTATTTTCTAATGCATTTAGTTGCTTTTTGCTGTCAAGACTGATGTCTCCATTGTACATTTCATTTCCAATTTTAATCATAATCCTTCTCCGAATAAAAAAGCAGTACGATTAAATACTGCTTTAGATTGATATTGTAACTTGCGGTTATTTCGTTAGAGTTGATAATAAAGAGGTGTGGCTATCTTTTGAGTCAAGCAATACCCCCTTTAGATTCCTATACATCTTTCTCTCTTGGTCGTAGACCATAAATCTGTGAAGTAAGCTATGCTCTTCGTTTGTTAAGTGTATAATATCTTTAAAATGCTTATCATTGTAACTCCAATGATGCCTATGTTCTTTTTCTTTGGGCATTCTTTGTGATGCTATTTTGGCGTAGTATTTTTCAGGGTATTTTTCTTTGTGTCTTCTGATTGTTTCTGCTTTTTTTTCAGAGCTTGGTTTTTTGCATCCAAGTCTATGATATTTTTCACGACCTCTTTCTTTTTCTTTTTCGACCCAATCTGGGTTTGTTTCTCTCAACTTCTTTTCTCTTGCAGAAGTTCTTTTTCTAACACACTCTTTACAGGTTCTAGCCGTAGAATAAAAATCTGTAATATTTTTTTCTGTGTTACACCCAGGGCAATTCTTTTTTAATTCACTCATTTAAGCTCCTTTTTTAAGTTACCTGCAATATAACACAGAAAGGTAGATATGTCAAGATAATTTTACCGTTCCTATATTAAAATGGCAAATCATCTGACTCGTCTTGTTTCGTTGCAGGCGGAGTACTTGGTGCAGTTGCCTTTGAATCTCCATCTTGCTTAGGAGCTGACTTCTTATTTAGTGCCACAAGCTGATTGATATTGATATCTTTCTTTTCTTTTGGAGTTCCATCTTCTGCTGTCCACTTATTTGTCTTAATCTTTCCGACAACATATACAGAATCTCCTTTACCAAGATTTTGTCTGTCAATAAACTCAGCACTTTTACCCCATGCTATAATATTATGCCATTCAACTTCGTCTTTGTAAGTCCCATCTTTTTGCTTGTACCCCTCACTTGTCGCAAGTGAAAACTTTACCATTGCCGTTCCATTTCCTAATACTTTTGATTCTACATCACTTCCTATTCTTCCTAGAAGAGTTACTGCATTCACGCTGTTTGCCATAATTTTTACATCCTTTTTTTTGTTAGTTATTTAATTGTGCTGACAAAGACCAATATACAAAATTTTTTCTCATTTGTCAACATTTATTTTTCCTTTTTGTAAAATAATTGTAAACAAAAATTATTTTATTTGTATTTAGCTACATTTATTTGTGTATACCTTTATTTACTTGTTTTTAAGCCCTTTATTGAGTTTTAACAAACCCATAACATTATCTAGTCTACAAACAGGACATCTCTCTTGTTTAGTCTCTATTGAGTGATAAAATCCACTACTACAAGATTTACAATTATGTAGTTTTAAGGCTGACAAATTTTGATTACTTAATGTAAGCAAAGAAGCTTGTATCTTTATATCCTCTTCGCATTCTTTCATTCTTTCCTGTAGCACTTTTTCTCCGCAAGTTTTACAGATAAAATTACCAGGCATTGATACTACACTTTCATTTGATTTTCTGTAGCTTCCTCTACATATAATACAATTATTCATGACACATCCTTTACGTAAGTTATTGTAATAGTAATTTTATTAAATCATTGAAATTTTAACCGGGTTAGCCACGAACCCTATATCGGATACAAAATTATCTCCGATTACTTTTCTTAAAATATTTGTTGCTCCGTTCCAGTCTGCATTCACTAATTTATTGATACTTGACTGAAATAATCCTCGCTTAATTCTTTTACCTTTATACTTCTTGTGCTTACCTATCTTTTCAAGAGCTAAAGCATCACATTTACTGGTATAGCTTTCTTCATTTCTTATCACTTTAATTCCAATTTCTTCTGATTTATACTCTAATTGCTGAATAAATCGCAAATAAGGGATGTTTACAAAGTTTTGATTATTAACCTTACCAATGTTAGCATTTTGTTTCCAGCCTTGATTATAGCCAACTACAATATTTTTAATATCATTCTCCAAACAGTAGTTAATTATATATCTTGAGCTTTTATGCAGGTAATCATTAATCTTGTTGTTCCTTTTTAAAGTTAATCTGTTAATTCTATTAGATAATTGCTTATCGCCTACAAAACTCTGTAATTTAGCTTTCTTTTTATTGTAGTATTGATTTATGGATTTTAATGGTTTGCCATTACCAATTATAGGTTTTAAACCTGCATTGGTTGAAGTTGCAAATAAATTATTAACTCCTAAATCAAGACTGATGTATAAATCTTCGTTTAGATTTTCATAGGCTTTTACCTCCTTTTTGTAAACTATTTCAATAATATTATATCCAACTCTAGGAAGTATCCTAACTTGATTTACATTATTTACTTTAGTCTTTAATGGATTTATATTAGATTTTTTAGGAAACAATATAAATCCATTTTTAAGTTTAACTTGCTGATTAGTAAAGATAATAATATTTTTACCGTTTTTATCTTTATACTTTGGTATTCTAGGTTTAGCTTTAAACTTCTTTGGATTCTTAAAAAAAGCTTTTTCTGCTTTAATAAAAGACTTCCAGTTTTTAAATAAAACTTTAATTATTTGCTGAGATGTTTGAGCAAGTAAAGCTCTGTAATCGGACTGGTTCTCTTTAGCTAATTGAGTTGTTAAGGTATATTCTGACAATAAGTTACCATTACCTATAAACTCTTGACGAATTAAGTAATTACAGTAGTTGTATAAATTCTTGGATAAGAAATGTAAGCTATCCATATTTGAATTTTGTTTTACAATATGTCTCTCAACTCTTTGCATTATTCAGAAAGTCCTTTTAATCTTAAGTAAGCAGATTTTGTTAATCCAAGTTTTTCAGCTTTTTTAGTTATTATAGTATCCTCTTCTTTTGACACTCTAATCCTAAGTATTTTTTCTCTCTTATTTTTTTTCATCTATACCCCTTGTGTACCACAAAGATACCACAAATATTACAGTTGTCAAGCTTTTTATTAAAAATTATAATGTCGCAGTTATTCATAATACCTCCGTTTTAATATTTTGTCGTCGTAAACCCAAATTCCATCTTCTCTTATTATTCTATCTATCTTACTCTTAGTATGAGCCTCTATGTTAAAGACATCGTTAACTTTATTGTTTAAATATAGATAACCATTTCCGTCCTCAACAATGCCAACACTGTCTTTTGTACAATCTAGTGTTCTTCCGTTTTTCCATATTATTAACAATACTTGGTTTTTTACTTTTCTTAAGGGATATTTTAATGTCCTAGGGTCTTTAATTTGCTCTTCTATCTCTAACTTGCGTTCCTTTCCTTTTGTTCGCAATCTTCACAAATCTCTCTGTCACCACATTCCTCGTAAAACTCTTCACAATGCCAGCATTTGTAGTATTTATTCATATTTCCTCCCTTCTTTAACAGAATTGATTAAAACTTCTATATACTCTCTATCTTCATCTGAAATGTATGATTTTTCGTATTCTCCATACGACCCTTTTTTGCAGACTATCATCCATATTTTATCTATCGCTATTTCGTAGTCGTCTGTATTTATATCTTGCTTTTCTGTTTGAGCTGTTGAGATATACTTTTCATCTTTATGGTCGTTGTCAAAATCGTTTTCAGCATTATGCTTATTTGAATATTTTCTGTACCACTTAGCATAGTCGCTATCTTTTTCAGCGGTTTCGTACTGCCTAAGTGCCTGACCTTTATTACTCATTATAAACTCTTTTGCAGCTGCTTCATCAGTATGTATTTGGAAAGTTAAACACGCAGGTATAGCAACAGCGGCTAAAATAGCTACGATAACAGCAATAACCATTACTTCGATTAGTGTAAATCCTTTCATTTCTTTTCTCCTTTCAACTTTCTATATAAAACTTGCTGATACGACAGTCCGTTGTTTTTTTTCTTAAACTCTTCTTTAAGTTTTTTTCTTATTTTCTTGTCATTATCTGCTTTCGCTTTGTTAATAGTCTTTCTTTCTAATTTTCTTTTTTTTCTTCCTTCTTTTGTTACTTTAGCATCTTCCATGTTGGTTATATATGCTTCTTTAAGGCTTTTAAGAGTTGCATTATTTCTGTGAGCACTAACTGGAAGTGCGGTATGATGGTCCCGACAGAGATAGACTAAATTAGACGGACTGTCGCTTCCGCCAGAACCTTTAGTCATTAAGTGATGAATTTCAAGGTTGAAAGTACGGTCGCAACCCTTATAGCCGCACTTTCCATTTGTTTTTGCGAATATAATTTCTAACTCTTCTTGGGTTAGCTTCATTAACTAATCCTCTATCTTAGTTTGTGCTTTATCTTCTGGTTCTGTGTTGGCCTCGTATGCATCGGTTTTGAAAAATTCAAAATCAATGTGTGCTTTCATGTACTTGAATAATTGTCCATAGCTACCATTGTCATAAGGAATATCTATTGTAAAGTTATATACAGGAACATTATCGCTAATCTTTATTTCAAATCCTGATATCAAAACATTACTAAAATCATATTCCTCTATAGTCGGCATGCTTGGTAATTCATTCTCCAAATGCATTTTAAACTTAAACCCCATTCCAAACCTAGATTGGTCTCCAAAATTTACAGACTTAAATGGTATTGGCTGAATATTAAGTAATGTAGCGCTTATAACTGGGTCAAACTCTGCTATTGAATCGTAATCTATATTAGCACTCTCCAATTTAATTCTTACATATCCATCTTTTGTAGTTTCGTCTGGATTAGACTTTGTATCTACCTTTCCTGTTGCACTTGCAATCATTCCTATAAAACTTTTATCAAACATTTATTTCTCCTTTATAATTAAATTTGGTATAATTTTTTCAAATAATTTAACCAATACATTTTTGCTCATTGCATTCCCTGCTTGTTTGTGTAGTTGTGTGTTACTTACCTTACTTGGGAACTTGAATTTTTCATCAAACCCTTGTAAGTTAAAACATTCTCTAGGTGTGGTTCTCCTAAAAATAGAGTTTTCCCTGTCGTAAACATAGTGGCTATTATTGTTGGCTCTAATAGTCGGAACTGTTTTTAATCCAATTTTATTATCCTGCCAACCGCTAGTGGCTTTTGAGACATAAAAATCCTTTTCGCTTACAAGAATACTATCCATATCTCTAGCGAAATTTTTTGCTACCGAAGGCTTAATAGTAGTGCTTATCGCAATAGGCAAATTCTCATCGTTAGGAGTTAAATACTTTTTGTCTACATCCTTCTCAAGCATAGCTCCGATAGAATTTGACAATTCTTCTTTTTGTGGGAATGTAAAAGAAGCTTTATTTAGAAATCCTACAATATACAGCCTCTCTCTATTTTGAGGAATGTTATAATCCTTAGTATTTAACACTGATGAAAAAACATTATAACCTAGACTAACAAAAACTTCTTTAAAATTTTTAAAGGTACTGCCTTTGTCTATACTGGTAAATCCTTTGACATTTTCAAAAATAAATACTTTTGGCAAGGTCTGTTTTACTATCCTGAAATATTCGTAGATTAGTGCTCCTCTACTGTCTGCTAGTCCTTTTCTTTTTCCTGCTGATGAAAAAGACTGGCAACTTGAGCCACCTATCAAAATGTCTATATCCTTGTAATCATTTCCGTTGATATCGTATACATTTTCATAAAACCGTATTGGGGTTGTATTGTTTTCAAGATATGTCTCTCTTGCATACTTGTCTATTTCGCAAGCAAATACCGTTTGGTGGTCAATTTTTAATTCGTCTAATGCTAGTTCTGGTGTTCCTACTCCTGAGAATAGTGATGCTATTTTTATCATTTACTACCTCTTGTTAGCTAAATTCAACCCCAATATGTTTCGTTATTTTTATTGGACAATTATTTCTTATCATTTCATCAAACTCTTTTCCTGTAAACTTCCTCCCATATTCATCTTTAATGACCTTTTTATTCCATACTCTTTTTAAATATTTTGACAGCTCTGCCTGAGACCTTGCATAGTTAAACGAACTGCAAGATTGAACACCTGTTCTTTTTTTACTATTATCGTTATTAGGCTCTTCAAATCCTAATTCGATAAGAGCTGCGTTTGTATCATTTGTTCTTTTTTCGCCACATACAGGACAAGACTTGTGCCATCCTTTGTTAATATCAGAGTCGGTAAATCCAAATCCGTTCTTGGCAAAATGTCTGCTAGATTGGTGTACTAAGTCTTCTCCGCCTTCTCTTAATGTCATATTGCAGGACCAACAGTAACTCCCAGCCGCACTTCTTTTTCCTATGTGTTTTCCGTTTCCTTTGTAAAAGTTCGTTCCCATTCTTTCCTCCTACATCTCACTTGTTATATTTTTTGAATACGTATAAGCATAGTCACTTATACCAAAGTACCTACGGAGAGCTATTTCGGTACTTCCGTATTTATCTATGTAGTAATCAATAACAAAGCATCCGGCATCTATTCCGTTATAAAGAATGTGTAGGTCTGACTCTTTTTTACAGATACTGTTCTCTATTAGCTTATCTCTCCATACCGCCCACATTACCTGCATTGCTCCTTTTGCTCCGAACTTAGACTCAGCCTTGGCATTAAAACTTGATTCATGCTTTATTATGGACAATACAAGCTTAGGATTTAAGTTGTACTTCTTGCTAAGCTTATAAATTATATATGTCCAAGTAGTATGGTAGCTTTCTTTGTACCTGTAACCTAGAAAATCTTTTATATAAAGGGATGTTGAATTGATACTTTCAATTTCGATAGAACTTACTGTCTCGTATTGCTTTTTTAAGTTATCTTCATTGTTAGTTCTGTAAGTATCATAATCGGCTTCAAAAGAATTGACGATTACAAGGTAAGTAAATACAATTGGTATATAAAATTTTAACATACTACTCCACTATTAAATTAGTACCTTTAAGAGCAAAACCCTTAAATTCATCTGTTTGTGCTTTCTCAATCCATTCATTATCAACATTATCTCCGTAATGGATAAGTAACATTTTACTCTTAATTTTACTAGCCAATTTTTTTAGTCCGTTGTAGTGTGCATGAACACCACTTTCAAATGGAGATGTTTCACAATCTTGAATTATTAAGTCAACATCATCATAAAGACCCATAAGCTGATTTGGAGCATGTTGAGAATCGGTAGTCATCAATACCTTACTATTCCCTGTGTCTACTACTAAACCATAAGAGTCCATATAATTAAAACCGTTTACAATATGAATCATTTGAGCCGGTGTGAATTTTACACCATCTATCGTAAAACTATTGTTATCTTTTATAGAATTAGGTTCAAAGTAGGTATGTAGTGTAGCCTCTTTTTCTCCATTTTTCATTTGGTGGCTAGCTAAACTTCCGAGCCCACCTGATAAAGAATTGCTCCATAATGTTTTCATTACATTGTGATTTGCAAAAAGTTTTATTTTTTCTTTTGTTGGGTCAAAGTATGTCATAAAAGCCATATATTCTAACCCTCCAATATGGTCTGCATGAGCGTGGCTAATATAAATCCAATCTATGTCTGATGGTGAAAGTCTATAATCAGCTAGACTAATTTTAGTATCAAATCCACAATCTATAAGACCTTTAGTCTTATCTGTTTCAACAAGTATTAATGTGTTGTTGAATATTAAAGAGCTCATGTTCCCTGAGCCTAAAAATGTTAATTTCATTTTTTCTCCTTGTTATAGTTTTACAAATTCATGTCTTATTATTTTTACAGTAAAAGATTTAGTGTTTTTCTTTCGCTCGTCAATATAAATATCGAAACACCTCTCAACTTCCTCTTTATTAGAAAATCTCTCCGCAGTCGTGTCATAGTATGATATAGCACCGCTTCCACCTGAGCTTTTACGAAGACCTCCCCACTGCGGGGAAACTATATTAAGAAACGAAAATAGTCCGTCCCAAATGTTGTGTTTAATGAAACATTTGTAGTATACATTAATATTTCCTTCGTAATCAATTTCCTCTGTGTGTGTTATTTTATACTCAATCGTTATATCACTCATAATTCTCCCTTATACTTTTCTAGCTTACCGCCTAATTTATCATTGACTAATTTATATATATATTCCCAATCAACTTCATCTTCGTTCATTGGAAGCTTGATTAAGCTTTTGTCATCTATGTAAATATCAGCACCTATTTTCCTTGAATCATTTCCAAAAGCAGTTATCCAAGACGGATTATTTTCATTGAATTTATCATATTTAATATCATCTGCTTTTAATGCGAATTTCGCCGTTTCTACATCAATTCCTAGTGTTCTGCAAGAATTAATTACTATATAGTAACCGTCTCTATGTAGAAGATTTATATATTCTCTTGCTGTTTTAAAAACCACTCCCACTTCGGGAAATTCACTGTTGTAAATTGTTTTGTCGAAATCTATTGCAACTACCGGTTGTAAGTTCATTTTAACTCCTCTTTATATTTGAATAATTTTTCTACTGATGTTTTGCTTTTTCCTGCAATTCCATTAGCCGATAAAGAGCTTTTAGCTTCTTTTTCCCATATACACTCAAAATCATCAGGAGCTTCATATTCGCTAATAAAAACATCAAACCCTAATAAGCTTTTTTCTCTAGCCCAATCCCAAAATTCGCTGTGGTTAAATCCTTTGCTTGTAGAGTATTGTGTTGTTCCTTTATATGGAATATCGCAGTAAACAATACTGTCCTTGGGTAAGAAAACATCTTTATAATCTTTGCAGGTAAAAGTAATATCTTCCATATTTGGGATTTGTTTTTTTATGTTTCTAACACTTTCTGCAATATAATCTCTAGTAGTCCCTATTTTAGTAACAGATTTTCCGCTGTATCCTCCCTCAAAAAATCTACCATTAGCACTTCCAATAAATCCAATCCATCCGACTATATCATCTGTCATATTCATAGTATGCTCGTATCTTTTTTCTTTACCATTGAAAACATCTCTTGCTAAACTATACAAATCTTTTGGTATCTCTTCTGGATATACAACTCCTGACAATATTCCTTTCCACATAGCTATTAAATATTTGTTGTTGTCATTCGCAAACCTTACTCCGTCAACCTTATCTATAACATTCATTCCTCCGGCAAAAGGTTCTATATAACTTCTGTCGTTTTTGTTCTCAAGTATAATTGGTAATATTTCTTTTGCAAATCTAGCTTTACTTCCTACATATTTCAAATTATTTCTCCAATATTTTTTTAATTTCCTTTGTCAAATCGACACAATTATGAACTTGATATTTAGTTTTGGTGCTACTAAAATAAGATAATTTCATTCCGCCATTAATTTTAAGTTTTGTATTCTTCTCGATAATATACTTATAAAGGCTAAGTTGTAGTGAATAATGGTAAAAGTTAGCATCAGGAAACTTTTTAAATGGAGCAAGCATTGTTGACCATTTATTTTCAAACTTAAGCTCTTTGTTGGTCTTGTGGTCAAATATATACAGTTTTCCATCATTCCCAAGGCTTAAATTGTCTAACATACCTGCTATATCCGACTTTTTATCTGCAACCATAAGTTCATTGACTATGCTTGTATATCCCTTTTTATAATCAGTATAAAAAGAATCTCCCATTTGCTTCAAGTGTTCGTTGTCATACTCCATAACCTTACCATCTAGTAAGAATTCCATATAAAGATGATGCAGTGTTCCTTTGGCATTTGCTATGTCTGATATCTCTTTCCATCTGTCAAGCATCTCTTGTTGAGTGATGCCCTCTTCTTCTGCTTTTTTCTTTGACCAAAAATTGGCATCGAATGGCTTCACAAATTTATGCACCCACCCTGTACCACTTATAGAGAATTCTTTTTTAACTGGAAATACATTTGGGTTTTTACCTTCCCCATAATCTAAATAAGAATACCTATGTGTTGGTTCGTCAAAATCTATGTACTTAAAAACTTCAAGCTCTTTTTTTATTTCTACTATTTTTTTTATTATTTCACTTCTTGTCAATTTCAAAATATTCCTCGAATGTTTTAGTTGTTTTTATAAGCTTGTTTTTAATATAATAATCAAACTTATTTCTAAGTGATGGTAAAAACCAGTCAGACGACTGTGTTCTCGGTGTATTTTTAATATAATCTCTAACCTTTAGCAAGTCTTTTTCATTTCTTCTACCGTAGTATTGAGACTTAGCCAATCGGCTGAAGTTTCAAATAGCCGTTTAGCCGTTTCACTGGCCAATCCATATTCAAATCCGCATTTACAACAGGTGAATTTTTTTTCACTCTCATTGCCTAGATTTTGTTTTGAAAAAGAGCATTTGCATTTCGGGCAACCTTTGTTTGTCATTTAATTCTCCTTTGCGAATTTATTCAACTCTTTCTTGTATTTAATTATTTCTTCATTTGTAGCGTGGTATATAGTGGTCATTTTACAATCCCAATCGTCTTGTGTGTAAGTAGAAAAGATACAGTCCTTACAGTTTCCGTCAGGATGAGAATGACAATAATCCCTCATTAGTGTTATGTAATCTTTACTTTTCACCTATTCTCCTATGTTTTAGACCTAGTAGATTTATTTCATCATTTGTCAACATATCTATTCCCCAAAATCCACAACCTTTAAATAATGCGTAGTCTATATCTTTTGTTAATAGATATATTTTACTTGCCCTTCTAACATCTTTTGCATCGGCCATAAATCCATTTGCCAAAAGAAAACTATATATTTTTCTTGCTGTAAAAGTAATTCTTAACGCTCCTATTGTTTTGCAAAATATATTCACTTAATTCTCCAATTCTATAAGATATTTTATTGTTGTCTGATTTCCTCTGTAGACAATCATTTCATTATTCTTTAAATCTATTCCTCCATGCGCGAAAACAGAATCATAGTCTCCTTTATTTTTTAATGTGTTAGCTGAAAGATTATAACAGCTTGAATCGTGTTTATGTATATCCATTTGCTTTCCAGTGTGAACTTTAAATACCGCCATAAATCCCGTATTATCACTACCACCTGACCAATAAGAACCTCTTAAAGATGTATATCCAAGAGATTTTCTTGCTTTATCTGCAAAGTATATCCCATCACCAAACATAGAACCTGTGTAAACTGCAGAAGATGGTCTTATTAAAAGTCCTGTCTTCATTATATTTATAAAGTTCTCATTCCTGGAGCCGTGGAATAACAATGCTGTCGTTTTATCTTTGGAATCGGCAATGTTTTTATTAAAAACTTTTAATGTAGCTTTATTTGTAACTTCGTATGCCGTTTTAAACTTGTTAGATATTCCGCCAAGATGTTTTTTAATTTCAACTTCCTGTTTTGGATTGATTGTACTAACAGAAATACCAAGGACATCCAACATTGTTTTGTTGTCTAAAGTTTCTCCGGTTTCTTCTTCAGCCTCTAGTATCCCTACTTTTGTTGCCATAGAATCAAGATTGTCCTGTTCTTGTATAAGCATTTTTTTTATTTCAGCTACATTTTTTCTTAAAATACCTGCCGTTTCTTCTATGAGATGGTCTGATACTCTCCCCATTCTTCGAGGTATTACCTGAAATAGGTCTGTAAGTGTTTCGTTGAAAAAGGTTACTTCTCTGCCTGTTTTAGCGTTAGAAAATAAGATATTTAGTAGTCTTTGTGCTTCGTCAACTTGCGACTGAGTAACAGACTCGGCAGATACAGTATAATTCGCTGCCACAGACTTGTTGGTATAATTCATTAATTGGATTATCAATTTTTCTATAACGGCGTTAGGAATTGGAGTATATCCAGATGATTTCGAGACAACCTTAATCGAACGTCTTTCTGTTTCATCTTTATATCCTTTTGCTATTTTAGACTTATATACTTTATCCCATTTGTACATAGGGTAAATCTTCTCAGCCATACTAGCCCCATATCTTCCATACTCGGCTCTAAATCTGTCTCCGGTGATTTCTGTCATTCTATAAATCTTGTTGTTGTTTCTTCCCCCTGTTCCGTTTACCATTATTAGCTCTACTGCTTGTCCATTCTCCACGTTTCCTGCTAACAAAAATTTACATAAATATAAACTTTTGAGTTTTACTGCTTCATCGTACTCGATTTCAATATGATTCTCTCTACTCTCGTTGATTTTAATACTCCGCAGTCGTTAATTTCCTTATTAGCCTAAGGTATTATATTTTACACAATTCTTAATATTGATACTTGCATTCAAATCTCTGTCCATTGAAAAACCACATTTGCAATTATATGTTCTATCTGTGAGCTTTAAGTCTCTTTTTATACTTCCACATTTAGAACAAGTTTTACTACTTGGAAACCATTTGTCTATTATTCTTAGCTCAATATTATATTTTTTGCATTGTTGAGTAAGAAACTCTCTAAAATAATAAAACATTTGGTCTTTAATTGCTTTTGATAAATGCTTATTTTTCAACATACTTTTAATTTTCAAATCTTCAATACTAATAAATTTTGGGTTTAGACTAACCAGTGAATTTACTACAAATCTTACACATTCGACTCTAATATTGCTTAAGCGATAATGTAATCTTTGAACTCTTAATTTGTTTTTATATATGTTTCTGCTAGACTCTCCTTTTGTCTTAGTTTTAAATTTACGACTTAATTGTCGCTGTGATTTTTTTAATTTCTTTTCTAATCTTTTTATTTTCTTAGTTTTGTTTATATTTTTAAAGAATTCACCCTCACTTGTAACCGCAAATTCTTTAATTCCTAAATCGATTCCGATAGCTTTAGTTTTCTTTTTTGGATTCATCTTTTTGGATTCTTCCTCAACTAAAACACTTACAAAGTATCTATCAGCTATTCGAGATACAGTTCCGGACTTAACTTTAGAATTTAAGGGAATATATCCAAATTCTTTTAATCTTACAAATCCTAATGTGGGGATTTTAATTCTATGTCTTTCTAAAGTCCAATCATTTTTATTGTTCTTAGGTAGGTACATCTTGACTTTGCTATCTTTCTTTTTAAATCTTGGAAATTTAGACTGTTTTTTAAAAAACTTCTTAAATGCCTTTTCTCCATTGAAAATAGACTGCTTTACAGATTTACTACTAACTTCTTTTATCCAGGAAAATTCCTTGTTAAATAATAGAAAATTATTATTAAGCCACTTGCTGAAGCTCATTGCAGATACAAATCTTTGTTCTTTTTCGTAAATCTCTTTATTGTATTTCAAGTAAAAATTATAAATAAATCTACAAGTCCCAAGAGTTTTATGCACTTTTTCTTTCTGCTTATCGTTTAGCTTTATTTCTATTTTATAGGATTTTAGCATCTAAAACTCTTTTGAAATTAAGTCAAGACTTTTAGTAATTTTAAATGCTGTATTATTCTCTGCGTTTTCGGCTTTTACTTTATACTTTGAGATAAAAGCTCCTTTCTCTAGTATGCCTATTTTTAGATAACCATCTTTATATTCTCCAAAAGCAGTACAATTATCATCTCCTACATTGATACTAAAGCCTGAAAATGTAAAAACATCTTCAGAAATTCTTGTTACAAGGTTCTTGTGTAGCATTGCATAGCCATGTACTCCTCCCATGTAGTCAAAATACTGAGACTCTGAATAATATCTAGTACCACCGTCTGTTATTTTGACTGGAATTAAAGAACGGTTTTTATGCCAAGTCCTTAAAGTCTTGGATGTGACACCTATTTTTTTTGCAAATTTACCTGATGAAAACATTTGTTCCTCCTATTTTATTTAAAGATACAACAAAAGGATATAAAAGTCAAGGTTTTTTTAAATAAGTATAGATTTGTTTCCTCCTTTATCTTTTGACGACTTCTCCTGGCTGATTTTTTAAGAAGTTGGAATTTTCATCGTTCTTCTTAACGGCAATGCCGGATTGGTCCTCGTACATTTCACGGGTTAATCGTTGGTCTTTCCCTTCCGTAATTATCCCTCTGTCTCTTATAAACTCTGTATACATAGCTCCTTTATAGCCTGATAATTTGTTTTTTGCATATTTTGTTTTTACTGCAACCTTTTCTGCATCAATACCTATATCACTATTGAAGCATAATAGCCATACTAGATTTGCATTATAAGCAAATTTTCCTGTTTCCATAATATCATCTAATGTAGGTTCTTTATACCTTCCATCGTGACTACTTTTCTTTCTTAATTCTACCGTAACAAATAATGGGATATTATAGGTATCTACTAAGTTTTTAACTAGATTTGCTCTAAGTATATTTTGAAGTCTCAAATCCATATGTCCTACATCAAGATTAAAAACTCCATCTATAAGAACCATAACATCTTTACTTTTATAACTTTCAATAGTCTTTTCTAGGTGGTATCTTAAAATGTCGTAGCTCACGATAGTTTCTATGTCAAATATCAACAATCTATCATTTAGCCATTCTTGTAATTTATTTGTCGCATATGTGTATATACCTCGAAGAGACATCATTTCTATTCTTGTTTCTGCATTAACACCATCATCAGCTTTTATTTCAAACTCTATATTAGCAACATCAGACAAATGTCTAGGTTTTTGTATTTGGTTTATAGTCAAATTTCCTTGACTTAAAATTGCTACAATTCTGTTTATCATTATGTCGAAATTATCATCAAGTGAATATATTATTTGGTAGAGCTTTTTGTTTGATATCATTGCATCTACGAACACATTTAAAGAAATCTGTGTGTTGTGGGTAAGTATAAAATCTTTAGTAGCATAAAGATGGTCTTTTGAATCAACAGATATGCAAGTAGCATAATCATCAAAAGCATATTCTATTGATTTAATATAATTATATTCTCCCTTTTTTGCAGGTTTTACTTTTTCAGCTTTTCTTTTTAACTTAAAAGGATTTATGTCAGAGCTGAATTTTACATACACTCTGTAATTTATCCTAGTTTCCTTGTAAGAGCCATCTGCTAATTTATATCCTCCCATTCTTTGAGAGAAAGATGCTCTAGCCCCTAACGACCTAGCAATCTGAATTACATTGTCTTTTAGTTTTTCGGAAGTAGTAGAATACTCCGTAACTCTGCTACTCTCCACATAAGAACCGTCTGTATCAAACAACCCTCTTAGCATTTCTAGTCTATCATCTATTGTTGACATTAGGTAATCCGACGGTATGAATTTTTCAAAACTTTTTTTATTTTTTAATCCATAGCTATCCAATACTCTTCTGAAGTCCTGTATTCCAGAGACGAAGTAATCGCAATTATCTCCCTTTCTCTTTTTTAAAACCCCTTTGTGTTTTTTAAGTAGCATATTAAAGTCGTCAACCATCTCCTTGTCTAAAGATGCAAATCCAAAAAAATTCCCTGAATAACAACCATCTCCAAGAAACATCCCTAGTAAATAAGGGTGCATTTTTAATTCTTTTTTTGCATACTGAACAGGAGCTATTCTTTTTATTGCGTGTCTTTTTGCCCCGTTATTGCGGTGTAATGTTGCAACGATTTCTTTAGTAGTTTTTATAGAACCAGTCTTTTCTCCTTTTCTATTTTTATTGGTATAGGTGTACCATCTATGTTCTAAATCAGCAAAAGTAATAGACCCATCAGACATAGTAACTTTGTAAAGAGGTCTCTTATTTTGAGGGAAAACATCTAAAACTTTGGTAGGTTTTCCGTCTGACCCTATAACAAAATCTCCGACTTTTAAGTCCCCATTTTTTACATATCCATCTGGAGTTGGAATGAGTTCATTGTCCCAAAGCGCCTTTCCGATATTACTAGCCCCTCCTATAATGTATAGCCCATTCTGAACCCCATCCAATAAACCTTCTGTCTGACTAAATGTTCTCAGTTTATGCCCTATTAAATCTTCTCTTGCATAATCCCTTGTTATCTTATCTGATAATCTTTTTTTCAAATCAGGGACTTCGTATTCGGTATAAGTACCTGCTACTGAATTTGAAAACAGGTTTGATACAAATTCTACATCGTTATCGCTAAACTCACTTACCTTTGTTCCGGTTTTCTTTTCTATAAAATCAACAAACTCTGATACGAAAAACATCCTGTTTGTTTCTGGGATATCCTGCTTAGGAGTGTTGTTGAATATTTCAGCATGATTCATATTTTATTTTCTTCCCATAGTTTTAGTAATAAAGAATTAGCGTCTTTAATGTATCCTCCAACACCATACTGTTTTGCTATATCTTTGACCGTTCTTCTTTCTACATTAAAGCAACTATCTTGCATATAATTCATCAACACCTCCTTAGCACGTTCTCCTGGAATGTCATTATCCAATAGTAATACAATTTTATACCCTTTTAAAACATCTAGTTGCTGAAGTTTTTCACTATCCCTCCTAGCGCTTGCATCCATAAGTGCTACAGAGTTAACCCCTAGAGTTTGAAGGCTTAGAGCATCTACGACACCTTCCGTTATAAATATAGGAGTTTTGAATTTATTAAAGCTCTTTGGAATATATAATAGAGGCTTTTCTCTTCCTCCCATATAAGAATACTTCTTGTAATTTCTTTGTGCATCTCCAACCGAGATACCTTGAAAATAACTTATAAACCTTTCTTTATTCCCTTGCCCTACCGGAACATCTGCATTAAAATCATCGTTGATATTATAAAAAGGTATAAGGTACGAAGAATACTTAAAAGCTACCAATCCACTAGATTCAATAGCTTCTCTTATTTTTTCATTTGGAAGTGTTTTGTTTTCCATTAAAAGGTAGCCTAATAGGGATTGCCATTCTCCATATTTAGATATCTTCTTGCCTTTTAATAACTTTTTTAGAACGTCCGCATCTTTATTTACGATGTTGTTTTCTCGAACAACTTCTTTGCTTATTTTTCTTTCTGTAACCAAATAATGGCTATCAATATCTTCGGTTAATAAAATCACCAAGCTATTGTATAAATTCTCATAATCATTAGTCGTTATCTCATATTCCTTTTCTACTTCTGACTCGATTTTTACTTTTTTAATTTCAGCTATATAGTTTTTCTTTTTATACTTCCATAGCTTGTCTCCAGGTTTTACATCAAAATGCTCATTAAACCATTCCATTGTGTCTACAAAGTCAAGGCCTAATACTTCTTGTACTAAATCAATACTATCTGTTCCAATTCCACATCCAAAACACTTAAAGGTATTTCGCCTGATATCGAAACTTAAACTTGCAGTATTAGAGTCATGTCCCTTTATACAAGGAATATTTCTATTACCCTTGTGGTTGATATCTAACTCTTTTGCAACGTCAAGAATTGGCACCGATTTAGCAACTTCTTCAACTCCTGCCATCTTTACCCCTTATTATTTCGCCAACCTTCTTTTTTATTTATATCTCCAAGGAAGTTTAACAATCCTTTGTAAACATGAGATACTCTTAGGTTTGGAGATGATGTGTATTTTGTAAAGAAACTTTCGTATCTTTCTAAAATTTGGTTACTAGATAACATACACTCTCCGAATATATGTTGGTCTAAATGTAAAAATTGTTTTATTATGATAATTAGTTCATCTTTAGGAAAGTTTTCTAACCACCATCTTAAAACCTTAGAATAGTCGAAATCGGATTCATCAATCGGAAGAATCATTTCTCTGTCCCATATAAAAGTATTGCTATCTATTTTACTGCAAGCATCAGATAGATAAATAGAGCGAAACTTATTTCTAGTTCTGTTGTCATTCAATTTTCTATCGAATTGATTTTTAAGTGTTTCCCATAATAAAGAATATCTTCTACTGTATGTAGGCATCCAAGCCTTCATATCATTAGATATTCTGTCAAATTGAACACCTTTGTACTTTTGTTGCAACTGCTCTCTTTCCTTTATAGGAACATTATCTAAGAACCAATTTATTACCTTTTCGTAACTTCCTTTTGTTCCACCGACTTTATTTAGCTTAACTCCAGTATGCCACTCTAAACCTTCTCCCTCTATACAAAGAGCTGCTTTGTCTACATTCATAGGTTTTCTTGAATATTGAGGGTTTATATCATCTCCGTTGTTTATAGACTCATCGAATAAGCTTCCCTTGTTATCAGATTTGTTAGCCTTGTCTAATATTGTAGACGACTTTTCTCCCCTAGAACCCCTCTTAGAACTATAAGGTTTAATTAATCTATAATATTTATTATTAATCTCTAATTTATTATTAATCTTTAAATCATTATTAATCTCTAATATATTATTATTAATCTCTAAGTTAATCTTTAATAAATCATAATACTTTATATTAATTAAATTAATACTATGCGTCGCATGTACACATGAAGGATGTCTAAAATTACTTGAAAAAACTTTGATAACATCGTCATCAAAAAGCTTAATTAAATTTAATTTTTTAAGTCTCCTTTTGTATGTCTCGATTTTCTTATCACTCCACCCATAAAGCCTGTGCAAGCTTATATTAGGGCATTTAATAACCTCATCTTCTGCTGATGCACTTTTAGCTAGATAGTAAGTATACATAGCTAGTAAGTTAGCAGGGTCGCTCGCAGTTAGGATTATTTTAAGAGCATATTTCGGGGTTGGTAGTATCTCAAACATCTCACTTGTTTCTATTTCTGAACTCATGTTTTCTTCCTTTCTTTTATAACGGCTATTTTTTTACTAAAGCCCAAACCTTACTTCTCAATGTGTCTGATATCATCTCTGTGTTTCTTAGGATATTGGTAACAGTTCTCCCAGTAACACTTAGTTTTTTTGCTATGCAATCGTTTTTCAATCCGTTGTGTAGTTTATACACATATAGCGATTCGCTGACAGTTAGTTCTGTTGAATGTGTCACATTCCAATCTTTTATACTCATATTCATAACTTCTGATATTTTTACTTTCCCTGAACGCTTTGGTTGCTTATCGCTGTGAACCCACATTGATAAAGAAGCTCTTGATAATCCTACCAAATCGGACAGTTCTTCAGTCGTTTTGTTTACTCGAAGCAGTTCTATTGCGAACTTTTCATTTGGCTTCAAAACAAACGTTCGAAGAGCCTGTTTTTTGTTTTTCATTTTTTGCCTTGTTAGTTAAATTATAGTTAATTACGGACAAAACCAAGATACAAAATAAATCAAATAAAGTCAAGACATTTTTTCTCTTTTTTCAATTAAGGATGATATTAATATTGCGAAAAAAAAGAGATAGTATTTTTATTAAATATATAAGATTTACTATATACCTTATATATAGGCTGTTTTTTAGTGTAAATTTATTTTACAAAAAGGAAAAATAAATGTTGACAAATGAGAAAAAATTTTGTATATTGGTATCGTTGCCTAAAGAGCAATTTTTTATTTTAAAAACAATAAAGAGGATATTTTGAAAGGTTTCTACAAAAAGATAAAAATCAACGGATTCGATACTAGAACAGGAGAGTTGTTAGATGGGAAGGAGGTTTTAATTCCTACCGATTGGCAAACAGAAGAACACTTAACAAAGAAGTGGGAGTTCGATAAAACATATGAAGTCGAACAAAAAAAAGCACGTAATTCTGAATTTCATAAAAAGTATATGGCTCTTGTTCGATTTGCACTAATAAATTTACACGAGAGATATAGCAGGATTATTTCTGATTTTGATTCTTTACGAAACATTATAAAAATGGAGACAAGACATGTTGACTATGTGTGGACACTTCCATCCAAGACTATAGTTTTTGACAGGGACTTATTTGTCTTAAATGTGAGTTCTAAAAGTGCACATACTTCAGAGGAGGTTATTAAGATTGCAGACGAATCTTACAGTTCCAAGGAAGAAAGTAAAGTGTTAATGATACCTCGTTCCATAGCATTTAACAAAATGAAACAAGATGAATTCGAAGCTTTTTACAATAAGACTGTGGATATAGTCACACTTTTAATAAGAACAGACAAACAAACTTTACTTGATGAACTCGATGAGTTTAGAGGAGAATAATGAAGAGGTATACGGAAGTAACAAAAGAACAACTGATAAACAAATCAGACGAAGAAATAAAAGCTTTAGCTTACCTAGAGATGGCACATGAGGGAGTTAACTTAGACGATGAAGATACGCTTTCTAACATTATAAGAAAAATAAAAGCATCGCAGTCAGAAGCAAAAGCCCATAGTAACAGATATGTTGACATTGAGGATGTTTTTAAAAGATATCTTGTTATAGCCGAGGGAAATATTACTATTGCTAAAGATTTTTTTAGCAAAGCATATAAAAACCACAAAAACTACAAAGACTTAAAAGAACATATCTATAAAAACACAGAAAAAATCAAAAACTCTACAAAGGAGAAGTAAATGAGTGAAAAATGGTGGATTGAAACATCGCAAAAACTAAACGAGCCATTTCCTGAAAAGGATATCGAATGGAGAGTTCAGCAGTCAGGTGAATACGGAGATTCAGTATGGGCTATGGTATTAGCTTATGTAACAAACAGGGCCATAATGGAAAGGCTTGATGATGTATTCGGAATGGAGAATTGGCAAAATCACTTTTCGACAGGCCCTGGCGGTGGAATAGTGTGTGCTATCAGTGTCAGAAAGAATGACGAAAGCGAATGGATAACAAAAGAAGATGGTGCTAGCAACACTGAGGTTGAAGCTGTAAAAGGTGGATTATCAGGAGCAATGAAAAGAGCAGGTGTGCAATTAGGAATAGGAAGATACCTTTACAAGCTAGAATCTAATTTTGCAAAAACTTATGGAGGCAAGGACAAAAGTGCACCAAAAGGAGCTTTCAAGGCTAAGACTAAAAAAGGTACTCAATTCAAATGGTCTGCACCTGAACTTCCAATTTGGGCATTACCCCCTATGACAGCAGGAGCTAAAACTCCAAAAGCAAAAGTAATACCAGCACCAGCAAAAACACCTGTAGAAAAGTCAAAAGCTAAGCCAAATACAAAGGCAGAACCAAATACCGAAACAGAAAAGCCAAACAACGGAGAAAGACTTAAGAGTATCTTAGGAAAAGCAAACATCACCAACCAGGCTAAATTTCTAAAGGCTTTTAATGTGAATATTAAAAAAGCAAAAGAAATTGACGGATTGTTCACAGAAAAAATAACGGTAGGAGGAAAGGAAGCTGTTAAGATATTTCTATATGTAAAATATCATACAGTAGTAAGCGGAAAGGTTGATGATTTTGAGGATTATATGAGCAAGATGGACCCAAATTCTGACCTTATGATTTCTCATATCGAAAAAGATGCGGAACTAGAAAAGTATTTAGCTTTTTATAAAAAATATTAAATAGGAGAATTAAAATGAGACACACAACAAGAGATGGGCAAGTTATGCTTATAGCGGAAATGACCGATAAGCACCTTAAAAACACCATAAGTCTTTATATAGACAGCCTTGGACATGCAAAGAATGTTATCAACGGAAAGACTGATACCTTTCAAAATAAGCTTGTAGGAAATAGAGATTCTAAAGTTGATGCCGAAAGATTTGTAGACGGCTATAACAACTTATTCCCAAGCTATATATTTGAGGCGGTACTAAGAGGAGTTGATATTGAGAAGTATATGAAAAAAGTAAGAAAACTTCACGATAGAGATTCTCAATTAGCCGCAATGATAGAGCTTCCAGCTCCGTAACAATTAAACAGTAATCGTATAGCATCAAGTGGTAGAGCAAGTTGCTTATTAAATGATTTGAAAAATCGTCCAATTGCGGATTATCAGCTAAGGGTTGCAGGTTCGAGTCCTGTTGCGATTACTTTATAAGGGAAAAATATGACAGAAAAAAAACTACCCAAAGGTTTGACTTTTGACGCAGATACTCACACATATCTTGAGAACGATATACCCGTAACTTCAGTAACTCAATTTTTGGGGGATTTGGGGTTCGGGCCTCAAGGTGGGTTTACTAGCGAAGCTATGCAAAAAGGAGCCAATACAGGGAATATAGTTCATAAAGATTATGAAAATTGGGGAATTGCAAATAGCAGAGTAACCACAGAAGGATATGAGGGTTACGGAGATGCTTTTGAAAGATTCTTGGCAGACCACGATGTTAAGTTTGTGCATACAGAAAGAGTTATGGTCGGAGATTTATTCGGAGTGAGAATAGCCGGAACAGTAGACTTAATAGCTACAGTAGATGGAGAGCTTTGTATTATAGACTATAAGACATCAAAAACTATACAAAAGTATTATGCTTTACAGTTGGTTATGTATGCTATGTTATTCGGAAATCCAAACATGCCGAAGTATGTACTAAAAGTGATGGCAAACGGACAGTATGCATTTGTTAATGCGGAAACGATAATGCCTAACTGCGGAAATATAACTGGAGATGCTTTTAAAGCTTTTTTGGCAAATGAAGAGTTTAAGATTTACAAAAAATTTGAAAAAGAAAAACTATCAAAAAAATGGTTTGACTTGAAAATGAAAGAGGAAAAACTTAAAAAACAAATATCTTCAGCAGAAACATACCTCAAAAAAGCAATAGACTATCCGTCAGGAGGAGATAAGTATTTCACGTACTCATACAAACGTCCTTCTATAACGGAAAAATTTGAGCTCCCTAAATTTATTGCCGATATAAATAGTGGAGAACTATATACTGGGAGTGAAATTTTTAAAATGATTGGAGAGCACTCTACAGTATCAATTGGAAAATCTTCTTCATTTTCGTTTAAAAAGGTAAAACAAGAGGAACCTGATGAATGACCGAAACATTTTTCAAATAAACTTAGAGATTGATAATCGTGGTTACACAAACGAGCACTTTGAAAAAAATTTTAAAATTAACAGTGCGAAACGCAGAATCGTAGCAGAGTTTAATCAAATCCTCTTAGATAAGCTTGAAAACGGAGGTCTCAGCATTACTAAAACGGACAGTTATCGAGGCGAGACTACTCTAATTTCAGCAAAACTATTCATAGCAACAGAAAGAGAAATGCGAGACTCAGGGCGATATGTAGAGATAAATACCACAATCAAAAGCTTTGACGAGGCTGATTACGAAAGGCTAAAAGATGTAGAGGCTAAGAACGAAGATAATTACAATATCGACGAATATTTAAGAAAAAAAGCAAAGGGATAATTATGAGCAATAATTGTGAGAACTGTTTAAAATTACATCCCAATAAAAAAGGATGCGGAAAGTACAACAAATTCCCTAAAAAATTCGATATTACAAAAGAGTTGTGTGATGACTTTAAGATTAAAAATGCTAATACTATCTTGTCGCCATTCAAGGCAATTGTCTATGTAATAATGTTTTTCATACTTTACGGAATAATGATACCGTTAAGTATTGGTGGGCGAAATTTCGCTGCAATGCTCTTTACTGGATTATTAGGAGTTGCAGGTGGAGTTTTTATAGTTAAAAAACTATTTAAAATAATGGAAAGAAACGAAAACAAAAAGGAGAACTAAAGATGAAAGGAATGAGTAATTTAAAGATTCAAGTTAGTGCTATTGTAGGAGTAGTTTTATTCGCAATAGTAGGTTTTATGTCAAGCGAGATAGTTGAAACAAACTACAATGGATACTACCAAATAAAGCAAGCCGCAGTTACAGGAAGTATGTCTGTAATTAATGAACCCGGCCTTTATATGCAAAATTTTGGAGATATACATACATATCAAATATCTGATATGGTATACTTCTCTAAACGTTCAGAGGAAGGTGGAGATGGCATTACAGCAGAGCCTATACAAGTAAGATATAATGATGGAGCTCAAGCTATTATCTCAGGAAGTGTAAAATTTAAACTATCTCAAAAAGAAGAGAATGAACTGGAATTGCACAAAGATTTTAAGAGTTACGAGTCAGTGCGAAGTGATTTAGTTAGACAGGTTATGGTAGAAGCTTTAATGCAAACAGCAACTCTAATGAAAGCTGAAGAGTGCTACAGTACTAGAAGAGCAGAATTTACAGCACTGTCGGAAGCTCAAATTAAAAACGGTATATATGAAACAATTTCGATAGAAAAAGAATTTACAGACGCTCAAGGGCAAAAGTTTATAAAAAGAGAAGTTATAGTAAAGTTAGACAAGGATGGACATCCAATAGTAAGAAAGATATCTCCATTCGCAAGATACGGAATAACAATCCTTCAATTTGTCGTAAAGGAAATTGACTACGAAAAAACAATTGATGAGCTCATATCTAAGAAAAAGAAAGCAGAACAGCAAAAAGTAGTCGCTAAGGCAAACGCAGAAAAAGCAAAACAAGATGCAATTACAGCACTAGAACAGGGAAAAGCAGACATAGCTAAGGCTAAGGCAACAGAAGAAGTTGAGAAGATAAAAGCAGTTACTCAAGCAAATAAAGAAAAAGAAGTTGCAGAACTTAAAGCTGAAAAAGAATTTAACATAGCAAAGTTTGAAGCAAAACAAGCAAAAGAAGTTGCAAAGAAAATCAGAGAAGAGGGTAAGGCTCAGGCAGATGCAGATAGATTTAAAGTAATTGCGGGATTAAGCCCGCAAGAGGCAGCGGAATGGAAGTATAAGACAGCCGTTGGAGTTGCAGAGAAATTAGCAGGAGTTAATGTTCCATCTATAGTAATAGGTGGCGGTAAAGGAGGTGCAGGTGCTAACCCACTAGAAATGATTGGGGTTAATATGCTGCTTGATATTAAAAAGAAACTAGAGAACTAAGACAGTTTAACTGTCTTAGTGTCCGAGTAAAGTGTCTTATTATGCGAATTTCGTGTAACTAAGACACTTGCCAGGACATTAGGAGGATTATGGAAATAATTATTACAGTATTATTAGCATACATAAGTTATTTATATTATAAACTAGCGACAGGGCTGAAGCAAAACAACACATACAAAATGCTGTTTGACGAAATAACAAAATCCAAAGTAGATAAAGATGGTAATATAGAAATGTCCAACCAAGTACTAGAAGTGCTGATGTCTAATTACTTTTGGGATTTATTCGAAAAAGCCAAAGCTACAGATTTGGTATCTATCAAGTTAAGCGCTTCTAATCAATTAAAACCGGTATTAGTAGTAAATGTTCACAAAGAAACAGGAAAAGCTCCAGTAGAGATATTAAAAAAATATTCAGAGATATTTGGAAGGATTGAGCAAATAAAAGTAAGAGAGGTATTATCAGGAATTAAACTTAGAGACCTAAAAATCCAAGAGCAAGTTTCTTTTGACGACGACAAAGAGTATATATTTTCTATAACGGAGAGATAATGAAAAAAACTATAGTTTGCATTATAGGCGAGAGCGGCTCAGGGAAGACTACTTTTGCGGAATATACTAAAAACAAACATAACGTCAATATGATAGAAAGTTATACTGATAGAGAAAAGAGAACCCCGGACGAAATAGGACATACATTTCTTTCTAAAAAAGAATTCGATAATTTACACCACGAGGATATGATAGCTTTTACGGAATTTGGAGGCAAAAGATACTGTTGTTTGCATTCTCAAGTTGAGGATTTATGCACCTATGTTATAGATGAATTTGGACTGGGGATGCTTCAGCGACTATACAGCCTAAAGTATAACCTTGTTTCCGTAAGACTTATTCGTCCTGTTTTTACAAGAAAGGAGCATGTGGGGCAAGACAGGATTGACAGAGACGTGGGGAAATTTGGGACACCTTTGGAAAAATTTGATTATATAGTAGAATCTCTGGCTCTTGATGATTTACATAAAGATGCTGACAGAATAATCCTTGACATAAAACGAAACAATGAATGATAAAGACTACAATACTAAGCAAAACAGCGATAATGTATAGCATATCATACATTAAGGAGTTTATAGGATGAGAAAAACAAAAGCCGAAAATATTAAGCAAATGAAGAAAATAGATTGCAAAAAGTTCGGAGATAGGGACGATGAACATACAATAACAGTAAAAGATAGACACACATCGTTTCAAAGGTGGAATATGGAGAAGCTACACTTATCTAAGTCAAGTGAAGTTTATAGGCTATTAAAAAAAGCTACTAAAGCAGAATTTGATAATATGCGTGCAACAAATAGAGGTATTTATGAACAATGAAAAAATGAGAGACGAACTTCTTACGGAAATGTTTAAGATGGTTGACCTTACGTACAATGCGAAAGAAAACAGAAATAGAAATGAGAATTGGTTTGCAGAGCATTCATGGACCGAAGCTCAACAAAAATTATTTACCGATTTTGGCGTTGCATTGCTGAGGAAAAAGAAGCGACTTACAAAAAGAGCCGCTGAAAAAGGAATGTCTTGGTTTATACTTGGCTACGGATGGAAGGTTGAATATAAGGAGCAAGAATGTATAAAATAATTATTTGGATTTCAGGTATTTTGCTTTGCTCATTTATGGCAGTAAATATACTTATTCCTATAGATAGGACTGAAAAAAAAGACAGCCAAAAGAAAGGCTCAATAGATTACACTAAGTATTCAGAGGAAGAATCACTAACAAAAGAGACACTGTTTCTTGGAGACACGATACCGATAGACACTTCTATTATGGACACTGTGTATGTAATAGACAGTAATCAACTAAAAACACACATGACATATGGAACACTATCTGTAACAGATATAGAGAAAAAGGATGGCTTTATATATCTTACAGCAGACAAGGTAGATTATAAGATTCCATTGGACAAATATAACAACATTCCAGATTACAGGAAAACCATAAAAGTTTTTGAAAGGAATGGGATATACAAAGTAATTAATATGCGAGATTCTAGCGATGTATTCGCTAAAAGGCGGAGCACAAGCAAGCAAGAAGCAATAAGAGATGCTCAGTATGCTATGGAATACTACTTGCTAGAAAGAATAAAAGAGTATGAATATGAAGCCACCATAGATGATTGGAGGATTATAGAATGAATCAATATGATGTTTATTTTACGATATTTGGTAAGAAGTTAAAAGTACAAATTGATGCTAATAGCGAGCAAAATGCTATACAAACTATTAAAGATAAAATTGTTTTTAATAAGATAAAAAAAATAAAAACCAACCCTTTTGAAGAAGGCAAGGAAATATTTGAAAAAATGTTTGGGTCTAAACCGGAGATATAAATGATTGAATTTAAAGATAAGTACGGTTCTGTAATAACAACTAATCAAGGAAATATAACTATTAAAGACTATAAGAGAGATTCTATAGTAGAGATAATTGGAACAAAATCCATGTTTAAGGTATCGCAAGAAACTATTGAGGATATCTTACTTCAAATAAAAAAAGAAGAGGATAAAGATGGGGATTTCCTTTTATCTACAATGCCAGGTGTTTTAGTACAAGTGCTCCAGGAAGTCAAAAAAGGACAAAATATTGACAAAAAAGTTCAGCACATCGAAAGAAGAGACTACTTAACTTATTTAGATAAAAAAAGCGGCTTGTCAGAATCCGAAGCAAAAGAATTCGACTATCTAAATTGGTGGGTTCCAAATAAAAGATGGGAACATTACGAATAGGAGCTACGATGAATATAATAATGATAGAAGATACTGTCTCCGGATACAAACACAGAACAATGGAAAATGCAAGTGCAGACGTTACTATAGCTATAGCAGCTGATTTCAATACCGCAGGAGAAAAGCTAACAAAAAAATCTGTTAAAGAACAGGGAAAGCTCTTTATTCCATTAAAATTTGAACCTCTAAGAGCGGAGGAACAGGCTAACTATGTTATAAGCAAGATAAAGAACTATGAAGAAACTCTAAAAGATAGGGTTAAAAGTTTAAATATTGCTGGAAATGGAATATACACAATCGCAAAGCACAACCATGTTACTCAATTTCATATTGATGCTTATTTGTACGACCTGCTTAAAATAATACTTCCCAAAACAAAGGTAGTACTAGTTCGTTCAGGAGGACAATCCGGAGTTGACGAAGCAGGAGTTAAAGCATCGTCACTACTTGGGGTAAGTTCATTAGTATTGGCACCAAAAGGGTGGAAATTTAGAGACTTGCTTAACAGAGATTTTAGTGACAAATTGGCTTTTAAGCATAGGTTTATGCTTTATGTAGGAGAACAGTAGATGAAAAATAGAGCAATGAGAATTGGTACAATGTATTTGGAAGTGGGAAGCCTAAACAGTCTTGATATTAAGGTTCTAGGAGAAAGTCGAGGGTTTATTGGAACTGTTAGTTTTGATGGAGAATGTCATATTCTATGCACAAGTATTTTCGTGTCAAATTATGAGTATTGGATTGAGCAAGGCAGAAAGACGGACGATACTACAACTATACACTGGAAAGGAAAAGACTATGCCATTATAGATAGTGTTTTGAGATGCTTAACAGACAGCACAAATGTATACGACTTTGGAACCTCTTCTGCAAATGATGCGTGCACCGATAACAACATAATGAGGATGAAATCTGGAAAGCCAATTTTATTTTAGCGAGGTAGCGATGAGCAACAAAGCACTAGTAACAATTGTAAGGATAGTTTCAGTTAGCCTACTTAGTTTTATAATGTACAATGCAGATGTAATGTGGGGGCTTTAGTCGCAATATATTTATTGGCGGATAATGTAGATTAAATAAGGGTTTAAAATGAAAGAAAAGTTTAGAGCATTAAAAGGGTCTGAATTACTATCACTTAAAGATAAGTGGTTAATGAGAAAAGGTATGCCACATATACACTATAATGTGACGGATATAAATACAGATACCGATTGTGTTATCGTAGGCAATGATTGGCGTTCAGCCACTCAGTTATTAAATGATTGGATTTACACAAACGATAAACCTGTAGGAATAGAGATAGAGTTAAGTTCAGATGGCTATACACTTGAAGAGTTTTTAGTTAGAGCCAATGATGACTGTAGTAATGTAGAGTTTAATGATGACGTGGAATGGCACATTACAAAAGCAAAGAACAGAGAAGAGTTGTCTAATTCTATTGTAGACGGATTAGATAATTATCGTATCAAGCCTACACCTAAATACATTCGTCCTAAAGTAGGCTTTCGTGGTAGAATTAAAGGGGAGTTTTACAATCCTTTATTTTCAAGATGGGAGGAAGCTTCTTGCGTATCGATTATAAATGAAACAAGGTGTGAAGACCCTGGTGGAAATGGAATAGGGTATCTTTTATTATCAAAAGACAACACTTCTTTCTTTGCTAATGAGTTTAGACTACTACCATTCTCAGCAGAGAATCCACCACCAGTGGGGACGAGGTTTAGAAAAGAAGGATGGGATAGTGATTATTGGGAAAGATACTACTCAGACGATAAAGACGGAGGTGTCTTTAGTGAAAACGGAAAATCCTACAAATGGAGCGAAGTAGAATTTATTGATTTTGAAAAATGCAAGGAGACTTAGATGCAGAAAAGTTGCGGGAGTTGCAGATATTTTACGAAAATGTTAAATACAAAGCCAGGAACGATAAACGGTCTTTGCGAGATAGACGACTGCGGAGTTAGTACAGACACCATATGTACAAAATGGAAAAGCATTAAAAACAAAAGAAACAAATATAAAACAAGAGAAAACATAAAAAATTATTTTTTAACGGAGACAGAAGATGAGTAGCTCAAATAATAGTTCAGGCGGAGTAGGATTTTTAGGATTGTTAACAATAGTATTTATAGTATTGAAATTAACAGAAGTTATAAGTTGGAGTTGGATTTGGGTATTATCGCCTATTTTTATTCCAGCTGCAATTCTTGTCATTGTGGCAATAGGAACATTGATATTTTTAGGCTTGAGGGATATGTAATGACATACCTACATATATTAAACGAAACTAAAAAAGAAACAACAGTAAAAGAACTAAAAGACCATTGCGAAGAATATATGACAAACGATGAGAATATGGGTTGCGGAGAATGCAAATATAGAAGATTTTGCGAGGAATTTATCAAAAATAACAAATACCTGAGGGACACACCTCTTGAACTATTACTAAAATAATCGAAAAATAACTTGACAAAAAAGAAATAAAAGGTTACATTTGATTACTACTTTTAAGGGCTATGAGATGAAAAAATTATACAGATACTCGTATCAAATCGACCACTCTAACTTTTTCACTTTAGCTGTTGATGTGAAATTTATAAAAGAAGAATATTTTGTTTTAAAAGAAACAGAAAAATCATACATTATAAACTATGGATTCAGACAGAAGGTTGTAAGAAAAAAAGGAATAAATCTATTTGCTTTTGATACAGAAGAAAAAGCATTTTACAATTTTACCAATAGAAAAAAAAGTCAGCAAGAACATTTAAAAGCTAAACTTGCAGTAATAAATACTGTTGTTGAAAAGATAGATAAAGAGGGTTTTGATGGACAAAACAAATTTAGGAAATAGAATAAAAGACTATGAGGCGATAGAAAAAAAGAAGCTTTTTTCGCAAATTCCAATAGTAATTAGATTGGATGGTAAAAATTTTTCAAGATTTACAAAAGGAATGGAAAGACCATTTGACTTAAAGTTTAAAGAGATGATGCAAAAAACAACTAAATTCTTAGTTGACTATACAAATGCGAAAATAGGATACACACAGTCAGATGAAATATCGTTAGTGTTGTATTCTGATAACCACAAAAGACAAGTTTTTTTAGACGGAAAGAAGGATAAAATAAATTCTTTAATTGCTTCAAAATGCTCTGTGTTTTTCAATTCTTTACTTGAGGATTATTTTCCAGAAAGAAAAAGCTTGTTACCTATATTTGATTGTAGAAGTTTTAATGTTCCAACACTAGAAGAAGGGGTAAATGCAATTCTATGGAGAGAATTAGATGCTACAAAAAACAGCATATCTATGTTAGCTCGACATCACTTTTCTCATAAACATCTACATGGGGTGCATACAGGAGATATGCTTGATATGCTTTACAGTATTGGAATCAATTGGAATGAACTAGAGACAAGCCTTAAAAGAGGGACTTATTACCAAAGAGTAAAAAGGCTAACCAAATTCACTACATCTGAAATAGAAAAACTTCCCCCTAACCACGATGCTCTAACAAATCCAAACTTAATGATAGAAAGAAGTCTTGTCGAGAAGCTTGAGATGCCGATAATAACAAAAGTTACAAACCAAACTAATGTGTTTTTTTACGGAGCTTTACCCAAAATAGAACTAAAGGATGTATAGATGACACTAAAAGAGGCGACAGAAAAAGCTAATAAACTAAAATCAAATTATCGAGAGATGAATAAGTTAGAAGACGAAAATTTTGATTTATATGACGAACTAGAAGTTTTTATAAAAAATTCGATAGATACTGAAAATGAAGCGATACTAGAAGAAAGTGGATTAACACTTACATTTTTAAGAAAATACAAATTCGAAAGCACGGAGTTTTAATGTTTAAAGGAAAAGCAATATATAAACCAGCGGGAAAAGCTAAAGAATATGCAGAATGGGCTTGTAATTTTTATGTAGGATGCTCAAGCGAATGTACTTACTGTTACCTAAAACAAGGTAGGGGAGCTAAAATTCTTGGAGGTAACATTCCAACTTTAAAAAAATGTTTTAAAGATGAAGAAGATGCAATCGAAATTTTCGAGAAAGAGCTACTAAAAAACCTTGACGAAATTAGGGAAGACGGAATATTTTTCAGTTTTTCTACAGACCCCGCTATTAAAGAAACTTTCGGAATGACTGTAAGAGCTATCAATACCTGTATGGAATACTATGTTCCTGTGACGATTTTAACTAAGAGTAAGTTAACAGCTTTTACCATGTTTAATTGGGTTAACAAGATATATCACAACAACTACAAAAATCTAGTAACTGTCGGAATCACACTAACAAGACATGACGAACTAGAACCTAATGCAGACACTAATCAGGAAAGAATAACAGGATTGTCGAGTTGCTATAATGCAGGGTTTAAGACTTTCGTGTCTATAGAACCTATAATTGACTTTCCTAGCTCAAAAAAAATGATAGAAGAAACTGTAGATGTCTGTAATATGTATAAAATCGGAATCAATAAAGGACAATCTTACGATAAATACGAAGCGGTAAAGTTTGCAACGTGGGTCAAAAATAATGTTTCTAATTACATGTTTAAGGATAGCTTTAAAAAGCTAATTGGAGAATAGTATGAAGTTTATAGGCAAGGAAGAAACAGGAATGAGCACAGCAAGTAAAATAACTACTAATACTGTATGGTATATATTTTTTATTCCAGTCAAATGGAAGAAAGAAATTAGAGACAGAAATGGAAAAGTGCTAAATAACGAAATCTTTTCACTGTTCAACTTCGGGAATAATATACAGCAGAACGGAGGCTAGGATGAGCACAACATTTGCAATAAAACGAAAAGGATTTGAAAAGATAGACCTAAACAACGAAAATTCCTTTATAGAGGTAGCTTTCCAAGTATCTTCTATTGGATGGAAAAATGAACTTGGACCGTATCTACCACACTCCTTAAAAGTATATCCTATAGACAATGATAATGACGAAATCTTCACCATTGGAGATATCGTAAGAAAAATAGAACATCCCGATACACAGGAGCAATAAATGAAGAATGAAAAAAGAATAGTACTTAATAGAATAAAAACACCTGACGGAACTATATTAACCAGCCATTCAAGACATGACTATGTAGTTTATACTGATAGTAATGGCTTTAGGTATTCTGTTGATGGTGGAAATGACTATTTAAAAAGAAGTTTCCAAGATGGAGCTCCGCATTGTAAAGAGCTTTCTGTGTATTCCGATTCGCCGTTTGAGGAAATAAGAAAATCCTATCATAGAGGTGGTACTATAACGGGTGTATTAAAATGGGTTCCTTTAAATGAGATGAGCAACAAGTGGCTAGCAAATTGCATCGACTATAACATAGACAAAGGATTTGAAAAAGATTGCTTTCCTAATCAGATGTATCAAAGAGAATTAGACTACAGAAAAAAGAAAGACATATTTATTCCGGACGATAGAAATGACAAGTGAAATATGGAAAGGCGTGAAAGGACATGCGTCAACTCACCAAGCCTCAAATCGAGGGAGAGTAAGGAGTATAAAGAAAACAGAAACAGGATGGGCTGTAGGAAGAATGCTTACTCCAAGAGTAGATTCTGGAGGATATCATATCGTTGACCTAGTAAAAAGAGGAAACAAGAAGACTGTTTATGTTCACAGATTAGTAGCTATCGCACACATACCAAACCCAAAAAATTTGCCAGAAGTAAATCATATAGATGGAAACAAAAGCCATAACAATGTGGAAAATTTAGAATGGATGTCTAAAAGCGATAACATCAAACATGCTTTTGCAACCGGACTTATCAAGAGAAACAAAGGAATTAAGCACGGAAGGTCAAAACTCAGCAATCATGATGTCCTTGAAATAAGAGACTTATATAAAAATGACAAGAAAAAATGGACACACAGAAGATTGGCATCAAAATTTAAAGTAAGTTCTAATGCAATATTCAACATAGTAAACAATAAAACTTGGACACATATATAATGAATATAAAAAAAATATACTTAATAGCAGAGATAAAAGAAACTGGGAGTTTCCATAAAATCCCACTATCAAAAGAACAATCAGATATGATAATGAACAATATTTTTGACCTATCAAAAGGAGTTCATATAGAAAAAGCTCCTATAGATATAAAACTAAATAAGGACGAGGTAAATGACACTGATAGAATCAGCAATAGAACAGATAAGAGAAGATTTGGAAAGAGACAATCTAATTGACCTAATGGGTTTCCTGGAGACAGTACCAGAATGGAAACTACAAGATTACTTAAGACCCGAAAATAACCAAGAAGATGGTTTTAGTGAATTTGACGAACAATTTAGAGAGTACGGAGATTACTAATGGGACAATATGATTTTAAAGCTGATATAAAAATAGCCGAAACAACAGAAAAAGAAATATCTCAATTTTTAGTAAAGTATTACGGGTTTGAACATAAGAGATTTAATAGCGACTATAAATTTGACTTAGTAATGGTAACTAACAGAAAAAAAGGAATCTTCATAGAAGTAAAAGAAGATTTCATGACAAAGGCGACCGGAAATGTAGCTTTAGAATACGAGTGCAGAGGAAAACCTTCAGGGATAAATACCTCCAAGGCTGATGTGTTTATTTATAAAGTACATACTAAAGAAAAAATAGATTACATAATGATTCCGACCTCACTGCTAAGAAAAGAAATACAAAATAAAACATATTTTAAAACACATACTACAGGAGGAGACTCTGGAAGTAATACACATAATTACTTATTCAAATACGAAACATTTTTAAGTTTCGGAGTAGTATTAGATTTTGAGGGTTTAGATGATTAAAATTTTAAAATTCACATCTCCAACGTGTAGACCGTGTAAAGTTATAATGCCTGTGCTAGAAAAGATATCGGAAAAATATGGCATAAAATTAGTAGAAATAGATAGAGACTCTAACAAAGAACTTGTAGAAAAGTACAATGTGAGAGGATTGCCAACTACGATACTTAAAGATGGTGCTTTTGTATACAGCTTTGAGGGTTACTACAATACGATAAGAAAAGAGATAGAAGATAAAATAGAGGAACATTGTGGCAAAAAGAGCATATAGCTCACTGTCTTTTAGTGAGACTAAAACTTGGGAGAGAATATTTATTCCTGATAATGAGTATTGGGAATTTGTAGGAAAGTGGACACAAATACTAACGGACATCTTAAGGATAAGCCCATTAAGCATAGCTCCTGAAGGGTGGCTAAAGCTTCAAGAAGAAAAATGGGACAATCTTTACAAGCCAAAAACAGAAGAAGAGATACAAGCATACAAAGACAGAATAAAAAACCTACCAGGCATTCAAAAGGAAGAAAAACAAAAAAAGAAAACAAAAAAGGAAATAGCAATGCTCGATGCAAATGCAACAGAGTTAAGCTTATTTTAAGGAGAAGAAAATGATTAACAGAAAAAACACAAAAGTCGGAGATGTACTATCTGAAATACAACATTATAGAGTTACTGATTTAACTAAAACAGAGATAGAAGTCGTAAACGAAAGAAATGAAAAATTTTGGATTGAAAACACTATAGCTGAAAACGGATGTAATTCTGCCACAGAATTTAACGAAGAAATAAAAGTAACTCGAACAGAGATAATAGATATTTTTTTAAAATCCTCAAGAATAGCCATGACTGTTGTTTTTAATAAACAAAAAAAAGAATCAGAGGCGAAAAAAGAGCTATATGCCTTATACGCCAAGGACAGTGGTAAAATCATATCTAAAGATGAATACAAAAAAAATGTAAACACAGTTATGAAAACTATTTTCAAAGGAGAAGAAAGGGTTATGACTGGGAGACATTACGGAAATTTAGACGAAAGAGGACGTATGTTTTTTATTGATATGAAACAGCCAAACGAAACTGTTACGGCAAAAGACGGGACAGAATACGATAAAAGACAACGATTAGTAGACGGAAGGACTATAACATCTCTTATAGTTGATAATATCCGATACATAGTAAAGTAAAACGGAGAATAAATGAATATATTTTTTACATCAGACCTACATCTTTTTCATAAAAAGATAATAGAATTTGAAAATAGACCCTTTGCCTCTATAGAAGATATGACCGAAAAGTTAATCGAAAATTGGAATAAAGTAGTAAACAAGGGAGATGAGGTATTTATCTTAGGAGACTTTTCATTTGGAAAGCCAGAGGAAACTATGGATGCTTTAAAAAGGCTCAACGGTCAAAAATTTTTGGTTGAAGGAAATCACGATAGGGTAACGCCGGAGATTAAAAAACAGTTTGTATGGGTCAAGCCATATGTTAAAATCAAAAGAAAAAACAAAACTATGGTATTATGCCACTATCCAATACATGTATGGGAAAACCAACATTGGGGAACATTGCATTTTTATGGACATGTGCATAACGATAAAGCTAGAAAAACAATAAAGTGCGATATGGTTAATTCTTATAATGTTGGTGTAGATGTAAACAACTTTACTCCAGTGTTGATGGAAGATGCAATAATACTTGCTAGGCAAACAGAAAACAGAGTACAACCCTATATTATAAAGTCCTCAAGCAGTAGCAATAAATCGTAAATGATATATTTATTTACAGGGACTTTGAGACTAAGCTGGTTGTTAAGCGATTTACTGTTATCGTGAGTTTGCCCAGCTACCTATCTACATTAAACACCTACGGATTAGTCTAGTTCGTAGCAACTGTGAGGCAAGGAGAATGTTCGAATTGTCGTTAAGAGATGTAGCGTAGTTTGTCGAAGACAATTAAAACCTAATGGAGATGACTTAAATGTCAAAAATTTTTGTAACAGATAATAAAGACAAACCTTTGCTTCCAACAAGTGAAGCTAGAGCTAGATTGTTATTGAAAAATAATAAAGCTACTGTTGTGTCTATATTCCCTTTTACAATAAAACTTAAAAAAGAAATACTAAAACCAGCAGGAGAGTTTAAATGTGGAATAGATGACGGAGCGAAATGGATAGGGATTGCAATTGCGAATAACAAAAAAGTTGTATTTGCAGGTAACATAAAACTGAGGCAAGATGTTAGCAGAAAAATACTTTCACGAAGTCAATATAGGCGAGCTAGGAGGACTAGAAATTTAAGACACCGTAAGGCTAGATTTTTAAACAGAGGCTCTAAAGGTTGGATTCCGCCAACAATAAAACAAAAGAAAGATTCAGTTTTAAGAGTTATTGACTTTATGAAAAAACGATTAAACATAACCGAATGTGTTGTCGAACAGGGACAGTTCGATATTTCCTCGATGAGTGCAGGTTACAAGCTAACTGGGAAAGAATACCAATTAAGTCAATATAAAGGTAGTAACTTTAGAGAAAAAGTCCTTTGGAGAGATAAATTTGAATGTCAAAAATGCAAGTCAAAAGAGAGGCTTCAGGTACATCATATTACCTTCAAATCTAACGGTGGAACTAATATTGTTTCCAATGGAACAACTCTTTGTGAAAAGTGCCATAAATCCCTACACAATAAAGAGTGGGCATTAAAAAAGAAAGTAAAACACTTTAAATACCCAACTCATCTTCAGCAAGGAAAGAATTATTTATTCTCTGAATTAAGTAAAAGGATTAGTAGTACAAGAATTTGTTTTGGCTGGATGACAAGTAAAAACAGAAAAGAATTGGGCTTAGAAAAAGACCATTATTTGGACGCAAGTGCAATGATTAAAACAAACAAGTTCAATTGTACTCCTTATCAGATTAAGCCTAGAAGAAGCAAATTAAATATTAAAAGTGCAACTAAAAAATGTACAGAAAAAAACGGCTTTAGACATTTTGATATTGTTAAAAGCCATAATAGAAATCATGGAATTATTGTAGGCTCAATACGAAGCTTGAAGAAATCGGCAATAACCTTAAGAACCTCTTTTGATGATAATTTCGCAGTAAGTTATAATAAAAGTAAAATACTAGAGCGACCTAAAGGTTTGATATTTATAAATCTACAGGTTATACAAAAACTATAAAGGAAGAGGAAGAATGAGATTTACTAAAGAAAATATAATAGATTTAAAAGAGAGTGAGGTGTTTGTTTTTGGTGCGAATGAAAAAGGTATTCATGGGGCTGGAGCTGCTAGATTAGCATTACAATGGGGTGCTGTTTATGGAGAAGGCTATGGAATGAAAGGAATGACATTTGCAATTCCAACTAAAGATAAAAATATTCAAACACTACCATTGCCTGATATAAAAATATACATTGATGCTTTTATACTTTTCGCTGCAACTCGTCCAGAATATACATTTTTAGTAACAAAAATTGGAACAGGACTAGCGGGTCTTTTCATTAAAGACATAGCTCCATTATTCAAAGATGCAACACTATACAACAACATAATCCTACCTGAAGAATTTTGGGATATATTATCCGAACAAATGGAGACAACCGATGAAACTTAGCGTTAAAGACAAGTCAGCAATAGCATCTTTAATGATTGCTCAGACAGGAATGGTAAATTTTATAGACATCATAGAAGAATCCGTTAAATTTAAAAATGATGATGGAACAAAAAATGCTTTTATAGAGTTTCTAAAACAAGGAGACGAGCTATTAAAGAAAATGGACGAAGTCGGAGATAAGTTAATAGAAGGAATGTCGAATCCTGAAATCAAAAAAATAATCAATAAATCAGTTCAGTATATGAAATTATTGGACACGGAAAAAGGAAGAGAATAATGAAATTATTCAAATGTAAAGATGAAAATTTAGGCGCTACTCTATACATATCTGCAGGAGAAAAAGGAATGCTAAGTATTATCGCAAGCCTTAAAGATATAGAAGAAGTTGTGGATGGTAGTAAAGAAAATATCGACAGCTATTTAAAGTCTGTTGACAAAGACTGCATTATGTGTGGAAAGAAAAGCTCAAAGATAGAAGTTAAGAATTATGTCGGAGGATATGTTTGCAGTAAAAAATGCGAGAAAAAATTCAACATAAACTCAAAAAAAGAAGAATGGAAAAAGGATAAAGAAAGCGAAGCGGAAATTGTAGATGAGTAAGAATAGAAAAATATTCACCAAAGAAGAATGGGCAATTATATTACCGATAAAACAGCAGATACGCCAAGAGTTAAAAAGAGAAGGTGTAAGCCGTAGAATGGTAAGATATAGATTTGAAAGAATGTTTGTAAAAAAGGAGAGAAGATGATAAAGATAGAACACCTTGAGACGCTAGGATGGGAACATGCGATAAGAGGGCTTCGCAATCCATTAAAAAGTTGGAAAAATTCAGATAGTGGATGGCATAGAAAAGTAACGAAAATAGAACAATCTCCAGAAAGTTTTGCAGAGATAGTATATCAATTAGGAGAAAATGATTTAAAACTGGCTCTTAAACTAGTTAAAGCAGGTGCTAGCCATAGAAAGTTTTTAAGACATATAAGTATCTATTGTGATATTAGAGCAAACTTAAAATTTTACGACGAATTTGACACTTATCTTCATGTTGTAAAAAATTCTACCAGCCAAATGCACGGATTAGGGACAAAAAAGTTTAAATTCACTGTAAATGACTTCAGCAATGTCTTAACAACTACTATAGCTAAAGACAATATGCTAAGAACATTAACTGACTTAAACATACTACACAATATGTATGTTGCTGAAACGAATGTTGATATGAGAAAGAAAATTTGGAGAGATATGATTGAAATAAATAAACAATCATTCCTCTATACTAGAACTTGTATGTTTAATTATGAGGTTTTTATATCTATGTATTTTCTAAGAAAAGACCATAAGATGATAGAGTGGAGAAGATTAATGAAAATCCTAAGAAGAGAACTTCCTTATATGAATGAAATTATAACAGCTTTAGAAGAGAAGAAAATATGAAAGCTAAAACACTGTGACGGAGAAACTAAAATGAATATTAAAATCGTTGACACGAATGAAGAGTGCCGTTGCAACTGTAAAGGACATGGAGAAGATTGCAAAAATGGAGCTTGGATTTATTACGACCTTAGAATAGAGAATGAAGAAAAATTTAATGGCTTAGGATGCTTTGTTATACGCTGGTGGGTAATTTAAAATTAAGGAGAAAACATGTTTGGATTTATAAAAAGAAAAATAACCTCTGTATTTTGTATTCACTACTATATGCCAACTTATGAGAATTATAGTTTTATGGGGGTATTGATTATCGAAATAAAATGCCCTAAATGTAGGAAGAAAAAAAATGTAGAGCTTACTTCTTTTAGGCAAGGTGTTGTACTATTAGAAGATATAAAGGAATATGGAGAGGTACTACTGGCTAATCACGATTAGCTTGCGTATAACGGTTAGAATACCAAGCCAGTTTTAATGAATAGGAATGCGATGTTATAGTTCGTTAAACGGGGAAAACATGAAAGTAAACAATATGAAACTGACACCTAAATTAAAAAAACTGCTTACTATTGTAAATGAGAATGAAGATTTAGAGTGTGGCGGTATATCGCAAATATACTTTAAAGACAGGGATTATAGTGGTACAAAAATAAATAAAAGAAATTCAACTATTGCGAGCTGGATAAGTAAATTAGCAACAAGAGGGCTAATACACTTAACGCACAATAAATTAACCAAGTACGGACAGTTTTTTTTAAAAGGGGAATAATGCACTATAATGGGTAGAACAATAAGTCGTTTCAATGACTGATAGTGCAGTGTTATCAGTATGTACACAATTAAAAGGGGAATAGAATGGCAAATAAATTTATAATCGTAAATGACATGGTTATTTTAGGAAAAGTTGAGCTACACGAGGATTTATTACAAGAAGGTGAAGTTTGTAATTTTGGCGGGGGAACTTGGGTATATGACTCTTATAATTATACTATTGTGTTTTCTGGAAAATCTTATGGTTTTGGTGAATTTGACAAATACCAATTACAAGATATTATAGATAAGAAAGATAAAATATTCAGATATCCAGCTAGAGATATATCAGAAAAATATTATTTTAGGATAGAATAGTATTACTGCTAACGGTTAGATGCAATATGACTATGAATGCGATGTTAGTTGTTGGATTTAGTCTTTTAAAATTACAAACAAAAAAATAAATATAAAGCAAAAAGCGAGTAGAAAAATATGAGGATAATATCTAAAACATACGACTATTACGATGGCGGAGCTACATACGGAATAGACAAGTCAATACTATATCTTAGAAAAAGAGAAGAGATAGAAATGAAGAATAGGATTATCCTCGGAGACTTCAAGCTAATAGGATTTTGCGGAGAGATATACCTTTTTTCTATAAAGGGAGAGGGTAAAAAGAAAGTTGTTCTTTTTGGTAAAGACGCTGTCAGTAACGAGATAGAAGAATATACAGGTTACAACAACGAAACATTATACAGGACTGTAGAAAGAAATAAAGGCTATTATCATCATATACACTCCAAGAGATATGATGAATTAAAAAATGATTCCTTTATAAAAAGTTTATTCCTAACCTACAAAACTCCTGTTTTTTTAATAGACCTTAAAAGAAATCCCTTGCTTTTTTTGGGGTGATAGAAAATAATACTTGACATTTGTTTATACTTACCTTATATTACAGATATACAAAATAAGGAGCTATAATGTCAAGAACTGAAACAATAATAATTAGACTAACAAAAGAAGAGAAGTCTAATATTGAAAGAAAAGCTAAAGAGCAAGGATTGTCGGTCTCATCTTACCTAAGAAGCTTAGGGATGAGAGATAAATAATGATTAAAAAGCTTAACAAAGCATATAAATTTAGATTATATCCAAATGCGACACAGCAAGAGTATTTTGCAAAGACATTTGGAAGTGCTAGGTTTATCTACAATAAAATGTTAAGCGATAAAATTGATTATTATAAGCTAGAGAAGAAAACCTTAAACAATACTCCTGCTCAATATAAAAAAGAGTTTGAGTGGTTGAAAGAAGTGGATTCATTAGCTTTAGCAAATAGTCAAATGCAATTAAAAACTGCATTTATGAATTTTTTCAAAAGAAAAGGTGTTGGATTTCCTAATTTCAAAAGTAGAAGAAATAAAAAGTCATATAAAACTAATAATCTTAATGGTACAATTAAAGTTGAATTAAATAATGTAAAACTGCCAAAGATAGGTTTTGTTAAAGCAGTAACACATCGTAGAGTTGAAGGTAAAATAAAAAGTGCAACAATATCTCAAACTCCAACTGGCAAATATTTTGTATCAATTTTAGTTGAATATGAAAAAGAGATAAAGGAAGTAAAAAGTAATAAAGTAATAGGATTAGATTTTTCAATGAAAGATTTATATGTAAGTAGTGATAATGAGAAAGCCAATCAGCATCATTATTTTAGAAAATCTTTAGATAAAATCAAATTTGCTCAACGAAGTTTATCAAGAAAAGTAAAAGGAAGTAGTAATCGTAACAAACAAAGACTTAGATTAGCTAAAGTTCACGAGAAAGTTAGCAACCAAAGAAACGACTTTTTGCATAAAACATCTACTTATTTATCAAAGAAATACGATGCTATAATAATTGAAACTCTTGATTTGAAAGAGATGAGCAAACACTTGAAGCTTGGAAAATCAGTACACGATAATTCTTGGGCTACATTTGCAGCATTATTAAAATACAAATCAGAGCAATCAGGAAAGCAGTTAGTTCAAATTGATAAGTGGTTTCCAAGTAGCAAAAAATGTTCTAATTGTGGAAATGTAAAAGAGAAGTTAGAGTTGTCAGAACGAACATACAATTGTGGAAGCTGTAATCTTAGTATTGATAGGGATTACAATGCTTCATTAAATATTAAAATGGCTGGGACAGTCAAGTTAGCTTGGTAAGTATCTTTCGTTAGAAAGACCGACCCAAGAAGCCCCTTCCTTCAGGTGGGTGAGTTCACTAGAAGATGTTATGTATAAACTAAGTTAATACTAAATCCAGTACTTAAGGATTATAGTTTTTTCAAGCTATTTGAGACAACTCAAGCTTTCCAAGAAATAGAAATGTACTTGTCAAATGTACTAGTATCTGACGTAATGAAAGAACCAAAGTTTACAAGTGAAGACATCGGAACTAGCAAAGGATTTAATAAATATTCATTTAGAAATACAAAGAAAGAACCTAAAAAATTTTAGGAGGAATTATGACTTTTTACAATCCAGACGAAGTCGTGAAAAAAGAAAGCCCAATGCTTTAGCTTTGTGGATGATTTTTTGAAAAAGGTCTTGACTTTTGTATTTTAATGTATTATCTTTATGTTATACCAATATAGGAGTTGTAATGAAACGAACTGAAACAATAATAATTAGGTTAACAAAAGAAGAAAAAGCTAATATTGAAAGAAAAGCTAAAGAGCAAGGTTTGTCTTTATCGTCTTATTTAAGAAGTTTAGGGATGAAAGATAAATAGTGAAAACCTATAAATATAAAATATACAATAGTAAAAAGAATAAGAAATTATGCCAAAAGATTAATATTGCTGGTGTGGTTTTTAATTATTGTATTGCTCTTCAAAGAGGTTATTATAGGTTTTATGGTAAACAATTAAATATTTATCAACTACAAAAACACTTAACTAAAAAGAAAAAATTAAATAAGTATTTCTTTTGGAAAGAACTAAGCTCTCAAACTATTCAAGATATAACCGAGCGAATAGATAAATCGTATAAACAGTTTTACCGTAATTTAAAAAAGGGAGTTAAAACAAGCCCTCCTAAATTCAAAAAAGTTAAGAAATACAAATCTATAACTTTCAAGAATACTGGATATAAATTCGATGGTAATAAAATTGCAATACAAAAAGATTTATTTAAGTTTTCAAATAGTAGAAAGTTTCAGGGGAATATTAAACGAGTAATAGTAAAGCGAAACAATCTAGGAATGATGTTTTTATATGTAATAACAGATTTTGTCGATATTCGAGCAATCAAGTCAGTTAAAAGTGCTGGTTGCGATTTTGGATTAAAACAATTTTTGTCGTTTTCAGATAAAAGCACGATTGATTCACCTTTATTTTTCAAAAAGAATTTAAAGAAAGTAAAAAGATTATCTAAAAAATTTTCCAAGAAAAAGAAAGGTAGTAACAACAGGAAACGAGCAAAATATAATCTTGGCAAGTTAAACTATAAAATAATGAATAAAAGAACAGATTTTCATTATAAACTAGCAAAAGATTTAGCGATAGACTATGGTATTTTATACTTTGAAACACTGGATATTAAATCAATGCAGAGACGATGGGGAAGGAAAATAAATGACTTAGGATTTTATAATTTTCTTCAAATACTAAAACAACAAGGATTAAAATACGGTTGCGAAGTAGTCCAAATTGATAAGTGGTTTCCAAGTAGTAAAACTTGCTCAGGTTGTGGTTATATAAAGAAAGACTTAACTCTAAAAGATAGAGCGTATAACTGTCCTGAATGTAAATTATCAATCGACCGAGATTTGAATGCATCAATAAATATAAAACGAGAAGGGGTATCTTCTCTTAAAACCAAGACAGTAAAACTTTCGAGTATGTCTTAATGGTTTTAGAATCCCTTGGCTTCAGCCTTGGGAGTATGTCAAAATCCAGACCTTAGCGATTGCAATCTTTACGATAGCGACGAGGTTACAGAATTAAAAAATAAAATAGCAGTGCAAAAAAACACTATTGAAAATCTTGAAAGTCTTATCAGACTATTAAAAGGTGATATGTCAAGAGTTGAGGGAGGAGAAGCAGTAATGTCAAAAAAACATAGCAACTATAAAGAATTGCCTGCGGTAAATCCAGATAGAATAAAAAAACTAAAGTGGGGATTTTAATGATTAGAAATGGAAAGAATTATATAATAACAACTGACGGATGGTTTGTTGCAAGTGATGGAGAACAATACAAGTCGGTTTACGGAAAATGCGAGATAAAAACAACTGAAGATGTTTTTGATTTTAAACCAAGCAGACCATCAACAAATTGGTTTGTTCTTGTCACAGGGACAGATTCGTCTTTAGAAGATTCCGTATCAGAGATGATTGTAGCAGGATGCCAAATCCACTACGCTCTACAAGTAGAAGAACGACCGCTTAGAAAACCTAATTTTACTAAAGGTGAACCTGATAATAGAATTTTCTTTGTATAATTACAATATAAGATAAGTAGAGGATAAAATGAGAGAAATAAATAAGATAGTAATTCATTGCAGTGATAGCGATTTTGGAAATGTTGATATTATTAAAGATTGGCATGTAAACGGAAATGGTTGGTCCGATATTGGATATCATTATGTAATCACTAATAGCCATCCAGTAAGTACAGCACACACTAAAAAAGATTCGGATGGTGTTAAAAATATAGGGAGGCCAATTGAAATAGCAGGGGCTCATGTAAGGGGGCATAACAGCGATAGTATTGGTATTTGTGTTATAGGGACGGATTGGGACAGTTTTACTAACAAACAGCTAGACACATTGCTAAAGCTAATAAATCAGCTTATGACTGCTTATGACATAAGTATAGACCATGTTTATGGTCACTATGAGCTGGATTCTAAAAAAGAGTGCCCCTGCATGGATATGGATTTTATTAGAGCCGGAATTGAAAATGCGAAGGATGTTCACTGACAAGTAAAGGATATGTACTGAAGTTCGAAGATGCATTCCCAGAAGAATCTGCCACGTCAAAAACTTGCGATGAATGCAGATATTATTGGGAAAGGAAATGTGATTTATTCGATGTAAAAATCACCAACAAGCTTAGAGACGAAAAGTGCTTAAACTTCTCTCTAATATAGGAGAAAAAATGATAAATTTTAGAGGAGAACAATATCAGCCTATAGAGTTCAGACTCTCTAAAGTTAAATTAAGCTCTCCTATTATAAGAACAACTATAACCAAGGCTACAATAGAAACTCTAGTTGATGTTATTTGCGTGGATAAGCAGGAATACATTTTCTATGTATATTTAGGAGACGACAAGATAAAGGTGAATCCCTTGGAATATTGGGATATAATAGAGCAATCTAATAATTAAGCAAAGGAAATAAGGAGGATTAGATGATAGAAATAAATAGCAGTGCAGGAAAGACTGTAATAAAAGACGGTTCTAAAATAAAAGGAATATCGCTAAGCGATTACAGAAGTACATTTTTTATAAAAAAATGGGTAATACAATGCACCACGACACAAGATGGAAGTAGTACTAATTTTACAATAAGAATGCTAAAAGAAAAAGAAGCCCATATTATTTACGAAGGATTAAAAAATGCATCTGAAGGAACTAATATAAAAAGCAACAGTCATATAGTAGACACAAACCAAGAATAACTAATTACTTGACAAACGCCTTTTTTTGTAGTATATTTGTAGGAAGTAAACAGGAGGATTGATGAGTAAAGTCAATACAACAAAAAATAAAACGAAAGAAATACGTGTTAGAGTCTCAGACGAAGAATACGAAATTATACTAAAAAAGGCAAACGAACTAGGTTTGACAAAATCTGGATATCTAAGGTTGAAAGGGTTGGGAGGTAAAGAGTGGTAACACTGGCAATAGAAACAAGTATAAACAAATTTATAGAGCTATTCCTGAAAAAAGAAGGAGTAGATAGGTGTGATTGGGAATACGACTGGGTGGCAGATAGAGTTGCCGGCATTGTAAATATTGGAGATAATTTTTTCGCATTAGAAGATGTTATTCTTGACATGAAAACAAAACAACCAAGCGGAAACATCTTCAATTGGCAAGATTCTATAACAGACATGTCCATAAAGGATAGTAACTTTAAGTATCAGAGTTATAATACTTGGATTACAAATGGAAATAAACTACTGGAGATATAATGAAATTTATAGAAAAGAAAAAAATAAAATCTACTTTTGATATTGATTTTGTAAGTGAGATTAAAAAGCAAAAAGCAGAAGATAGGATGTATTGCGTTACAAAAAAAGCTGAAGGGCATCAAATATCATCGTATTACAATGGTGATGAGTTTAAATTCGCAGATAAAGACGGTTTTTCAAAAATGAATAGTATTCCAAAAACTACTTTATCAGAAATAATCGCATTCCATAAGTGGTTATGGGGGTTTTTTCGTGGCAGTGTTGAGGAGTTGGTATTACACTCTACAATAAAAGATTCGTCTGTAAATGTGTTTGATATGTCAGTTGACGGCAAATATATTTCTATGCATGGATTTACAAAGGCGATAAGAAGATTAAACAGTACCAAAGAACATAAGAACATATCCTATACAAAAATTTTTTTGATAGGGATTATTGATGACTGCATAAAATATACAAAACAAGAACCCGGAACAGATTTTATTGTAAAGCTATATGAAACAGACATTGCTTTAAATAATGGAGAAAGAGTTATACTACAAAGTAAGCAAAACAAGAAAGAGACGGTCAAGAATTTAACTCCGATGCAAGACTTAACAGCATATAAGATATTTTTATCTATAACGGAAGATAATTTAAAAGCAGTTGTTTCAGGGATAAAAAAAATAAAAACAAAAAAAGTAACCGCAATATCAAAAGCTTTTGCAAAAAAAGTCATAACAGAATGGAAAGAAAATAACGATATGGGAGAGGATTTTAATATCGTATCTAAAGCAGTTTCTGAAAAATGCAAGGATTTGGTTAAAAAAAATTATGATGATATTATAGAGGGTATTTTCATATGAGCCTAGAAAGATTTAAAAAGAAAGTAGACTATATATACGACAATAATAAAAGATGGAGGAAAGGGCAAGCTTTATTCAATATCCTTTATATTGAGTATCCTGATTTTGCAGATGAGATAAGGGGTACTATTTTCGACCCTTTTTATGACAACAATGCTATAGACAAGTGCTATATGAAGATGGAAAAAGATAAAATAATATAATAATCATTTGGGGATGGATTGGTTTCGATTGGATGTAAAGCTTACAAGAGCAAATCTCAAGACAGCGGTTCGAATCCGCTCATCTCCATCAATAGAGGCGAGAATGAAAGAAAGTGTGTTAATTAAGAGCAAGCCAAATTACTATGCAATAGAATACAGGAAAGGGACGGTGCTTTTGCAAAGAAAAGTGGTCGAGTGCGGGACAGACCCTGCAATATCAACTGAAGAAGAGGTTATTTTATATTTATGTAAAAAAATCGAAGAGTTAGAATGTAAAACAGGAGACAAAAAGTGAAGAATATATTTTGTTCAAAAAAGGAAATGTTTGATGATAGAAATCATAGAAATCATAGATGAATTAGGCAAAAAAGAACAAGCAAGGATAACAATCGATGAAAGCGTAAAACAATACATGTCTCTTCCATATACTACAATGACAATCCCAGAAGATGATGGGTCTATTTTTATCAAAATAAAAGAATTACCTGGATGTATGAGTGTTGGTAAAGACATTTCTGATGCATACGAGATGATTAAAGAAGCTATGGAAGGATGGCTTGAGGCCGCAATGATATCGGGATATGAAATTTTATTACCAGATGGAGTGAGTCCGGGAGACAAAAATAAAGATACATATGTGTACCAACTTGTATACACCGACTCTCCAAGAACAGGATGGGCAGTACTTAGCGTACACAGTACAATTTCAGGAGCATATAAGGCTTTAAACGAAAGTAAGCTAGAAACTTACAATAGTCAAGGCATAATACATGAGGATGAAGATTGGATTGTAAAAAGAGTAAAACTTGAGGATTAGCAATGAGACATACAACAGCGAAAACGAGGGTAATTAGAGAAGGAGAGTCTTGCGGATACAGCGGATGTTTGTTTCACGCGGCAGAACCCTGCAAGGGATGCGGAAGGATTGAAGGGAAAGGAAATATAAGACTGGCAGAAGAAACAGTAAGAGAAATAGAAAACTCTGTTAGCTACACAGCCTTTGACATGTTTATAGATTTTTTAAGAGCTTCTGAGGATAAAGGTATATACAGAGACAAGAATGGAGTTACAGTAAAAGACTATAATAATTCCGTTGCGACAAAACTATTGTTTTATTACTCTACCGAGAGCTATGTGGATATTCCATATATAGGAAAAGAGAAAAAACATGCTGCAGACTTTGCAAATTGGGTAGCTCTACAACAAAAAGTCGATATAATAACAAATTTAGAAGATAAATACTGCATCAATAGAGATACTATAAAAGGTTATACAACCTATGAGTTGTATGATGAATGGCAAAGACAACTAAAAGCGGGTTTATTGGAGGAAGATGGTAGTAGAGTGGACAAGAGCATTAGAAAAAAGCCCTGAATATAATAAAGGCTTGTTGTATTGGTTTAAGTATACCGGATTTGGGATTGGACATTGTAAACCAAGCGAAGTGATAGATGGATTAACTCTTGATTGCTTTGTCGGGGAGGGAGGTTTTCTTTGAGATGAGGATTTGTACTGGACGTACATTACAAAAGAAATAGAAGAGTACATGACTAAGACAAATAAATGGCCCGAAAAGCCAAAACCAGAGGAATAATAAATGCTTAATATAAAGATGGAATATGTTGACCTACCAATCAGACACACAACAGCACAATCATCAGAAGCGGAGCTTAAAGTTGTTGTAAAAGGTAAGATAGAATATGTAAAAGACTTCGAAGACAAGCTTGATGATTTTATAAAAAATTACAGTAAAAGTACACACGGAAAAGAGGATGCTCCTCAAAGAGAAGGACGAAGTGTACATTTACCAAAAGATACGGAAAAATATACAACAGAAGAACTAAAAGACTGGACAGAGGAATGGGAAGAAGGTTTGTACAATAGAGAATATGAATGTCTCCCAAGTGGTATGCAAGATATTTTATATGAATATTTTGATAATGGGGGAACTGCTTCTGAATATAATAAAACACTAGAGCTTGATATTCGTGAAGATAACCAAAACAGTGTCAAAAAATTAGTAGTAGCACTTTATGAGGAATATTGCGAAGGCGAATAACAAAAAGGGGAAGGAATGAATGAACTAATAAAGAAAGTAGAACAATGGGGAGCCGAAAAAGGATTTGTAAAGTTTGAGAATAGATTCCAACAATTAGCAAAAGTAATGGAAGAATTAGGAGAGTTGTCTTCAGCAATAATAAGAGAAGATGGAGAGTTGATTGACGATGGGATTGGAGATGTTTTTGTAACAGTAATATTATTAGCAAATATGCTCGGGAGAGACCCTAAAGAATGCTTACAAATAGCATATGATGAGATAAAAGATAGAAAGGGAGTTGTAAAGGAAGGATTGTTTATAAAAGAGTTCGATGGACCTACAGTCTTTGGACCTCCAAGTATGCTAACGGAAGAGCCTTGTTTGTTTGATAATGTAGATGATGGAGTTGCAATGGGGTTGGTTTGTACTTGTTCTAAATGCAGTCCAAGATGTTAATATACGGTTAGAACGCCGGAGATAGGTAGCCCTTCTTTGCTTCAAAGACTGCCTATCTTTATAATTTATAAAGAAATGATAATGTTTATATAAATAAAGCATAAGGCAGACTCCATGATTAGTAAGAAAAAATTAAGAGATAAATACGGAGATGGCAAATACTCAGGGAATAATTTTAATCCGAATTATGTTATTTGGCTAGAAAATTTATTATTAGAAAAGATAGCTGATTGCAAGGAAATAAGTATAGTCGCTAAAAAACTAAGAACGGCAGAATACGAGTCAGTCTTATCAGTAGATAAAGATATAGAAATTATTATCGAAAAATGTAAAACAAGAGTTATCGACGAGGAATAAATGAGTATAAAAAAATTAAAAGAATATACAGAAAAAATGCTTTTAGATGCAGAGCTTTCTGACATAGACAAAGAATTACTGCTACGCAGATGGATTGATAAAACTGAGGAGTCGGTGATGAGCACGGTAATGCACAGCTCAGAATTATTTGAAAGCACAAAGTATATTTCATATATGAGATTAGAATGTGACAAGCTAGCCAACAAAACAAATTGAACAATACCGATAAGGATAATAATGGACAAGACGACAACAAAAAGATTTAATTCAGATGTTAAGATATATGTTAATGACGAGCCGATTTATGCGAATATAAAAGATTTTGTAAAAGGAAATGATAAGACTATCATAATGAATAATACTGGGATGGAGGATGTAAACGGTACACCTATTTTTGATATGGATGGGTTAGACGCGAAGTCTAAATTTGGCGAGGAGAAGAAAAACGGAAAGTACATTGTCTATTATTCTTCTTATAAAGGAATGTATAGAGTCAAAAACAATATTACAGATATGTCTCTATATTATTTGATGGGAGCGTTTGAGGTTTCTGTCGTAGTGTAGTAAACAGCTTAAACAAGGCACTTACTTAAAGTTAATACGATATTGTACTAACTTATGTTTAAATACCTTAAAATCGCTGTTTGTTTATCTTGCAATCTTTTTGCATATTGTTTTCAATAATATTTCAGCTTCGCACCATTGTACGGCTTTTTCTTTATTGTTAAAGCTTAATGGCTTATCTTCGGTAGAAACAAGATATGTTCCTATTTTCCCCTCATACAAATACTGCGGAGGTTTTAGGTAGAACCAACACTCGATAAACCATTTCTCATCTATTTTTATTGGAGTGTATTTATCTTTCATTCATTCTCCTTGATTTTCTTTAATCATGTAAATCCCATAATTTCGCCCCCTTTTTCTAAAAGAAAATTTCCCTTTTATTTTGCCGCCTTTTTTTATACCTTTGTTTTTTATTATATCAAACAAATCAATAATAAACATTTCGTAGTGAGTAGGAGTTTTAAGCATATCGGAACGGAAATTAGCCTTTACACTACTTCTTCCTCGTGATAATCCAGTAAGGACAATTGTGTCGTCGAATATAAAATTATCTACAGAGTGTTCTCCAGCACCTAAAAATCCATCATAAATGACTTCGTCTATTTTTGTTGTTCTGTTTGTGAACTCATCTTTAGGTACTTTCATTTTTCTAAAATATTTCATTATACCTCCAGTTTTACCGTGTTGACTGTTTCTTCTAATTTTTTAATAATACCGCACAATAAAGATGTTTCCTTGTTATGTTCTCCGGAATTAATACCGTATTTATCGTAAACCTCTTGACACTCTCCAACTGTTAATACTATTATATCATTTCCAAATAAATCTTTATCTTTTATTTTACTTTCTTTGTTAAAAGAATCGTAAATCTTATCTATTTTTGACATTATAGCCCTAGGTTTTCCGTAGCTATCTTTGTCACTCCGAAATAACTCTTTAGCTTCTTCTCTAGTCATTAATCACTCCTCTTGTTTTTATCTCATTTATCATCATGGAAATAACAGAAAGTAAGAATACATATGCTATAACCAAACCGACGATTGTTAGAAGTTTCCACCCATCCTCATCACCACCTTCATAATAAGACCTATTAACGATATCTCCTGTATTACATAATGGAGATACAGAAAAAACGTCTCCATCACTATTTACCCCATAAAATTTAGGAGTATGATTTCCATAGTCATCTTCTTTGAATGATTGTATTACCTTGACTAATCTTTCTTGTTTAAAATACTCTCCCCTGCCGTCATCAAATGTAGAAAAAAGATAGTGAAGCCCTACTATGACCGTTATGTTAAGCAATAAAAAAAAATATAGCTGTTCTTATCATGTTTCACTCCTCTATTCCGGTTATATTATCAGGTGTAAGAAATTTCTCTGGATATCCACACTCAGTACAAGGGAAGCTGACATAAATACAATCACTTTTTGAGAAATCGTTTATCATCTTATCTGTTATTTCTACCGAATGAGTCACTTGTTCGTCATCACAATTACTGCAATTATAATGAATTGTTACTCCATCTAAAATACCTTTTGCTATTAACTTAAAATATTTTTTAAATTCAAATAAAGCCTCTTCTTTAGAGTTTATTTTAATAAACATATTTATTCTCCAATTTTTATGTCTCCTGTGGTTGTGAGTAAAAATAATAATCTTCAGGAGAAACTTTCATTCTTCCTGTGCCATTACAACTGCTACACTTAGGGCTTCCGTTATTATCATAATAACCGCTACCACTACAAGCAGTACAATTAACTTCTTTCCATCCTTTTACATATTTATCGTAATTGACTTTCCTTTCTTCTTTCCTGGACTTCCAACTCATAATTATTCCTTTATTTGTATAATATTTGCATCTGTTATAACAACTTCTAATGATGTTGGGATGTCATATCCTTTATGCTTGAATACAAAAGCTTTATATTCTGGATGGTTAGTTATATATGTTTTCGCTTCCCAAAAATCCATAAGTTTACGATTAAGGAATTTTATATACTTTTTTGGTATTTTAAAAGTATAAAGATTTTCTCCATTGCTACTATAATAATCAATCATTTTCTTATCATCTGAAAAAAAAGCATACACTCCTTCTCCATGTTGTCCTACACAAGAATTAAAATCCCATTTATCTGCAACTTTTTTATGCTGACACCTTTGTAGCCTAATGTATTCGTCATTCATAATTATCCTTTTATAACCATTAATGGTGTTAGTTTATGCTCTATACTAACTAAGTCTTTTTGCTCTTCCATTACTATATCTATTGACTTGTAAGCTGAAGGAGCTTCGTCTAAATCATCTACAGTATTTATAGAATGTATAATGCCTTGGGAATCAAGAATTTTTTTCTCGGAATCAATATCTAAATCTTCTTTAGCCTTGGTCCTGCTCATCTTTCTTCCAGCTCCATGACTTGCTGAGTTAAAAGAATCTTTATTTCCTAGACCCTTTACTATATAAGAAGACGTTCCCATTGACCCAGGAATTACACCGATTTCGCCTTTTCTTGCAGAGATAGCGCCTTTTCTATGCACCATAACATTTTTACCAAAGTGATTCTCAATTCTAGCATAGTTATGTTTTACGTCTATTAACCCAGAAAGGCTAAAATTGTATTTTTCGCTAAGGATGTTTTTAAAGCTTAGCATTATATTTTTCATCATTAGCAATCTATTTTCTCTTGCATATTCCACACAGTATTCCATTTCTCTTATATAGGACATTCCTACAGCAGAGTGTATAGGTAAAAATGCAAGGTCTAATTTTGGATTTACTACAGAATAATACTGTTCATTTACCTCTTTCGCCATTGCGTTGTAAGCCTTAGCAATTTGATAGCCTAAGTTTCGGCTTCCACTATGAATCATCACCCAAATAAAGTTATCTTTATCTTTTTGAATTTCGCAAAAATGATTCCCAGAGCCGAGGGTTCCTAGAGAATTTATTGCGTTATTATAGTGGTCTTCTAGTACGGGGCAATCTCCTTGAAGAGGAATTGATTCCATAATATGTTTTCTTTCAGCATTTTCTAGTTGGTGCCTACTAAACCCTGTCGGTATTACTTTTTCTATCTCTGCCTTTATAAGTAAAAGTTTCTCCTTACTAACTTCGTCGGTTTTCCATTTAGTCTTCAGTGCTGCGACTCCACACCCAATATCTACTCCGATTGCGTTTACAATTACTACATCTTCAGTAGCTAACACTCCTCCAATGGGCATCCCATATCCCTGGTGAACATCGGGCATTAATGCTATATGCTTGAAAGCAAAAGGTAAGTTTGCCAAATTAACTGCTTGGTCAATAGCTCCTTGTTCAGGATTGTCGCACCAAGACTTAATGTGCAGACGAATTGCATCTCCGCCAATATCATTTATATACAACATATATTCTCCTTAAAAATCTTTTCCAGACTTAACACCGTCTAAATTATCGTTTATGTTTACCACAACTTCATCACCACTGGTTGTTATGTACAAAAAATTGCCAAGCTCTTTATTTGTAAGTATGAAAACAGAGCTTTCACCGCTTTTCCAATCAACATAAGCTATACTGTAGCCTGGGTATTTTGCCAAGTATCTTTTTTTGTATTCTTCTTTTGTTGTACAAGATACTGTTATTGCTAAAAGTATTAGCATTAGAACAATTTTTATATGTCTCATTGTAATTCCTTTTTTATATTATTTTTAGGGCAGTCTATTTTAATCGGTTTATTATTGCAATTTTTGTTTCATCTGCATTTTCGATTACTTTTAGTCTTATAGATTTTGCTTTAAATTTCCTTTGTTGTAAGAAATGTAGGTCTTTAAAGTTAAGTCCGTTATACTCAGGGAGCTGTGTTAATCCTGTCAGTTCAAGTCTCCCATTTATAAAGTTACTTACCGATAAAAGGAAATCTCGACAAGACCAGTATAAGAATTTAGTTTTATAGTCTTTCTCTCTCCTAGAGACTATTACCTCTGGCAATGGAGCTCCTATTAAAATAGCTTCAATTTTCTGAGAAGATTGCCATTCACTAAATGCAGTATGCGTATTACTTAGGTCTTCGGCAAGTTCTTGTAGCGACATTTCTCTTGTATCGTATATGATACTACCATGCTTGTCCATAAGGCTCCCATTTTGTTCTGTGTTTAAGTCTTTTTGCTACAAAAATAAAAGCCTCACTGAAGCCTTGCCATAGGTCATCATATGTTTTTGCAATTTTCTTGTTCTTTACATGACCGGTTATCCATCCACCTTTATCTCTAACGGTGTGAAAGTAGTCTTCTCCATAAATAAACCCTTTATTCTTCATTCCGATATTAAAATCTTCTACAAGAAAGTTTAATCCATTATGAAGCAGTTTGCTGTATTTCATGTTGTTATTCATTAAACCTCCTTAACTATTGGATTTTTTAAAAACTACACTGCATCTGTCTTTTCTTTCTAATGTTGCTCCATTTGAGAGTACAATCGACTGTTCCATACAACGATGGTTATGTATTGTTAGGTCAGTATATATATCATTGCATTCATATCTCCAATCGCAGTGCTTACAATAATTTCCTAGTTGAGCATTATTAGTTGCTATATTCGTATAGTCTGATTTTAGTTTTGCATAAAATCCTTCAGGAGCTTCTTTTGGGTCGAGTATTTTCATATTAGTCCTTTATAGGTAAATAACACTATTGGTTGTCTTGTTTGTTATCCCAATTGATAAATTCTACTACAGCTTTGTAGGTTGCAACGATAAGTTTATCATTATGAGCACTAATATATTTTCTATTTCTCCAATAACTACATTCTATCGTTACCCACGCTGTGCCTTGA